CCTGATGCCGTTCATCGTCTACCGCTTCTTCGAAGGAGCCGACATCACCGAGCGCCTCGTCTTCGATGCGCACACGCGCACGAGCAGCGGGAAGCTGCCTGCCGACCACCAGCGTGCCTACGACCGCTTCATCGAGGCCAAGCTGATGAAGAAGGACTCGCAGCGCCAGAAGGACGCGCCCACCATCGACGCCAGCATCCACCTCGTGAGCGGGAAGTAGTCATGCACATCACCTGCGCCTGCGGCCACGAGTACACCGTGCCGCTCATCCCCTGCCCTGACGGCATCGAGGGCTGCCTCGTCGCCCACACGCGCACCGAGGACTACGTCTGCGCCGAGTGCGGCAAGTACAACGGCATCGACCTGCGCAAGGGAGTGCACGAAGAGATCGGCCCGGGCCTCTACAATCCGCGGAGCCTCGCGAGGCTCGAGCTGTGCGCCTCCAACAAGGACGACCGTATCCCCGACATCGCCATCATCGGGCCCGACGAAGAGGTCGTGCCGCCTGCCGTCGTCGTCACGCCGAAGGACAACGGCTTCGTCAACCTCGCCTACCACTCCGGGAAGTAGCCATGCACCCCATCACCTGCGCCGAGGGCCCTGCTGCCGACGTGCTCGCCGTCCTGCCTGACCTCTTCGTCGAGTCTGATGGCTATGCCCGAGGCTCGTTCGTCCGCATCCTCGAGGACACCGGAGGTCAGGGCATCTGCGACTGGGTAGCTCGCGAGCTGCGCGCGCTGCTTGGCGAAGGTCACGTCACCTGGATCTGCCTCAACGACTGTAGCCGCGGCATCAAGCACATCGAGAACATGACCGCCGAGCTCGGGCGCTACATCGAAGGCCCGCTGCCCGCGCGCTACCCCTACTTCCACATGGACGACAACGGGGAGTACTCGCGGGACGCCGCTGGGGAGCTCGTGCCCGCCAACGACCACTGCGTCCTCTTCTACCGCGGGTGGATGGTCGACCTCACGGCACGCCAGTTCGACAAGCGCCTGCCCTTCCCCTTCATCTGGCGGCCCGTACCCGCCGCTTCGGAGACGTAGATGCACCCCATCACCATCGCACGCGGACCGAACAGCATCGCCTTCGCCGTCGGGTCGCTGTCCCAGGTACCGCAGCGCCATCCCGACGGTCACTGGGAGTTCCACTGCTCCCGCATCATAGCTGACGGGAAGCTGTACTTCAGCGAGAACCTGCGCATCATCGACGCGCCCAACGAGCGTCGCTGGCACGACTGCTACCTCGTGGCCTTCGCCACCGAGACCCATGCGTCCGACGACTCGAGGCTCACGCGCACCTACATGTACGAGAACGTCGTCTTCCACACCTACGGCGAGCCAGCCTTCCACGAGGTGCAACCTCCACGTCGGGAGCCCGTGCTCGTCGAAGGGCGCATCGAGCTCTTCTTCTCCAAGCTCGCCGCGCGCCTGAAGGGGATGTTCCCGTGGCGAAGCTGAAGTGCAGCGAGCCGAACGTGCAGCGCATCCGCCGCCGCTTCAGCGACGAGCTGCCCAGGGTGAGCAACGTCGCAGTCGTTGTCGAAGCGCGCTCCTACCCCGTCACCTACTACCGCATCGAGAAGGATCGCCCCCATCGTATCGAGGAACCGATCGAGTGCCTCGCATGCCAGCTGGGCATCCCCCGGAGGCGCCCATGAGCCGCGTCCGCACAGGCACCAGCCACTTCCGCAGCCTCGACGCCGCGGCCGCCTACTACCGAGCCTACGGCTTCAGCTACGACGACGTGGTCGCGAAGCTGCGCGCCGGCGAGATCCACATCGGCCCCCCTCCGGCGAAGCCAGGCGACACGGTCGGCCTGCAGCACGACGAGGGTCGCTACTTCATCGAGACGAGAACGCCATGAAGATCACCTACGCCCTGACCGACTGCGAGATCCGTCTCGCCATCTCCCGCTACCTCGAGAGCGTCGCAGGCCACGAGACCTCCGCAGCCGACGTGAAGCTGCAGGCGCGCCGCGCGCAGGACAACGCCGCCATCGAAGGCGAGGTGAGCGTCACCGCCACAGTCGTCGTCGAGCCCGGCGCCGCTGTGTGTATGAGAGTACCTCGATGAGCAAGGAGATCGAGCTCCGCTTCGACAAGACGCGGAAGAGCCAGGCAGGAGTCGCCGACCTCTTCGCGATGATGCTCGGCAAGGAGCCTCCCCCGAAGTGCGCCGAGTGCGGAGGCATCAAGAAGAAGGACGCCGAAGGCCACACGGTCGTCGGCCGTGCTCAGTGCATCTGCGCCGATGGAGGCTGGGAGTAGATGCCGAGGCCCGGACCCTACACCTGCAGCTGTGGGCACGAGTTCCTCATCCCGCACCACCATCACCCTTGCTCTCGCATGCGCATGCGGGGTGTGAAGAGCCCGGAGTTCCACTGCCCCGCATGCGGGAAGCCGGTGGACCCAAGCACCCAGCTCGTGTCCAAGGAAACAGCAGCTCGCCTACGGAAGATGAACAAGGCGATGCTGCCGCTGAGGGAGGCCATCACTGGCCTGTTCCGCCCGGGGCCCGCAAGGACTGTGCACGCTGAAGGCCCTCGAGGCATCAAGTCCGACGCCGACAGGCTCACGGCCGAGCCGCCCCTCTTCTTCGAGCAGGCCACCATCGAACCCTACCCCATGCCCTCGGGCGCCATCTTCACGATGGACAGCACGCCTCGCGAGCAGGGGAACGTCTTCGCCGAGCTGATGGCCGATCAGTTCGAGGACAACGACCTGGTCGTCATGCACCACGAAGTCCACTTCGACGATGGCTCGGTCATCGTGAAGGAGGACACCGTCCCCTTCGGGCGGTGCTCCCCACTGGAGGAGTAGATGACCTCGGCTTCCGAGCCCCGCGTCGGGCAGAGCATGAAGACCTCCGGGAGCAAGACGAAGAACGACGTGCTGTGGAACTACTGGTTCGACGGCCGCGTCGGCGACCCGGACGGGCAGCTCTGGGAGGTGTCCGTCAAGGATGCGGTGGCCAAGGTGTGCCGCTGCCGCGGCCGCGCTCCCACCACCATCTTCCCCGCAGGGGACTACGGCACCGCTGTCGATGTCCTCGAGGCGGACGCCTACAACAAGCAGCAGCGAGGAGCAGCGTAGATGCTGAGCATCTCGGACATGCCAGCCATGCTGGCGTGCATCATCGAGAACTGGGTGGGCTGCCACCCGGAGTACGTAGTGCCTGCGAAGGCCCGCGGGAACTGCGCCTTCGCTTCCGACGACTTGACCCTCGAGCTGGCCGACTGCGGCCACGAGGTGGACACCATCCACTACGGGGTCTACCTGGACGACGATGACGACGATGAGAGTCCCGTCTCGTTCTACGCGAACGACTGCGAGGAGATGGATCTCCCGCCGGCCGAGGCCATGCGCTACTACCGGAACGCCCGCGACTGCGCACGTGCCTTCGAAGGCCACACCATCGTCCGCATCGACCACGGAGATGACCACTGGTACGTCGACCCGACGGCCAGGCAGATGGACCCAGCAGCGCCCTACCCGCTCATCTGGGTCGTGCGAGGAAATCCATGAGCAAAGACCGCGGCGTCACGAGCCCTCCCGCCCCCTGGGAGCTGGATGACGCCACCAAGCCCGCCGAGGGACCTCCCGAGGATGCCTACGCCAACGCCGGCGTAGGTGTGCACCTCACCTCGCCACACACGCGCTTCGGCATCGGCTCCGTCCATGCCGATGTCGAGGTGCTCGGCTACGTCCCCCTGGACACCTGGCAAGACTTCGAGCACCACCTTCAGGCGCTCGTGACTGACCTGGAGGAGTCCGTCCTCCAGCACAACCCTAACGAGGCAGGGCAGCGTCCCGCGCCTCCCAAGCAGTAGAGGAAGCAGACCACCATGATCAACTGGCACGATCTCATGGACTACATCGACAGGTACCTCGCCGGCGAGATCGACCCCGATCTCGACAACGAGCAGGCCCACCACAACCACGTGCGGAGCCGAATGGCCAGGGCCCTGCAGCTCCTCGAGCAGGAGACCGGCCGCGGCTTCGCGACCTGGCAGACCGCGGCCCTCGCCGGCATGATGCGAGCCATCCGCCTCGAGAAGATGAGCGACACGGCGCCCGACGCTGACACCCTCATCCGTACCTTCCTCGCCGTCGACATCGGCATCGAGGAGGGCGAGGACCAGACGCACCCCAGCATCTTCGACGCGGTCACGCGCCTCGAGGCCCACATCGACAAGGCGCTCGAGACGCAGATGACCACGCTGACGCGCCGGCTGTCCTCGGCCAACCAGGCGCGGGCCGCGCTGCACAACCTGCTGGACGCCATCAACAAGGGAGCGGGCCCCCACCACCGGGACCTCGCGGCCAAGCTGAGCAGCATCGAGGCGGCCCTGCGCAGGAACCACGGCATCGAGCCGGCGCAGATGCAGCTGGTCCTCGAGAAGATGGAGAGGCTCGAGCAGCTGCTGGACGGAGGCATCTCCGTCGCTGACATCTCGGCGGACCCCAACGGCGTGGACCCCGAGGAGGTCCGTCGCATCTTCGGCAAGAAGCAGCGCCCCCGGCCTCTCCACGTCGAGCAGTCCAGGCTCTATGCGCGCATGCAGGCGTGCGCCCCGCTGCAGCAGGCCAAGCACATCAACGAGCAGCTGGCCGAGAGGCTGGTGCGGGCCACCGAGGGCGACGTCTTCGGCGAGCAGGCCCTCATCACGGTGACCGTCGTCCAACTGGGCAGCGAGAAGCACGACAACCACCAGCGGCTCGGGGTGTCCTTCCGGCCGAGTGCTGACGATGGGCACATCGACCTCCTGTTCTGGCTGATGGACACGCTCACCGGAGAGAAGTTCGGCCCCCTCGTGCTCAGCGAAGCCGCCCTCGACCAGGTGCTGCTGTTCCTCCGGACCCACGCCGAGTACGACTTCAGCTCCAGCTTGACCGACTGACCCGTCACGGAAGTCTCCCTCCTCCTGCTTCGGCGGGAGGAGGGAGCAATCCCACGCTGCTTTCGCTCATAAGGGGCTTGGAGAGGACAGAGAGACGCCTCTCCAGTCACACTCAGGAGGCAGCCATGCAGATCTCTACCGCCGTCAAGCTCCGGAACAAAGAGGGCAAGCGCCTCCCCGATGGGGAGATGCGCGTCCGCTGTGAGTCCGGGAACCCCCTGGTCACGCTGCAGCTCAACGCCCGCTTCGATGGGCAGCTCCTCAAGTGGCAGCCGGGGCAGCCCCTGACGGTGACCGTCTCGGTGGACCCGCAGGAGCTCCTGCGCGCCGCCGGCGCCGTCGCCATCGTCCACCCGGAGCACAAGCGCGAGCTCGCGCAGTGAGCGTCCTGCTGGAAGTCCTGACCCGCAACATCCGCGTCGGAATCGCACGCGGGCAGGCCAAGGCTCGACGAGACACCGCTGACATCGAGTTCACCTACGAGGTGCCCCCCGACGCCCGCAAGGCGCAGCCGCGCTACCAACCCCCCGAGGGTACCGTGGTGATCCCGATGGTCGAGAGCGCCCCCGGCGTCTTCGAAGCCCCCGCCCGCCAGTAGGCGGGCGGGGGCACCGCCCCACACTTTCACGCATAAGGTAGGTGAGAGGTACACATGTCCACCATTCCTTCCCTCGAGGCTACGGGGCAGGCCTTCCGTCTGCCCGTGCCCCCACCGTCGAACGTGCACCCGTCGCTCGGCCCTGGAGAGTCCATGCACAAGTCCCTCTACGACGCGCGCGTCGAGTATGCCCTGGGCGAGATGCACTCCCCTCCTGCTGTTCGGGAGTTCTGGCGCTGGATGCGCACTGCGCGGGCATCCACCGTGCTCGCTACCCGCCGCAAGCTGCAGGATCCACGCGCTGCCGCTGTGACCCTCGCCGGGCTCTGGCCCTACTTCGCCAACAGCCCGCGCAGCCACTTCCACGAGGCGTTCCAGAACGCCATCCTGCAGGTGACCGTCCCCTACGTCGAAGATTCGCCCGTGCTGCTCAACAGCGACCAGCTTCGCATGTCCCTCGAGCGCACCATCGCCAAGTACTGCCCGCACTCCACCTACCACGCGCTGGACTGCGCACTTCGCCTGAACCCCACACCCACCGCCCACGGGGCTTCTGCCCGTGAACGCACTCCCGCCCGAGAGGTCTCCATGCGCCCCAAGCACATCCTCGCCACCACGATCATCCGCGTCGTGGAAGGTCTGCACACCCACCCCTTCTTCCTGGACTACAACCACCTGGAGTTCACCGACAAGGCCAAGGCCGTCGTGATCGGGCTGACCAACCACCTGGCCTCGCCCGAGGACTTCTCCGTCTTCGAGCCGGTCTTCGACGGGCTGGAGTGGCTCGCGGCGCAGTACGTCGCGCTCACCAAGCGCGCGGACCTCGCCGAGACCAAGCTCGAGGACATCATCACCATCCTGCAGCGTGAGTGGGAAGCCGGCCGCGACACCGACCTGGTGACCCAGCTCTTCGTCGCCGCGGGGTATCCGCCCCCGGAGCCCGTGAAGGGCACGGACACGCCGGACGACATCGAGAAGCCCGAACCCGCCCGTGAGTCGCTGCCCATCGAGTAGGACTCTCCCCCGGCCCCCTCTGGCCTGCCAGAGGGGGCTGGCGTTCGCGCTCTCTTTCGCGCATAAGGGTAGTACTCCCCCTCGTGACTCCCTACGTGAGGTACCCATGGACTCCGACTCCTTCCTCGAGCAGGCCGACGACCTGCTCCAAGACATTGCCGACCTCCCCTCATCCTGCCGCGCGTCCGGACGCTGGGCGCAGCTCGTGGAGGGGATGAGCGAGACCGCCCGCGCCACGAACCGCGTTACCGACAAGATGTGGGAGACGCTGGAGAGCATCCGGGAGAGCGTTGAACGATGGAACTGACCCAGCATACGTCGCTCAAGGCGTTCGCCATCGCCCATGACGACTTCGAGACCTCCCCGACAGCCGAGGAGGTACGCCGCGTGGCTTCGATGCTCGTGCAGACGAAGGACTCCACGGACGCCGGCGACCACCTGTACGTCCTCTCGGAGCGTCTGGATGCCCTGGGGCACACGGACCTGGCACTCCGTCGCGGCCGCGTCACCGACGCGATGCTCGGGTTCGCCATCGACTACGCGCAGGGCTTCCCCAACTGGGCGAACGACAAGCTGATGCAGCAAGAGTGGGCCGCGCGCCAGGCGGACGGCACCCTCGAGGACCCCGAGTTTCGCGAGTATCCTCAGTCCGCTGGCATGCGCATCGTCGAGCTGTTCGACGGGTGGCCCGACTCCAGGCGCCCGTCCACGAGGTTCTGATGCCGTCCGCTGCCGTGGGAGAGGTCCTCCCCCTGGTGTGGGACGGGGATCCCGTCGAGTACTACGTGCGGGGGCACGTGGACCGCGGGACCTACCTCGAGGCGCTCGCCGACTACCTCGTAGAGTTCGAGTGCGACGAAGACGCGGCCGTCCCGTACATGGGGCCCCTCCGCTATTACTACGCGCGCTGGGTCTTCGCCTCGGACCTCCCCGAGGGCTGCACGCACGCTCTGCGCGTCTACAGCTCGCCAGGCAACGGGCGCTTCGCCGTGACGCATGCGCACACGTGCGAGTTCCTCGAGCTGAAGGAGCGCTCCCGCGAACGAGCCGAGCACGCCGAAGCCGAAGTGCGCCGTCGCTGGCCCCAGGCCACCGTCACTGACGTCTCCCCCGGGGTCGAGGAAACCGGAGGCTACGTCACCTTCAAGTTCCCGGGAAGTCGAGGCACTGCCCGGTGGAACGCTGGCAACCCGCGGCAAGTCTGGGTACAAAGAAGAGACGTAGAAGCCTGGAAGGCGTACATCGCGACGCTGCAGCAAGGAGAGGCGAATGACCCGCAAGAAGTCGAAGGGGATGGTGCAGATGACCATCCGCATCCCTCCCGAGCAGGCAGCGTTCATCGAGCGCAAGAAGAGCGAGCTACAGCGCAGTAGCATCGTCCGCCCCTTCCGCAAGCACATCTCCAACTCCACGATCATCCAGGGCATCCTCGCCTTCTGGATGGCCATGGACCGCGCCCTGACGACCGAGAACCGCGGCCGGAAACGGGCATAAGCAGCATGGTCAACCGGCCAGTGTGGAGTGGAAGCGCGTGCCCGTGCGGTGAACCGTCGAATGGGGGAGGAGGTCGACTGCCCGAGAGGGACAGGGCCGTCCGGGGAGCACGGGAATGCGGAGCCACCCGCCGAAACAGGTGACACATGAATTGGCACAACGTAGAGACAGCTCAGCAAGCCAGGGATGCCCTGGCTGTCGTCAACAGGTACGGCTCGCCCTCCGACGAGGTCAGCATGACCGTGTCCCGGGGAGAGCTCGAGAAAGGCTACGTGGAGGTAGCCGCCACCTACGGGAACCTGCTTGCGCAGGTCCTCCGTCGCTGCGGGTCACGTCTCGTGGCGCACCAACTCGATGCCCGCACCCGCAGCGGGCGCATCCGCGTGGATGCGCGAGCCTTCCGCTCGCTCGCCTACGCCTTCAAGCCCGTGGGGCAGGGTAGCGACCCCCAGGTGGCCTCCCTCATCGATGAGCTCGCCGGTCGCGGCGGCAAGTGGGATGAGATCAACCTCACCGTCTGCCCAGAGCTCGTGGAGGCCACCGGACAGATCCCCGTGTGGGCCACGCACGGGGCCTACGCAGCCGAACTTCTTCGCCGCGCCGGCGCAGGCCTGCTCGGCTACGACCTCAACACCGACGTCGACGGTGGGATGTGCATCCACATGTGGTTCCGCGAGAACGTGTTCCGCTCCCTGCCCTACGCCTTCAAGCCCGTCGACGTGAAGTCCACCCCCATGTCCGAAGAGCAGAAAACTCGACTTCGGGCACTCAACGAGAGGTAGTCATGCCTTCCGAACACATCAACACCCCCATCGGCCCGCTCAAGGTCGGTGACCGGGTCCTCCTGATGCCGCCTGGCGGCAAGTCGGGCGACGAAGTGCCCGCCCAGGTCATCCCCCACCGCTCTGGCAGGCCTCCCAAGCGCTTCTGCGTGCAGCTCCAGGGCGCCACGGGCCCCCAGGTGCTCTCCATGAACATCGAGACCGCCAAGCAGCTCAACGTCCCCGAGAACGAGGCCTGGGTCTGCGTGGGCCTCAAGCCGCGCGAGCCGATCCCCGGCTACCCCGGGCGGAGTGCCGGATGACCCAAGAGCCGCTCGACCCCTGCACCACGGCTGCCCAGCCTATGGGCCAGCTGCTGTGGGAAGACCTCCAGTTCTGCCTGCGCGTCCTGCCCCAGCGCATCCTCGAGGTACTCTGTGAGTACCCCGGGCGCGTGTTCGTCGCCGGCGGGTTCATCCGCTCCACCATCTCGGGCACGCCGGTCAACGACATCGACCTCATCGTCGACGACAAGGAACTGGCGCAGACCGTGACGGCCTTCCTGCTCGAAGAGAGCTTCGAGGCCGGTGTGGACAAGGGCCACATCTGGGTCACCGACAACGCCTACACCGTCCGCCGCTGGCGAACGGCGGTGCAGGTGGTCCACCGCTGGACCTACAGCAACCCCACCAAGATGCTGCTGTCCTTCGACTTCACCATCGCCTCCGCGGGGCTGTGGATGCGTCATACCGAGGGCGAGCAGGCAGCCCTGTTCGGCGGCCCCGCGGACGACTTCCAGAAGCGCGAGCGCGCCTCGCATGCTGCCCTGCGCCGCCAACCGGGATGGACCTCCATGTGCCACCCCCGGTACTACGCCGACCTGGCCGCCAAACGCCTGGCCTACATGCGGCCGATGCGTGAGGAGGAAGCTGGCGGCTCCCTGCTCCGCGTCGTGAAGTTCCTCCGGCGGGGCTACAACATCGCCCCCGATCACCTGGCGATGGTGATGTCCCGCGTGGTGCAGGAGGTCCACCCCGAGGCGCTCCCCGCATGGGACGAAGCCGAGATCGCCCCCATCATCACCGCCAAGCTCCGCGAGGTGGATCCCTTGATGGTGGAGATCGGGGAGGTGTAGATGGCTCGCACGTTCAGCGTAGGCGAGCTGCTCGCCGGTGACCGTGCCCCCTGCCTGCGCCTGCGGTACGGTCCCGAGGTCACAGACGCCGTCGAGCTCGACCGAGAGGCTGTCGAGCAGCGCAAGGGTGAGATCCTGGCCTTCTGCGCCGGCCTGCCCGGAGCGGATCAGGGGCTGAGCTGGCGCCAGGTGCGCGCCCACACGAGCAACAACGGACTGTACGCCAAGATCCTCATCGCCTTGGGCGACCACCTGGGCGCCTGGACGATGCACCCTGCCCCGGAACTCCCCAGGCTGTGGCGCAGCATCCACCCGGTCATCCTGGCCCCCAAGAAGACCAAGCGCCCCCGCGGCACCCCCAAGCCCAGCCGAGGTGACCTCGAGGAAGACCTGAAGCCCTGCGCCTGCTGCGCCCGCCCCATGGGTCCGGCCGATTCGACCGTGCACGACCTGACCGCCTCGGACTACAACGAGGACCTCTGCCGCGACTGCGAGCACGCTGACTGCGACCCGCTGGGGCTGGGAGAGTGCCAGGTGGACAAGCCGAAGGGCAAGGAGAAGGTCGCCACGCCGGCCGAGGACGAGCTCGGCCTCGAGGACGATGAGATCGACGACTTCTTGAAGGGCTTCGAGCTGTAGAATCAGCCCCGGGTTTCGGGGATAAGCCTCTTGAGTCGGGAGAACACTGCCTCCACCCGCTGCTCCGCGCCTCCTCGCATGGTCGAGGGGGCGCGGAGCGGCCCATCTCCCTTTTCGCTATGATAGGAGTGCTTCGGAGGTACCATGTCCGGCACGACCTACTACGCCTTCTGTGACGAGCTCGAGAAGATCGCTGCTCCCCGTGTGGACGAGGGTGACGTGATGGCCGGAGCCGGCGGCGCGGCTGCCGGAACGGCCGCGGGTACCGCCGGGGTGCTGGGCAGGTACAAGGGCTTGCGCATCGAGCTCGGCGCCCACCTCGCCAGCATCGGCAAGGGAGGCGCCCGGGCGATAGAGGCCCAGGAAGCGGCCAAGCGGGGCACCCCTCCCCAGGTCATCGCGCAGGCCAAGGCCATCGCCAAGGAGATTCGACGCCGAGGCCTGGATCCGAAGAAGATCAACATCGCAATCGGCGCCACGGGAGGCACGGGCAAGACCACGCTGGCGCGCGAGCTCGCCAGGCAGCTCGGCCTGGAGCATCGCGACCTGGACGCGGCTGGCAAGCACCTCACCAAGGGGCGCCAGGTCGAGAAGTACATCGAGAGCGCTGGGCTGAAGGGCCGCAAGGGCATCGTCATGGACCAGAGCCACATCTTCACCAAGGCCAACCCGGGTCACTTCGATGTGGCCATCCGGCTGGAGAAGCCCACCGCCCAGATCCGGAAGCAGCTCGAGCGGCGGAAGCGCGGCGCCTGGCAGATGGACGTCTACGACTACGACCGGATGTCCAAGAGCATCCGGTCGGCCTTCGACGGGTTGGGCGGGGACAAGCTCAAGGTGGACACGGGCGTCGAGGCTCGTTTCGCCCCACAGCGGGGCTTCGACCGCCAGGGCGTGTTCCGCCAGGCCGAGCACGCCGTGGGCGAGGCCAAGTCCAAGGCGATGTCGCGTGAGAAGGCAGCCATCACCGCGGCCACGGGGAAGGTCCCGCGGGCCCCCTCGGCCTACAGGTACTTCCGACTGAAGCACCTCGCCGGCGTTCCGGCCATGATCGGAGGCGGAGCCCTTGCGGGCCTGACGGGCGCGGTGGCCCTCAAGCGTCACCTGGAGGACCGCCCGCAGAACCCCGCCATGCGTGCAGAGCTGCAGCCCGCCGCCGGGAACTTCCGCCACCGGCGCATCCCTCAGCCCGCTGCCCCGGGCGCTGCCGGAGCGGCTCCCGCGGTACCTCGCGTAGCCTAGGCCGCGCTGCCGATCACGTTCGCGCCCACGATGCTCTCCACGTCCTCGCTGGACCGGATGAGCTCCACGGCACGGATGTCGATGGGGATGATGCGCTCGTACATCACGCCGACGTTCTCGGACATGATGGTGCCGGAGGCGTCCGCCATCCACCCGTGGTTGGCGATCATGCAGTACTCCAGGTAGAACGCGCCGATGGTGTCCTCGTTGGAGTCGCGCATGTAGACCAGCAGGCCGATGGGCTGGTCGAAGACGTCGGAGGCCAGGTCCAGCCACAGGTTCTCGTAGCCCGGCGGGAGCCGGTAGACCTGCTTGCCTCCCTCCTCACCGCTGGTGTTGAGCTTGGCCTTGGCCGAGTTCTCGTACAGCGCGAGGAACTCCTCGCCCGTGTCGAGCCGCCCGCCCAGGTAGGCGTACATCACGCGCAGCAGGGAGGGGCCGTGGTACATGATGCGGCCGAGCCCGACCTGACCCATGGTCCGCCCGCGGGCGAAGTAGCTCCGCATGGAGCCGATCTCCCACAGCCGGACGATGTTGGAGTTCTGGCCCAGGTTGATGCTCTGCAGCACGCCGATGGGGTAGGCGATGTTGCCCAGCTCCGTGAGCTCGCCGCTCTCCACGTCCACGCCGGCTGCGGCGAGCCGTGGCGGCCCCGCGGCCACCAGCGTGAAGGCCGCATTCATGAACCGCCCCTCGAGCATGCCGCTCTGTACGTTGCGGTTGAAGAAGTTCCAGTCGGACATCGTGGCCATGGGGGGTCTCCTCTACCGGCTCACCTTGATGGTGATGTCCCGGGACGAAGGCTTCTTGTTCTTGGGCGACGGGGAAGAGGCCGGCTGCTCAGCCTCCGGGGCAGGGGGAGGCGTGGGCTGTCCCGCAGCTTGCGCTGCCGCCTCCGTGCCGGGAGCAGGCGCTGCCGCCTGGCCCCCGGGTTGTGCGGGCTGGCCCGCGGCTGCGGCCTGACCGGCAGCAGGATCGGCACCGGGCTGCATCGCTGCAGGCCCCTGACCAGAGCCCGCGATGTCGCCAGGCGTACCCGGCATCCCGGGCTGCGGTGACATCTGGGCGCCCTGCTGCTCCATCTGGGCCACCTCTTCCTGGTTCTGCGCGGCCGCCTGGTAGCCCTCATCGTAGTAGAGCTTGTGCTTGCGGGCCTCTTCGGCCTGCTCAGGCGTCATCCAGCCAGGGTTGGCGGGGTCGGGCGTGAAGGCTCCGAGCTCGGGGGAGAACACGTAGCCAGGCGGCGGGTCCAGCACAGGGACCGCGCGCGCGTTCTTGTCGTCTTCCTGCTCCACATCGGCACCCAGGACACCCTGCACGGGAGACTCCTTGGGCATCAAGCGCTCACGGCGCACGGCGGCTTCCGCCAACTTCTCGATCTCGTCGTAGAAGGCATGCGCCATCGTTCGGCCGCGGAGTACGATGTCCTCCCGGCTGTCCTGGGCTGCCTTCTGCAGGGGGTACCCCGACTGCATGAGAGCCGGCGCCTGCAGGCGCTTCAGCTTCCCCTTGAAGTGGCGCTTCTCGGCCACTCGCTTGCCGAGTCGGGCGCCTGCCATGGTGGGGGCCACGTGCCCCGCTCCCACCGTGGCGGAGAGCAGCAGGGTCTGCGTGACGGGGTTCTTCACCTTGGCGATGGCTCGGATGAGCGGGCTGGTGGCCACGGCACCCGCGGTGAAGCCCGCAGCGCCGCCTGCGACCCTGCCAGCCTTCCCGGCCTTGCGCACGGACTGCGCCACCTCCTGCCGCTGTGAGGCAGGGAGCTGCAGGAAGCGGATCAGGGCTTCACGATCGGTCATGGAGGTGCTCATCCGATTCTCCGTCGGAGGTCTTCGGCTTGCTGGCGCTTCGAACGTACCCGAAGCGCGGCGAGTCCGCCGCCCAAGAGAGCAAAGGGAAGCGCGCTGCGCGCCGCGCCCACGCTCTTCTCGGCCAGGATCTTGCTCAGGATCTTCAGACGGGCACCGGACTTCGGCAACTTGCCGTGCTTGCGCTTGTAGACCTCACGCGAGTCCTCGATGATGTTGCGCCACTCCATCCCTTCGGGGAAGGCGTGGACCACCGAGGGGGAGGACTCCATGACGTAGCGCCGCGCGACGTCCCCTCCCATCCCAGCCTGGCGCAGGGTCTGCGCCAGGCCTTCGCCCGAGGTGCGGAAGCCCATCTGCCCGACGATGGGAGTCCCGCCCTGCCCCATCAGAGCAAAGGCGCCTTGGGCGGGTTGGGTGCCTCGGGCCAGCCGCAGCGACTTCAACGCCTCCTCGCCAGCCGAAGTCCAAGCGGCTGGCTTGGACTTCATGAAGCCCATGATGGACTGGGCGGTCCCGCGGGCATCCTTGCCGGACAGCCCGAGGATGTCCTCGACGGCCGCGGTCAGGTACTTCTCGTTGACACGCTGCTGTACCGCCTCCTCCAGCGCCTTGCGTCCCTGGAGAGTCGGCAGGACGCCGTAGAGGAAGGGCATCCCGAAGCCCGCCAGCGCCCCGGCGGCAATGGCCTTGGGGTAGGCGGACTTCTTGGAGGCGTCCAGCAAGCCTTCGAGACGCTCGGCTCGATCCTGGGAGTCCAGCGCCGCCGCGAGCATTCGCGTGACGTCTGGGTTGTCCGAGGCAGCGATCTTGTTCAGTTCGCTGCGAAAGCCGAGGAAGGCGTACATCAGACCTGGAGCTCGATGGCGATGTAGTTGCAGGGGTAGGGCACCGAGATGACGACGGTGACGTTCACGGTGTCGGAGGCATCCGGGTCCACGCCGATGCTGGAGATGGAGAAGGTGGAGAGCACCCCCGCCTCGACCAGGTAGCGGCCCAGGCCCTGGATCTGGGTGGCCAGGCTGTCCAGGTAGGACTGCGTGATGTTGTTCACGCCGACCTGCCGTGCCAGCGACTGCTGGAAGAACATGGCCGTGTAGTCGATGGTCGTCCGGATGGACCACTCACGCCGCTCGATGCTGGCGACGTCGGTGGTCAGCTGGTGGCGGCACTTGAGCGCACCCCCAGCCGTCTCCTGCATGAAGATCATCGTACCGCCGCCCGCGATCTCGTCGAGCTGGCTGCTGCTGAAGTACCCGCTGGAGTGCCGCAGGCCGGTGAAGCCCGCCACGGTGGAGTTGGTCAGCCCGCGCTGCGGAGGCAGCCTGGACTTCTTGCCGGCGACCGCGGCCGCCAGGTAGAAGCCCTCGATGGCCTGCTCGGTGCTGTCGATGCTGGCCAGGACCTCGTCGGGCCACACCAGGACCACGCGAGCGGAGTCGAAGTTGGGGCCGATCTCGGCCAGCGCGGTGGCCTGGGCGGACGCCGTGGAGATCGCCGACCCACTGCGGTAGATGGAGAAGCTGACGTCCACCTGGGAAGCCCAGAGCGCCGCCAATGCAGCGTGGTCCGCGACGTCCAGGGTGAGGGTGAAGTTGTCGTCGTCCGGACCGACCTCCTCGACCACGAAGCCGTACAGCGGCCCCTGGGTGCCGTAGGCCACGTCCGGGGAGCTGGCGGAGTCGGCCAACGCCGCCACGATGACGATGTCGCCCGCCTCGACCCCCGCGGCCACGAAGTCCACGCTGGCCGTCATGGTCCCGGTGGTGGCGAAGTCCGCCTCGGTGTTCAGGTCGGTGCCCGAGCTGACCAGGGTGGCCGAGGAGTACTCGGGGAGCACCTGGTTGATGAGGCAGCAGCGGAACGCCTTGTTCTCCGGCTCCGACATGGCCTCGACGTGGACCTGCAGGGCCTGCTGGACCACCACGTCCTGGGTGAGCGGTACCAGGAAGTACACGCTCTCGCCCTCGAGGAACGAGAAGGCGGCGTCGTAGGCCTCGGCGGTGCCCATGGGGCGCGCGGCCGAGACGTCATCGACGCCGATGCCCGCCACGCTCTTGCCGGTGGCGTTCTGCAGCGCCTTGTAGAAGGCCAGGGAGAGGGGGTTCTCGGCGTTGGCCGCGCCCAGAGCAGCCACCGACTCGGTGGTGCTCTCGTAGGACAGCAGCTGCGGCTCCTCGGCCGCCGGGGTGACGTCCAGGCGCAGCGCCTTGTAGCTGACGTAGACCCGCCCGGTGGGGACCGTGGACCCCATCAGATCGGCATCGAGCAGGAGCTGGTCCGCGTCGGCGCCGCCGTCGAAGGTGTAGGTGCCCAGGTAGTCGGTCAGGTCACCGCTTCCGACCTCCTCGGCCGCGGTGAACACCTCGGCCACGTCCGCATCGTAGCCCTCGGCCTCGTCATTGGTGAGCGCATCGTAGAGGCTGTCCAGAGTGCCGACACTCAGGCCGTCGGCCCGGGCGAGGGTCACGGTCAGGGTCTCGGCCGTGGCATCCCACTGCACCAGCAGGTCCGCGTCGGTGATGTAGACCCCGTAGCTCTGCGCGGCTCCGCCGTCCCCGGGCAGGGCCGCATCGACGGTGACCTTACCCGCGGCGATGGAGGCGATGGTGTAGCCCACACCGCCCACGACCACGTCGTAGTCGGTCACCTCGGCCGGGACGTCGGAGAAGTCGTCGGACGGGGAGAGCAGCTCATCGTCGTCGAAGAAGCAGCCCGTGGTGTCGGCCTGGATGACCTCGACGGTCTCGAAGTCCTTGCCCGACAGGCCCGCTCCGGCGCCCGCCGCGATGACCAGCGCCTCGTCGCTGGTCACCTCGGTGATCTGGTACACGCCGACGCCGCTGATGTAGAGGAAGGTGTCCGCCAGCGGGGCCGTGCCCGCCCCACCGACCTGGGGGATGGAGGTCAGGAAGTTCTGCCCCGCGGCAGAGAAGGCGGTCTCGTCCCCGCCCGCGGTGGCGCCGTTGTCGCCGCTGTCGGTCTGCTTGCCGACCACGTAGCTCAGCCCGGTCTGGTCCGCGCCTTCGCCCGTGGCCACGATCAGGGTGTTGTCGTCGTAGACCGCGGTGATGGCGGTGAGGGTCGTTCCGGGGCCTGCCCCGATGAACAGGTAGTTGGTGTCCTCGAGGTCCACCGCGGTCTCGAAGGACTTGTCCGCGTCGGAGTCGTAGAAGACGCAGTCGCCGTAGGCCAGGTCTGCACCGGAGGTGTAGGCCGAGGTCTCCTGCAGGGTCAAGGAGAGGCCGTCGCCGGTCGAGCCGGCGTAGTCGCCCAACGGCTGGGTCTGGATGGAGAGGTAGTCCCCCTCCTCGCCGAGCAGGACGTAGGACTGCTGCGCCGAGGACTGGTAGGCGAACTGCGCAGGGTTGCGCACCACCGTGTAGGCGACGTTGCTGAGGTTCTCGGGTACCCCGGTGTTGTCGATGGTGAGCAGGGTCTCGCCATCGACCGACTCGATCACGATGTCGTAGGTCACGCCCATGTAGGCGAGCCGCACCACGTCGCCGGCCTCGACGCCTTCGCTCTCGAACAGCGCCGCTCCATCCTCGAACACGCCCGATGCCTGGGTGTAGTCCCCCGTGCCGGCCTCGAGGGTCTCCTCGTCGGACGAGCTGTTGAGCTCGGTGTAGCTGTCGTCCGAGTTGACCAGGAACACCCGGACCTCGTCGTCGAAGCCGGTCAGGTCGTCCTCGGCCCCGAAGGAGGGGAGGTCGTAGGCGATGGTGCCGTACCCGTCACGGTAGGTCCCGGCGTAGGCATCGCTGTCCAGCGCACCCTCGTCGTCGAAGGCATCGATGAGCCGGAAGCAGGGGCCGATGAGGCAGGCCCTCAGCGTGGGCTGGACGATGGTGGGGCTGGACGTGGTCTCGGTCGTGCTGACCTGGATGCCGGGGCGGGTGATGGACATGAGGGCTCCTTCGGAGGGCTAGGACTCTTCCGGGTAGGTCCAGGTGGTCAGTATAACGCCATCAGCGCCCTCGATGGGATCTCCGTTGTCATCCACCGAGTCGGGGTAGACGAGGGAGCCGTCCATCTTTCGCGCGAGGTGGGCCACGATGAAGCGGATCCTCGCGAGGGTTTCTGCATCCTGTGTGACGGTCCAGGACTCCTGGTAGTAGACAGGGAAGGTGACGGAGACGGTGACGAAATCCTCTTCGGAGTCACCGGAGACGAGGGTGCCGGCGGGCGATTCCTGGCCGACCTGGATCATGTGACCGATGTAGAAGAACCCAGCCACCTGCAGCTGACGCCGGTACATGCGGATGGCCTTGGCCACCAGCAACGCCAGCTTCTCGGCCTCCAGGCCGATCTTCGAGACGCAGTTTACCACGAAGGAGCCCGAGAGCAGATCCGTGTGCGTGCGATTTCCAGAGGCGAGGTCCTGCTCGAGCAGCTGGTCAAGACTGACGTTGCCGTAGGCGAATGGGCCCCGCGAAATCAAGATCGCCGGGCGCGTCTCCACGGTATCGGTACCTACCGCTCCGGCGTCGGAAACGATCAGCTCCGTCTCCGTCTCCGCCGTGCTGTAGTCCTCCTCCCCCGGTTCGAAGTGGAACAGGTCCATCCCCGCCGGCATCTGATAGAAGAAGTCTTGGAGGAACCTGAGCAGGATGTCCTTCGTGTCCGCGAGCCAGTTGCCCGTGATCGGGTTGTACTGCTCGACGAGCTCGTATGCCGCTTGCTGGCCGGGTCTTGTCATTCACCCATCTCCTGCCGAGTTCCAGTGTGCCCATTCCTGCCAGCCCTGCCAAGAGGGCAGCGATGGCGCGAGCCTTCTTGGAGGGGCGCTCCACCGGCCGTCCGAGGAGCTTCATCAGCTTCGGGTACCCGAAACGCGCGCCCATGTAGCCCGTCGCGCCGAGCCCGAGCCCGGTAGCGATGGCCGCCGCGGCATCGAGGGCGACAGGAGGCTTCTCCACCTTGCGCCACTTGTGCTGGGCGATCTTGGTGAGCTCGACCTCGAAGGCGTGTCTGGTCAGGGAGAGGCTCACTGCGGGTTGGCCCTCCGCCGGCGGAGGAACCTGGGCAGGAAGCCCTTGCGCGCACTCTCCCCGAGGGTCTCGGCGGCGCGTGCCCCCCGCGGACCGCGGAGCTGGTCGAGCAGGTAGTCGGCCTGGCGCTGCAGCATGCGGTCGTACTCGGCGACGCCCTTCTCAACGGAGTCGTCGATCCCGCTCTTGGCCGTCTGCAGCGTGGGCTTGACCGTGCGGTCCACTGCGCGCCCAACAGCTCGGGCCGCCTCCCTGTAGAGCACGGGAGCCCCCGCGCCCGTCATGGCGCCGAGCGCCGCCGCGCCTGCCGTGCGCGCACCCCGCTCCTTGCGCCGAGCCTGGTAGGTCTTCTCGGGCATGCGCTTCAGGTCCCGCAGCAGTTCGTCCTTCGACCGCTCGTCCTTGGTGTAGTGCTTGTGCGCCAGTGCCCCAGCGCTGCCTCCCGCGAGCGCCCCGAGGGCCACGGTAGCTGGGGTCACCTTCGCGATCTTGACCAGCTCGCCTTGGAAGGCGCGGACGGTTGCGACGGAGAGGGTGGGCATGATCATAGGCCAAGCTCCCGCTTCGCTCGACGGTGACTGTCGAGGTTCGTAGCATTGATGTACTGCCTGTAGGGCGTGGCCGCCACCGGGTCGATGTCCCACTCGTCAGCCGAGATCGGGATGTCGTACTCCACCTGGTCCTTGGACAGCTCGCGCACCTGCACGGTCTGTCGGGTGAGAGCCCACAGCTTCTCGTGCCGCTGAATGTCGATGACGCGCCAGCGCCGCCCATCAGCATCGATGACCAGGTCACGCGGGACCACCCGTGGACGCGACGACATCCACAGGAGCGCGTCGTTGTTCTGCATCTCGAACAGCGGGGTGAGCTGTACGGATGCCCGGTGGGGTACCTTGGCGGCCCAGGCCTGCTTGGGGAAGTAGTACCCCCCGGAGACCCCCACGCCGTAGCAGGTCAGGCACTTGCTCTTGGTACGTCGCCTCTTCAAGTTGTCCCAACACTCGGCACAGCGCTGCCCAGTGGACCTGTGGTTGAGCACCAGGAGCTCCCGCCCGATCTTGGTCTGCAGGAGCATGTCGAAACGCCGGATGGCCTCGAGGGCCACCAGGTCGGGCAAGCTCTCCAGCACGACGCCGCCGGCGTCGTCTCCAGCCAGGACCCTCTTGTAGTCCACCGAGCCGAAGTCCGTGGTCGAGCCATCGGGCGCCGTGACCCGCAGCCGGTAGAAATACTCCCGCCACTTGGAGTGCAGGACTACCTCGGAGTCCACGAACTCCACGGTCGCGTCTGCCGCGAAGGCGCTCGAGATCTCCTCGTACCCTCCCGCAGCGGAACCAGACCGCAGCACCGTGATGCTGTAGTCGCCCAGCGCTGCCGTGGTGTTGCGGAACGCCCAGGAGATGGTCAGGGAGTCGCGGGAGAGGGTCCAGACCCGGATGTTGACGGGAACGAGCATGGCCCCATACTACCCCACGTCAGCTGACTGCGCCCCGCGCCAGCGCGGGGCGCGGCCCCGCACGGACCTCTTCCTTGGTGCTGCGACGCACCCACCCCTTCAGCTTGGTGGGCTTGGAGGTGGCGCGCTGGGATGCGGCGGGGGCTCCACGCGGGCGGATGGTCCAGGCGCGTGTCTGGTTGATCATCCCGGACGGATTGGGGCGCACTGCCTTCTCCCAACCACTACGGGCCACGCGGGTGGTGTTCTTCGTGACCACCTTGGCGAAGGACCGCTTCTCGAGGTCCTTGAGGAACTGCCGAGCGATGCGGTTGGTCTCCGCTTGGGAGGGCGGTGCCTCGAGGTAGCCGTTGCGCACGACCCCGGGCTGGTGCCCGGAGTTGGCCTTCACCCGGAAGCGACGTACGCGCTTCGGCGGCGTCTTGGGCTTGGCCCGCCGGAGGGTCTTGAGGAAGGCGATCTTCTCCAGCTCGGCGATGAAGGCATCCTGTAGCGGCGCAGAGAGCATGGGTCACCTACTTGGCGGCGGCGGGCACCTGCTGGGGAGCCGGGATCTTCTTGCGCAGCTTGACCGCCTTCTTGCCGGTGCGGCGCAGCAGGTTGCGCTGGGTCTCTCGCTGGGAACTCCGGGCCAGCTGGAACACGAACGCAGCGCCCCCCGGCTGCGCCGGACCGGCGACGGAGATAGCGACCTTCTCGACCGAGCCCTTCTTCTCCTTCTGCTCGGCGAGGGCTTCGCGCACGGCCTTCTTGGTGGCTTCCCGGTGCTTTGCCCGGCGCTCCTGGGCGTGCTTCTTGGCCAGGCGCCCGCCGGCGACGCCGCCCAGAGCCTCTCCAGTGAGGACGCCGAGAGCGGTCAGGGCCGAGATCTTCCCTCGCCCACGGCGTGCCTTCTTGGGAGTGTCGCGCGCCATCTGAGCGAGAGCGCCCGGGGTCGCGCCAGCCATGGCGCCCAAGATGCCTCCGGCACCTCCGTACAGCGCACCCTCGCCCCGGTTCCCTTGACCGGCAGCGACCGCTCCGGTGCCGGCACCGAGGAGGATGGCAACCTTCTCCAGCTCGGAGAAGAACCCGCGGGCGAGCTCGGGGGGCAAGGAGTGGCTCATGATCTACTCGCGTGGGACGGAGACCTGAACCGCCGGCTCCGCCTCCCGTTGAGGTTGGGTGGGGGCGCCGCCCTGCTGTTGCTGCTTCCAGGCCAGGTACTTGGCCTCGAGGGCCGTGCGGCGCGCTCGACGAACGGCCCAGCGGTTGGACACCGGCCTGGCCGCCTGCTTGGCTGCACGAGCAGCCTCCATCTCGGCGTCGCGCTTCTCCAGCTCGATGGCCTGCTGGTAGTAGGGCGACCCCTTGAAGGCGTCAGACCACTCGACGGGACCGCCACCCTCGACGCACTTGGCCACGTGACCGCACAGGGCCGCGGTCTTGGCCAGCGCGGTGGCCTGCCCCTTGGAGAGCCCCATGTTCTGGTAGCGCCACTCCACGAGAGCGGCCTCCAGCTGGGCGATCTCGACTCGGAGAGCAGACTCGGCCGCGTGCGAGGACTCCTGCTCGACGTGCTCGCGGGCCTCCTGCGCCTCCTCGAGAGCCTCCTGGCGTTCGATCTCCAGGGCCTCCCGGTAGAAGGGGGTGCCCTTGTAGCGATCAGACCAGGAGTACTCCCCAGGAGTCAGGGGGATGTTGCCGTAGATGCGAGCGACCTTCTCCAGGGTGCCCGCAACCCGGACGAAGGCGCCGGGGCGGTGCACGCCGCCCTCCTACTGCAGGCCGGCGCGGCGCTGCAGCTCCGCGGCGATGGCTTCGCGCGCGGCGTGACGGGGGTCGGGCTCACCGCCGTCGTCGAACTCGACATCGGCGAAGAAGGCCTCGAGGGCCTCCGTGTCACCCGCGGCCGCCATCTTCTCCATCTCGGTGAACTCGTGGTGGGCCATGGCGCGTCCGGCGCGATCGAAGGACACCAGGTCGGCGAAGACCTCCTGGTGCGCCTCGGCGACCTTCTCCATGTCCGCGCCGTCACCGAGACTGTCGACGACGATGACGGTGGCCAGGTCGTCGAGGGTCATCTGGCGGGTCGGGTCCACGGGGGAGGCGACCTTCTCCATGTCGCCGGTGCCGTAGATGCCTGCGAGCAGTTCGTTCATGGGGTGCCTCCTGCTTGGGGCATGGTGCCCTTGACGCAGGCACCCAGTCGTGGGGGGTAGGGGTAGGGGCCTAGTCCAGCGCGGCCTTGGTGCCCGCGGCGAGTCCGCCAGCGGCGGCCAGGCCACCGCCGTAGACCGCGGCGCTCTGCCCGGCCTTCTTGTAGCCCTTGCGGCGCAGCTTGCGGGCTTCCTTCTTGGCGGCCTTGCCGGCCTTGTGGGCGTCGCGGCCGCGCTTGAAGGCATCGACGACGGCCTTGTCGTCGCCCTTGCCCGCCGCCTTGGCGGCGTCCTTGGCGGCGCTCTTGCGCGCCTTCAGGGCCTCCTCGGCCGTCTCGCCGGCCTTCCGGGAGCCCTTGAAGGCCTTCCGGGCGCCCTTGAACTTCAGGAGGCTGCCCAGCCCGCCGGCGGTCTTCTCCACCTGGGGCTCGTCGTCCTCGACGAACTCGTAGTGCTCCATGAGCTCCACGAGATCGGCGCCGGTGATCTTGCTCATGTCGATCTCGAGCTCGTCGGGCATCTGCTCGGAGGACAGCTTCTCCAGCTCGGAGGCGTAGCCGCGCGCCATCAGGGCCCCGGCGTCGAGCCAGTACTGCTGCTCGGCGGCGACCTTCTCCTGCTCCCCGGGATCCTCGTCGAGCGAGTTGGCCAGCTCGATGAGCTCCTCGGCCGACATGCTCTCGAGCTGCTCCTGGGTGAGGCTGTCGAGGTCGAAGCCCGCGGTCTTCTCGGCCTCGGGATCGCTGCCGTCGTCGAACACGATCTCGCCGCTCTCGAGCCCCTGCAGGAGCTGGGTCGCGCTCATGTTGTCGAGGTCGAGCTCTCCCTCGTCGCCGGCGGTCTTCTCGGCCTCGGGCTCGTCACCGTCGACGTAGACGATCTCGCCGCTCTCGATGCCGGCGAGGAAGTCGACGGCGCTCATGTTGTCGAGGTCGAGCTCCGTCTCCTGCTCGGAGGCGGTCTTGTCGAGGCCGTAGATGCGGGCGAGGACGTCGTGGATGGCCATGAGGAACTCCGGGGGAGGATTGGTCGGCACGCTTGCAGCGTATGGGGAAAAGGAAGACGAGTCAACTACCATACCACCCGTGGAGTTGCCCGTAGGTAGAGCCCACTCCGGCTCCCCAACCGCCTGCAATGTTCAGCGAGATCTTGAGGTCCCGCATCACAGGGTCGACTTGAGCGCGCAGGACCTGAATCCACTGCTTGTAGAGACGTTCCTGGGCCTCGTTGTCCTGCACCGAGAAGCCGCCATCGTTGTAGGTGATGGAGTTCCTGGCCTTCAGCAGCCCGACGGACGTGAGGAGGTGGATGATGGTGAGAAAGAGAAGGATGAACCGCGACGGGAACGTCGCGAAGGTGGCCGAGCTGACCGGAGGCCGCACGTTCCACTCGTCGATGGCCAGCCAGGCGGCGAAGCGAATCTGCCTGTTGGTACTCTCCTCGCCGTAGATCAGCTGGTTCAGGTCCGGGTGGTCCCGCATGAAGCCGCGGACTTCGGAGATGAACTGGTCCTCGGAGATAGGAGTTGCCACAGGCTCACTTGACGCAGGTCACCTTGAGCTTGCCACGCTCGCGTGCCCTGCGGATCTTGATGAGGCCGTTGGCTTCCTTCCGACGCTCGGAGGGGCCGACAGCGGACTCATCCACGGTGGTGGACTGCCCCTTGCGCAGCAGCTTGCCGCACACCGAGACGGAGTCGGGCCGCTTGGTGCGCAGAGGAGACGAGAGCTTGGACATCAGGCCTCCTGGGCGCCGATGATGCCGTCGATGATGTCAGCCTTGCGGAGACCGCTCGGGCTGGCGTCGGTCAGGCGCGTGTAGAGCGGGCGAAGCTCGGGGAGGGTCTTGCCCTCGAGCTCATCCCGCGTCCACTGCTTGGGCGGGGGAGAGGGTTCTGGCGCAGGTGCAGGCTCCGGCTCGGGCTCCGGCTCGGGATCGACAGGCGGCTCGGGGGCGGGCTCCTCTTCGACGGGCGTCGGCTCCTCCGACGCTGCTGCAGGAGCTGGGGGCTCGTCGCGAGGCGGCGTCACCGCCGTCCCGGACCGCCCGACGATCTCGATGCGCTTCAGCGCGAGCAGGCGTTGCACGGTGCTGGAGGCGAGCTGCTCCTCGGTGATGTCCAGGGTACCGCCCTTCCCCGCGGCCTTCTGGACGCGGGTACAGGCGAGGTAGCGCCCGCAGACCTTGACGGTCTTGCGCGGGCGCCGGTTCCTGATGGTCACCATCACAGGCATCGCTCAGCCTCCGTCCGGGCCTAGTAGTGGCTGACCTGCGGGAAGGTCAGACCATCGTCGGCCTCGTTGTAGACCGTGGTGCCGACCTCATCCTCGGAGATCAGGACGTCGGTGGTGTCGTTGTAGAGCTCGAGCTTGGCCATGCTGGCGATGTTGCCGATGCCCATGCCGATGTCCTCCCAGGCCTGCCACATGACCAGGTTGTACACCTTGTCGATGTAGAACTTGGTGGCGTTCAGGATGAGGAACTTGCCGAGCCACTCGGGCGCGCAGAAGCCGTAGATGTTGCCGGTCTGGAGGATGTCCGTCTTGATGGTACGGATGATCTTCCGACCCATCAGGCGGTCGTAGGTGTAGCCGTCGACGGTCACCGAGGCCTGCTTGTCGCCGAAGTCCTCGATGGTCCAGTTCAGGACATCGTCCCAGTTCTCCTCGTTCATCAGCACCGTGGCCAGGCGGCGACGACGGGAGTCGAGCTCCTTGAACAGCAGGACCAGGTCGGCGCGCTCGAGGGTGCCGCGGAAGCCGGAGTTCAGCCCGTTGGCCTCGATATCGTCCTGGGCCTGGGTGCCCTTGACGATCTGCTCGGTGTTGGAGATGGCCGCATCGACGTAGACCAGGAAGCGGTAGTCCTCGATCTCCTGGATGTCCTTGACCGAGTTGTCCTCGATCACCCGGGTGATGGGCATCCGGTAGGCGAGGAGCTCCTGCTCCGTCTTCTCGAAGCGCTCGCTCGAGATGGTGAAGATGGGGATCTCGTAGCGGGAGGCGCGGATGTAGCGCGCGGTGGGCTGGCCGCGGAAGGTCAGCGACATGGCCCTGGAGTTGGGCTCGATCTCGTCGATGTAGACGAGGGTGTCGTGGTTCACGGACACCTGCATGTCGGCCTTGGTGACCATCTGGGGCGGGAGGATCTTGCGGGCGAAGCTGTTCTCGCGCAGCTTGTCACGCACGTAGGTACGGCCCACGGCCGCGAGCTTCTCCTTGCCCTCGGGGTGCTCCAGATGGGCCAGGAAGAGCTGGTTCAGGGTGGCAGCGTCGGTGCTCATGTTGGTCTCCTGGTGGGAGGTTCTCCGGAAGGTGGAGAGAGCAGGGTGGAGGTCAAGCTGACGGGGAGCTACCCGTCAGCTGACCCAGAGGTAGGCGGGGGAGCGACGGTACTTGATCAGCCCGCCGTTGTCGTCGGGGTCGGTGATGACCACGCCGTAGACGTACTCACCCGCGGCGGCCTGGGTGAGACCGGTGCGGAAGTCCTCGCCATCGACGTCGGAGAGGGTCTTCACGGTGAGCTTGGTGCCGGGGGCGAAGCCGGCGCCGCCGTCCTCGAACATGTCGGTCTCGGCCTCGTACTCGTGCAGCTGGATCACGGCGATCTTGGAGATGGCCTGGGCGGCGGTGTCGCCCTTCTGGGTCCAGATCTGCATGGCGTCGGACACCGAGTCCGCGCCCACGCGCTCGAGGTTGCCGGAGGAATCGCGCACGAGCCACTCGCCCTGGTCGTAGGCCTCGGCCTCGGTCGGGTTGAGGTAGGTCTCGTCCGCCACGGGGATGTCGCGACGGAAGTTGTCGCTCACGGAGCTGATGAGGTTCAGCATGGGATGCTCCTGCGGAGGGAAAGCGGTCTAGTGGACGATGCCACTGTTCGTGAGGAAGGAGGCGAACTTCTGCTCGGCGGCGCCCGGGACGACTCCGGAAGCGCCGTCGCCGTCGGCAGCCTCCTTGGTGAGTTCGCCCAGGGGGAGTCCAGCGGCGGCGTGGCTGACCAGTTCCTCGACGTCATCGAGGTTCCGGGAGCCGGAAGCGAGGGTCTGCGCGTACTCGGCCTGCGCGTCCTCGGCCACGATGCCGCGCTCGACCGCCACGCTGGCGATCTTGACGGCGTGCTCGCGCCGGTCCTTCTTGGCGAGCTGAGCACGCAGCTGCTCGTTCTCGGCGGAGAGGTCGCGGATGGCGGCGGCGGACTTGATGAGGAGCCCGTTGAGCTCGGCGGATCCGATCTTGGTGAGCATCAGGCCTGCCCTCCGTCGTTGACGCGGCGCGCGAGCTCTTCGCGCACCTGCTCGAGGTTGACCCCCGGGGGGAGCTGGGGAGCGGCCTCGCCCGAGGCGGTCTTGGCCTTGCCCGCGTTGATGTTGCGCTCGCCGGCCTTGCCCGCGTTGCGCAGGTTCTCCTTCACCTTGGGGTCCGCGAAGGGGGTGGCGGAGAGCAGCTTGGAGAGCGCGGGGGCGACGAGCTTGGCCTTGTCGGCCTTGGTGACGCCGATGGCGGCTTCGTTGCTCTTGAGGCCGGGGTGGCTGGCGCCCTTCTGGGTGCTCGAGGTGTCGGGCGAGGGGGCGTTGCCGCCCGGGCGCTGGTGCTCGTTGTCGTCGGGAGCACCCGTGGCCTTGGGCTTCATGGGAGGAGCGCCCTTGTGCGGCTGCACCTGGGACTGCTTCTTCTCGCCGTGCGTCTGCCCGGCGTTGGTGCCCGCGGGCGGCGCGGCGGCGCTGGCGTCCTTCTCGAGCACCAGCAGGGACTCGACACCGCGGGTACCGACGAACTCCAGCGCGCTGGCGAGCTTGCTCAGCTCACCGTGGTCGATGCTCGCACCGGAAGAGGCGGGGGGAGCCGCCTGCACCTCGGGAGTGGTCGGGGCCGACTGCTCGGCCTCTTCCGCGTCCCCGATGGCCTGACGGATCATGTCGTTCAGAGAGAGCATGGGTGGTCCTCGTAGGTCACGCACGCACCAAGGTATCACCTCGGAGCGGGGTTGGTACAGTCTTGATCCCGCGAGCGGGGTCGATCTTGGTGCCAAGCCGTCCCGTGCTGGGGGTCTTGACCGCCTTGCTGCTCATTCCCCGCGGCGGTCGAGGCATCGGAGGCTGGTGCTTGATTCCCAGGCCGCGCGCCGACGAAGTTCGCACACCAGCACCGCTGTTCCCAGACGGCAGGGTCATGCCCAGGCCGACTTGAGGGACGTTCTTGGTGGCGGTGTTGGCCAACTTCTCGAGCTCCGTGGCGAAGGATTCCAGCATAGCGCTATTCGGCGCTGTCTGCCTCGGCGTGGCAGGCGCTGCAGATGGAGCTGCCCTGGATGTCCATGGCGTTCTCCTTGCACACGCGGCACTTGCCGTTGATCATGGCGACCTTCATGAGCCCCAGCTCGTGGGTGAAGGCGTGGGCCATCAGCTGCCCGCCGAAGGTGTCGTAGGCCACCTTCTCGAGCTCGGAGGTGTCCTCGGGCTCCGCCGCGGCCGGCTGGGCGGAGGCCGTCTTCTCGGTGCCCTCGTCGGCCTCGAGCTGCGTGGCCAGGGCGATGAGCTCGGCGGTGCTCATGTCGCGCAGCGCGCCGGCGGTCTGTCCGGACTGCCCCAGCTGCTCGAGCATGGCCGCCTCGGCGGTCTTCTCGAGGGGGCTCACCCGCTGGTCGGAGTTGTAGATGGAGTCCAGGAGGGAGGCCATGTCGCTCATGAGAGATCCTCGATTCCGAGCAGTGCCCGTGCGGCTGTGTGTGGAGGTAGTACCCGATCCCACGAAGAAGGAACACCACCGCGATCACGGTGCGCAGCCGTAAGGTATACCGATACGGGGGGCGGAGACAACCCCTTCTCGGTACTCCCCGACGCGAGCTTCTCCCAGGAGTTCTCGAAGAGTTCTCCCAGATAGTGCTCCCGGTAGAAGGCCGGGTCGTTGTCGATAGCCTGCGGTAGCAGGCCTGGAAGGTAGACAAGTGCCTTCCTGTAGGCGTCGTAGGCCTCCGCAACCTTCTGCAGAGGTGGCGTGTTCTCGACCTGCTCTCGCTTGGGCGGGAGCTTGGGAGACTTCACCACGACGAGCTGCAACGAGCGCGCGGGAAGGTGCGGATGGAAGGCAGACCGGGACGCCAGCAAGGACGCCAACAGGCGCGCGAGGTTCGGACTGTAGCTCTCGCAGCTCAGGCGAAGCGCACTCTCGGAGGTAGCCGGCGTGAACACCTGGCGCTTCGCGCTCAGCTGGGACGCCAGGTCACCCAGGCCCGCGCCTGTGAGCGCTCCGTGCTGGAACTCGTGTGGCTTGAGCACGATCCCCAGCAGCGCCAGCGTGTTGACGAGCTGCTCGAAGTCGCCCCCCAACAGGCCGGTTGGAATGTCGGGTTCGCGCGCAGTCAGGCGCTCCACATTCGGGCCAGCGTTGGGGAGGATCTCCTTGGTCACTTCGGCGCTCTTGGCAGCTTCGGCCTGCTTGTCGTGCGCCACCTTGACCAGCACGCCTTCGCGCGTCACCTCGATGGCGTCCGCTGGCGGCCGCGTACCAATGCGCTCGAAGTAGGAGTGCGGCACGAAGAAGCGGGTCCCTGCCGCCGAGGCCACCTTGAGCAGTACCCCGGACTCCTTCGCTGCCGGAACGAAGACGTCCGAGAGGTCGAAGAAGCGGGGGAAGAGGTTGACCATGCCGACGATCCGCCCGTCAGGCAGGATCTGTGCCCGCTGCGTGAGCAGGCACTCGCAGTAGTCGCGCGTGGTCTTCGAGATGGAGCCGCACTTGGTGCAGACGTCGAAGGGAACCTTGCACCCCATCGAGATCTGGCGAGGCTTGCGCTCGTCGATGTCGTCGATGACATCCTGCGCCCCCACCTTCTTGGCCATCTCCCGGTCGTGCCGGACGATGACCTCCACGCGGTGCATCGCGGGGTTGTAGACCGCCACCACGATGTCCCCGTAGGCGATCTCGGGGTTCTTGTTGACGTGGTGCAGGTAGCGCTTGGCGTTCAGGAACGTCTTGTGCCCGAACTCGTGGTAGTTGCCCGGGGGGAGGCGTCGCCCGTGCGGGGTCACCCAGCGTGCCTCGAGGCGCCTGATGACGTCTCGGGGGTTCTGCTTGAGGTGGTCGTGCGCCAGCGCGATCTCGGGGAAGATGTCCCCGTTGACGTTCATCCCCCAGTACTCGTAGGCCCCCAGCGGGGTCATGAGCACGAACTGGTAGGCCGGATCCGGCCGCAGCTGCTTCAGGTAGGCGTCGATCTCGGGATGCAGCTCGCGCACGCCGGCGATCTTCTCCAGGCCCCCACCGCCCGCGCGCGTGACGTCGACCGCCTCGGCGAAGCACCGCCCCAGCGGATCGGAGCCGCCGACGGTGACGGGAAGCGTCTTGGGGATGCCTGGGAAGTCGGACATGTCTCAGCCAGGGAACGGCGGCATCGCGATCATCTTGCCGCTGTCCGTCACCTTGCGCAGGAAGGGGTAGCGCGTCTCCTGAGCGGCCCGCTCGGTGTCGAGGATGCTCTTCACCTTCCGCTCGTCGATGGCCGCGGAGTCGACCATGGAGCGCACGGTAGCCGCGGCGATGACCGGCTCGCTTGCCAGGTAGGGGCTGGCCCGATGGAGCACGCGGAAGTAGGCCTGGGTGTGGGGCGTGTTGTCCAGCGACGGATCGGCCTTGAGCATGGCCTGGTAGTCCGTCCCCATGCGGTTCTTCCGCATCTTGTCCATCACCCGACCCACGCCGTGCCCCGCCAGCTGCTGCCCAGCGCCGAGCCCGGTACCGAGCGCCGCCAGGCCGAGCACGGTGAGTGCCCAGCGCCCCACGCTCATCTTGGCCTTCCGCTTGCCCTGCTTGGCTCCCTCCTGGGCCGCTTGCCCAGCCGCGGCCCCGACGCCACTTCCAGACCCGAGCAGCAGGCTCTTGGGGAGGCGGAAGGGCCCCGCGGTCTTCTCCAGCGGGCGAGCGGAGAGGATGGACCTCACCGCCATGGCTCGTTGCAGGTCGCTTTCGTAGATGTGGCTCACGTCGGCCTCCTGACTTGCCCCATGTATCGCTTGGTAGCCGTTCTCGCTTGTGCGGTCCCTCGTCGGAGCGCACTGGCGCCGTGCCCAGCTCCGGCGTAGGCGAAGTAGCCCGTCATCGCGGCGCCGAGGGGCTGCTTGCGGATGACCGTCCCCGCGGTACGGGCGACTCCCTTGGTGACCGCCTTCGTGCCCTGCCACACGGCCTTGGCCGGAACACCCACGAGCATCCTGGCAGGCGTGCGCAAGGCGCGGCCTACGCCCTCGCCGCCAGCTTGGATGCCCCCGCCGATGCCGCCCACACGGACCGTCGACGGACCTCCGATGAAGGGAAGCTTCCCGAGCTTCCCCCCGATGCCGGGCGTCTGAACTTCCTTGCCGCTCCAGAGCATGTCCAGCGCCTTGTTGAAGCGCTTGGCTCCGGGCCGCGACGATTCAGCCGCCCCCCGCCAGTGGCTTCGGTACTGCCCGAACCACGAGTCGGCCGTCGCGTCTGCGATCTTCTCCAGCTCCTGCTGGAACGCCAGGGCGAGCACCACGTTCATCAGGCCGTCCTGAGCTTGTCCCGCAGGTAGTCTCCGGAGAGCTTGCGGGCGTCGGCGGCCTGCTGGGCCGCGCTGCGCGCCACCCGAGCCGCATGCGCGGTCTTCTCGAGAGAGGCGTAGGTGGTCAGGATGGGGTGCTCGGTATCGACCGTGACCGCCATCGCGAGCTTCTGCATCTCGCTGGCGCGGTTGATGATCACCCCGTTGCGCTGAAGACGCTGGGCCACCTTCTCCATGGCCGCCCGAGCGAAGGGGGGCTCCTCGCAGATCTCACCGACGGCGCCGGCGATCTGGAGGATGCCGTGCCCGTGCTGCAGGTGCGCCTGCTTGACCAGCTCGTAGAAGGTGTCCTCGAGGCGCCCCACCTCGATCTCCAGCCGGTCCGCGTCAGAGCGCAGGAAGCCTTCCGCCGCAGCCGTCTTGGTGTGCAGCGCCGCCGCCCCGGCCGCGGGGTTGAGCTCGGGGTACTCGTCCTGGGAGGCCGTCTTGTCCACCCCGAAGGCCTCCTCCAGAGAGACATCCGACGGCAGCTGCTCCCCCACCGGGGGCTCCAGGAAGTCCATGCTCTGCTGAAGGGGAGCCGGCGAAGCCTCGGGCTGCTGGATCACCTCGTCGATCTTGGCCGGGGAGAATTCGATGTTGGGGTCCTGCTCACCCTCGTGGAACAGTCCGCGCCAGGCAGCCTGGTTTGCGGCCTGGGTGACGCGCTCCACCTGGTCACGGTTCAGCGATTCCTCGCCGACCACGCTCCGCACAGCCGCACTCAGCGAGTCCGCCTCCTTGGTCATGAAGCGACTGGCCGCTCGCTTGCCCAACAGGGAGAGATGCTCGGAGGTAGTCCCGCCGGTGGTGCCCTCGGCGAGCTTGGTGAGGAAGTCCTGCATGGTGTCTCCAGTGTAGTGGCCGACTGGATTTTACGTCAACGGGGCTCTGTGAGTGACCCGAGCTTCGTGTTATCGTCGGTCCATGGAAGGATTCTACGACAAGAACGGAGCGGCGTCTGTCCTGGGAGTAACACCCAGGCAGGTGACCAACTACTTGAGCGAGGGCCTTCTGCGACGTGTACCGCACGCAGGGAAGGTCTGGATCCCCAAAGCCGACGTGCACAACCTGTACGACAGCAAGACCAAGGGGGTTGCTCCGAGCCGGGTGGAGTTCCGCCGGCTCGAGCAGATGGTCGCCAAGCTCCAGTCGGAGGTCGAAGTCATCAAGCTCGGCCTCGGCGTCGGCGCCCCAGCCAGAAACCGAGACGAGGCCGAGCTGTTGACTCTCCGCGCGCTGTACCTCGACGACTTGGCCAAGCCAGGCTGGGCTACCCGGCGCATAGCCGAGGTGGCTGACGAGATGCTCTCCTTGACCGAAGAGGAGATCACGACGCTCTGCGACGCGGTGGGACCTACTGCGTGGGCTCCGCTCTTCGACCTGGTGAAGCGCATGGTCACCTGGGTCGAGCACCAGGACGCCTTTCCCGAGCACGGACTGGACACACTGCACCAGCGCCTCATCCGCGCCCGGGATCGCATGCTTGGAATGCTCCACGCCTCCACCGTGGTCGCTACGGAGGTGCCTGCGACCCTTGCAACCAGCCTGCACGCGCAGCTCGAGCTGACGCCAACCGAGATCGACCGCTTCGTGGCGCGCTACGTCCGCGCCTACGGGGAATCGCGGGAAAACTGAAAAAAATCAACGCTTTGCCTCTATAAGCTCTGTGAGCGAGGAAGAACACCCACGCTCGAGCTGCACGGAGGCAGCATGTCCGACAAGACCAACGTCCCCCCGGCTGCCCAGGTGGATCGGTTGATGGCGGAGCATCTTCCTGCCGCACTGCGGGCGCTCCCGCAGTCGGTCGCGAAGCTGGACCGCATCATCCATCTGCTCGAGAACCAGGGGACCACCCACGGAGACTCCAACATGAGCGACAAGAAGAACACCACGGGCATCCCCGCCGAGCTCAAGGCCGGCGAGGCCATCGAGATCGTCCCCACCGAGGGCGACGTGAAGCGCTGGAAGAACGGCAAGCGCTCCTGGACCCCCCGCAACGAGCCCGCCACCTACCTGGTCGGCGCCACGGCGCTGGTCATCGGCGGCGGCATCGGCTTCGCGGTCGGCTCCAAGGTCGGCAAGGCCAAGGCCAACGCCAAGGCCGAGGAGGCCCCCGAGGCCCAGGCCGAGCTCCAGGCGCTGTAGCACTCGGCGAGCGTCACACTACAGAGCCCCCGGAACAGGAGGCTCCGGTGAGTCCGCAGACCCATCCCCAAGAGGCAGCACCTCACGGGCGGTCGTAGGGACTCACCGGAGCGCGTACTCCGAGGGGGGCACAGGAAGCAAGGGGGACACCCCCTTCTTCTTTTGCCCTCTCAGCGCTTCCGCCGCCGTGATCGAGTGAAGTCCGTAGCCGGGTCCGGGGCGTGCAGGTCGGGCCGGCGGACATCGAACTGGCTCACCAGAAGAGCGTAGCAGACCGTGTGGAGGAAGTCGTCGGGGACCCCACGCGGGTGGTTGTAGACGATCTCGCCCTTGGTCTCCGACAGCTCCATCGACACGCACAGGATGTCGTTCATGAAGGTCTCGGCCTCGTCCCAGTTGAAGAAGGCCATGCCCCCCGAACGCGGTCCCTTCTTGATGAGGGTGAAGACGTCCTGGAGTACGCGGGACCTGTGCGTAGTGAACTTCCCGCCGAGCTTGTCGACCTTGATCTTCTCCTTCTGCTTCCCCACGTGGTTGAACAGCACCACCTGCCCCGCGCCTAGAATGCGCCGCAGCTCGGCGTTGCTGCCGAAGCCGAATCCCCAGTCGGCCCCCACCCGGTTGACCTTGAAGCGCCGGCACCAGTTGGCGATGTCCCGCACGGCGTAGTCGCCGTCGCTCTCTTCGCCTTCGTACCGCTTGGCGAAGACCAGGCTGAACCTTCCCTTGGAGTCGTAGCGGAAGATGGAGAGCACCGTGTAGGACGCGTCGCCGGTCCCCCAGTCCACGCCAGCCCAGGTCTTCGTAGACTGGATACGCCGGTCAGGCTCGTAGACGCAGTCGTACTCGCTGAGGCAGCAACGCCGAACCTCATCGAGCGTGACCGGCTTGGTGCCTGCATCGTAGCTGCGCCCCATGACCTCGTTCATGAAACGGGGACGGGGGTAGCGCTTCTTCTTCTGGAGGATCTCCTGCCAGAGCCGGTTGAACACCCGGGGCTTGTTCTTGTACGCGTAGACGACGATGGGCTGACAGAGGTGGAACCCTTCCCACTCGGCACTCTGCCTGCCGTAGGTGACCCACTGCGCCACGCCGTCCACCGGATTGAGCTCACGGCTGCAGTGGTGGCAGATGAGGCCCCGCTCTCCGATGTTGCGCATGTCCGGGAGGACCCACTCGCCACAGCTGCAGCGAGGAAGCCACTCGTTCTGGGTCGAGAACCTCCCCCAGTACTCCTCGATGGGGTTGTCGAACGTCTTGGGCGTGCCGGAGTAGACCGAGATCGGCCCGTCGTCCAGTTCGCAGTGGAAGAGCGTCTCCTCGATGACCGGGAGGTCGTCGATGTGGATGTCCTGAATCTCGTCGATGCACAGCAGGTCGGCCGGGATACCGCGAGCACGGTCGGCGTTCTTGTACACCGAGCGCAGCGTGATCTTGGAGAAGTTCCTCCAGCGCTTCGTCAGGACGTTCTGCGTGTGGCGGACGCCAGGGCCGGTCATCCCCGCCAGGCGCATCAACACCGGGCTGTCCTGCACTACGGCGCGGAGGCGCTCGTCAGAGAACTCACGCATCTGCACGTTGGATGCCGTGACGTAGAGCGAGCGCAGGTAGGGGATGAGGTTGGAGTAGGAAATCAGAGCGTTCCCGAGAGTCGTTGACTTCTCGGACTGGCGCCCGAACATGAGCATCAGCTTCCGGCGCATGATTTCTTCGCCGGGAAAGTGCCTGATGGGTATGGTGTAGATGCCCTGGAGCCACGGACGACGCGACAAGTCGATGGGCTCGCCCTTCAGCCGAATCGCGAACTCCGTGAACTCGTAGGGCGAGAACTCCAGGGCGTCGTACTTCTCGGCGGCCGCTGTACTCATGCAGGGAACCTCGTGCAGCTCGATAGTCTACTCCGTAGCCTGGCCTCTGTCTCCGGTGGACGCATCCTACCTCACTGCGAGCAGACCACCGAAGATGACGTGACCAAGGTACTGATCCCCGTAGCTCGGCAGAACTCGGGGGACATGAAGGACGTCGCCATGCGACGCTTCGCCAAGGACTGGGTGAAGCGGAACGCCCCCGGTCGGGTGGGGGTGGAAGCCCGATTCGTCGAGCTCGGAGTCGGCGTGTCCTTCTACCACGCGGGGGAGGAGTACCCCGTCGTTGCCCAGATCGAGATCACCTGGTGGGCGAAGCCCGAGAAGAGCGAGGACGAGGAAGACGACGAGGACGAGACGCCAAGGCCTATGCACAGCCCGAAGCGGAAGCGCTGACTACCCGCTGACGTAGAAGGTGTCGGTCTCGTAGATGAGCACCCACTTGAGCGACTGGGCACACTGCCCCAGGAAGTGCACGTCGTCCATGGCGATGGGGTTCCGGCAGATGCGCCAAGACAGGCCGGTACGGTCGACGCCGCCCACCTCGGTCATCTCCAGGTTGGTCTCATCGGTGACCGAGTCAACCGCGAAGGTGCCTACCCCCGCCTCGCCGTCGGACCCCCCGATGTACAGCACATCTCCCGCCGCCACGAGGTCTGCCTCGAAGGTGGCCTCGGCGTCGGTGAAGGTCTCGTCAGCGGCGGCGAGGACGCCGCCGGTGCCTTCGGCGATCAGCTGCCCGTTGAGGGCCTGGGTCAGCGCCTTGTAGCTGTCGAACTTCCGGCTGATGATCATCGGTGAGCTCCCGGGCCTTGTTGTTGACGAACTCGAAGACCGTCGTGGTGAGGAACTGGTCTGCCATGGGCTTACCGGCCCATCCTATCACGCGGACGTAGAAGCTGGGCATCGGGACGAAGATGGCCTTGTCCGATCGCATCAGCTCGTTGCGGGCGCAGTCCACCTTGTCGAAGAACTCCGCAGCGACCTGCGCGGACTCGGGTAGGACCTCCTTGAACCCGTCCTCGAGGATCCGGTGGAAGTTGGGGCAGAACGCATCGCGCCCCTCTGCCGGCCAGAAGTGGTAGATGAAGTCCTTCCCCTGCACGACGTACTCGACGTGAAACGTCTCGTAGTCGCGGTGGGTGAAGGTGAGGGCGAGAGGGCTACGAACCCTCGATGAGGCGTAGGTGTCCGCGCTCGTTGGGCACATCTTCGGCTCCCTGTAGGGGGTCACTGCTGAGTTCATCGATAGTGGGGAAACGCGCAGGCGCTTCGATCTTCCCCAGCTTGAAGGCCAACGCCTTCTCGCGGAGGTCCTCGTCGTTGCCCTCCGACAGCTGGTCCATCTCGTCGCGCTCACGCATGGCGTCGATACCCTGGCGGCTGATCGCTGCCAAGCCCATGAGAGTCGCCCCGGACAAGGCGCCGCCCACCTTGCGCGCTTCGACCACCTGCTGGTTGGCCAACGCGATGACGTTGTCGAGGAAGTTCTCCTTGGAGACGCGCTCTCGCAGCCCGAGCTTGCCGTAGGTGGTAGCCAAGTCGCCCTTGGCTGCCGCCACCAGCTCGTCCCGGTTCTGGGCCACCTGCAGGTACTCGAACAGCTCCCGGGCAGTCAGCGCCCCGAGGTTCCAGAAGTACTCGCAGAAGAGCTCGAGCACAGGGAGGTCCGGTACGTAGCTCTCGGGGTACTTCACCAGCAGCTCGGTGCGCGCCGCCTCCGCGTCACCCCGCATGAGCATCAGCCCCTCGAAGTCCTTGCGCACCTGCCCCCGGAACAGGAAGTCCTTCGCCTCTTGGACCGTCCCCGTGTCCTTCCACAGAGCCAGCACCCCTTGCTGGCGCAGCCACCGACGGAAGGACGCGGGCGCCCCCTTGAGCGAGGCGCGCCAGGCCTTCGGCACACTCCCCAACCCCTCGGCCATCTCACGCAGCACGTCCTCGTTCGGAGGTACCAGCTCCCGCGCCGTGCAGGCCTGCTGCACGTCGTAGACGGTCATCTTCTTGGTCAGAAGGTAGACCAAGTAGAGGCGGTGGGGGTACTTCAAGGGCGGCCTACTGGGTCTTGGCCCTCAGCTCGTGCAGTCCGTCGAGGACCTCGTCCACGTTCCTCAGCGCGTTGCGCGCCGCCTGTTCCCGTACGTCGTCCATGCCGAGCCTGGACGCCACCAGGATCTCGGCCAGCTTGCTGGAGACCTTCTCCAGCTGGGGGATGGCGTCCACGTAGGCCTGCACGTTCTCGGGGGTCACGAAGTTGAGCGAGAGGATGGCGTCCGCCGTCTCGCGGTCGATGATGACAGAGGCATGCTTGGAGAGCGAGGAGTGCTCGGACGGCTGACGCCGCAGAACGGCCAGCTCGGGCACCAGGTTCCGCTGCAGCCCGCGGTCCACCTCGCGGAAGGCCGAGGCGACCTTCATCATGGTGCGCGCCTTCAGCTCGGTCTCCTTGACCACGGGGCGCGTGTGGGGCACCGTCACGGGGGCTTGGGCCGACGCTGCCTTCTCGATGAAGTGCCGGGCGCTGCTTCCCCGGACGCCCAAGGCGCCGAGGGCGAACTCGGCCCCGGACTCGGAGAGGAACTGCCCGTGGAAGGACGCCGCGTTCTGCCCGCGCAGGGAGAAGGCGGCGCCGTCGGAGAGCAGCTCCACGGAGTCCACGCCGGCGACCTTGAGCATCTCACGCCCGTCCACGTCGCGTGGATCCTCCGCCACGCCCACCTGGGAGCCCCGCAGCGGCACGAAGACGAAGGAGTCGGGCACGGCCACCTCGGCTCCCCCGAGGGCCGCGATCTTGTCGATGCCCGGGACCAGCGTGATGCGCACCGGCTGGCCGGACCCGAGGCGGACTGCCTGCAGCGACGCGGTCTTGGTCTTGCCGTCACCGACCGGGAGCTCGTACTCGTGCTGGATGTCCACCGGCTCGGTGGCGATGGCCTGACGCCCGACCTGGTACACGAAGACCCCGCGGCCGCGGGGGTGCGCCCCCTGAAGCGTGAGGTCGGCTTCGAACACGCCGGCGACCTTCTCCTGAAGCGCGTGCTCGTTCCCGCCCAGGAACATGTGCCCGCTCATCGGGACTCCCTCGATGGACATCACCGCGGGGACCACCACACCCTGCACTTCCTTCCCCCCAGCGTAGGTCGTGTAGACCCCCACGCGATCAGCGACCTGGGCCACCTTGACCTTGGACGCCGTATCCACCGCGTCGGTGGCGAAGGTGACGAAGCCGCGCTCGCGCAGCACCTTCATGCTCTCGCCCGAGAGCATCGACTCGGCCTCGAAGCGCGTGATCTCGTTCTCCACGGGAGCGAAGCAGGCGTGGTTGGCCGTCTTGACCTTGTAGCCCATCCCGTGCTCCCGGAGCTGGACCACCGTGGGGCGGGTCAGCGCGCGCCGCAGCTGCCCGACCTCGGCCGCGGTCTTCTCCTTGGCCGTGGTGAGGGACAGGAGGGACTGCCGCATCTCCCCATCCTGCAGGAGCGCCGCGCGCACCGGGGTGTCCTCGCGGAGCTGGGCCCTGAACCGCTCCACGTCGGCTGCACGGAGCGTCGAAGCCACCTTCTCCAGCAGCACGGAGCCCGTCTTGATGACCGAGCTGGCATCGGGCGACCCCTGATTCGTCGGGGGCTGCATCTGGCTGCCGATGTCGGTGCCCTTGAACCTGTCGGGCTTGGCCGTGCCGGCGAACACGTCGGGGTTCTGCAGAGCACTGGCCACCTTCTCCTCGTTGACCGAGTGCGCGTCCCCCTTGTGGAACATCACGTCCAGGGGAGCCACTTCCCGCTCCCGGACGACCAGGGGGAAGATGAGCAGCTGCTTGTTGCTGGCCGCCGCCTTCTTGGTCATGCCCGGAGGGTAGGCCATGAGCTTGCCGATAGCGTAGCCCCGGGCCTCGTCGACGCGCTCGAGAGCGACATCGATCTGGGTCTGGTGCAGGTACGGGAGCTGGGAGTAGGCCCCCTTGGTGATCTCCGTGGGCCACTCGTCGGCATCGCCCTCCAGCTTGAGGCCGAAGCCGCTGGCGCGCTTCTCGAGCTTGATCTCAGCGGAGTGGAAGAGGGGCTGGTGAGACATGGAGGGGCTCCTACTCGGGGAAGATGTCTGCGAAGGCCGCGTCGATGTTCGCAGCCAGGGTGTCGGTTCCGGTGACGAAAGCGTCGGCTTGGAGGCCCAGCATCTCCCAGAAGCGCTGCATGTGGTTGGCCATATCATCTCCGGTCACGATACCGACGACACCCACAACAATACCATCTGATCCGAAGTCAGGCAGGTTCTCGGCGGTAACGGCCCGGTTGATGAAGTTGGCCATCCCGCCTGGCTCGTCGTCGGGAATCCAGATGAAATGCACGTTTCCACTGCGCAAGAAGGCGATCAGGCTCTCGATGCTCTCGAGCAGCTCCCCCACCTCGTCCAGCGAGTCGGAGAGCAGAGCTGCCTTGTTCGCGATGAGGCTGGCAAGCAGGGCGATCTGCTCGGCCTTGTCCAGCGAGGGCTTGATGGACTCGCGCAGCTGGCGCAGCTTGTCGATGAGCTGCTTCATCGCAGGGACCGTGGCCGCCATGGGCAACGACGCCCACTTCGGGTAGTTGCCTCGCAGAGGGAGGAAGTCCTCGACCGTGGTGGCCCCGATCTGCTCCAGCACAGCTGCTCCCTCCTGCTCGGGGTCACAGACCAGCGCGTGCATGAGCGAGCTCGCCATGGCAGGGCCCAGCCTGGTGAGGGGCTTGTTGGCCTCGGTGACGTTCCCCAGGCGATCGTAGGTGTCGAGCGTCTCGCGGAACGCGGACATGTTGGTGAACATGTCGAAGAGCGCCTTGAGGTCTTCGAGCTCCTCGTGGCTGGAGACGCCCTGCAGCAGGATGAAGCCACCCACGTAGGTGTCGTCGTCCGTCAGGGGGCGCAGGGGGTCCGACTCATCCCGCGTGGAGGCGGCGACATCGGCCAGCCAGTTGGTCACCCCGCGGGCCTTCCACGGAAGCTGGGAGTTCTCCAGCCAGGACTCGTCGTAGGTCCAGTCGGGATCCCACTCCAGGTTCAGGTGGAGACAGAGCCCCACGTTGTTCTGGAGCACATCCATGATCAAGGAGTCGATGAGCGCTACGAGAGCCAGGGAGATGGCGCGCGCCGCGTTGACGTCGCTCACGGCGAAGGCCGAGATGACGTTGAGCACCGTAGCCACGCCGTCGAGCACCGTAGCCACCGTACTCAGTGCGGCCTGCCCTTCATCGACCGCGGCCGCGATCTGGGACGCCTGCTCCGGCATCGTCTCGAACTGAACCCAACTCGCCACGCGCTCTCCTACAAGATGCTGCCCGATACGGGCTCTGTAACCAAGACCGAGGTGCCGGTGCCGCCGACGTAGGGAACCGAAGCCACGATCCCGGCGAACGCCATGGAGTAGGCCGCGGCGTAGTTGGGCAGCTGCGCTGCCAGAGTAGCATTGACGGGGGCACCCGGGACATCGCCTTCCCCGAAGACCCCTGCTGCAGTGAACGCTGCAGGGAGGGTCCCTTGCAGCAGGGTCTCCAGCTCGGCCTGCAGCGTGGGGTTCGATGCGAGGGAGACAAGGGCGGTCCCGGTACCCGCTACCTTGCTGGGAGCGAGCTGAAGCCAGGACGTCGCCACCAGGTGCGTCAGTACGGACGTGATGAAGGTAGCGACTGCCCCCGCAGCGCCAGAACCCGTCCATCCCTGCGCCGCGAGGAACTGGGAAGCCGCAGCGGGAACGGTCGTCAGGGTGTAGGGGACGGGGGAAGCCGTTGCCGGGGGGATGGCGATGCCGGTGAGCACCCCGCGAACACGCACCTGCTGCACCGCGGTCACCAGCCCAGCGCACAGCGCCTCGATGAAGGCCTCGGGCACACAATGGAGCGCTACCCCGGTGGCAGCGTTCTCGCGACAGGCGTCCGCCGCGAGCGGGAACTGCGCCAAGTGGTCTCGGAAGACCAGGGCAGCGATCGCGGGAGCGCTCAGGCTCATACCAGGAAGGCCGAGGCGAAGCTGGTAGCCGGTACCGCGGCGGGGGACGCGATCCCGCCGGCCGCCACAGTGGCACTCCCGAGGATCGGCGTGCCTGTCACGAGGTCCACCGGGTGCGTCAGGGTGGTGACCACAGCGCCCCGCGGGGGCACTGCCCCTCCGAGAAGCACCAAGCCGGCCTGGTCGAGCTCGATGACCCCGCCCGCGGTGCTGATCTGGATGCCGCTGCTGTTGACCTCGACGGTAGCCAGGCCTCCGGAGCTGCTCAGTTGGATGGCTCCAGCAGGCGTGATCGTGACTCGCGCAAGAGCTGCCGCAGGGTCGGACCCTCCGCCCGACGACAACTCCACGTTGCCCAGCGCATCGTGGATCTCGAGCTTGCCCGAGTAGACGTAGATCTCGTAGCCGTTGCCGTCGGCCTGGCTGTTGAGGACCTTGGTGACCTTCTTGCCTCCCACCAGCTCGGATGCTCCCCCCTGCACCGACATCTCGTGCGTGCCCCCTACCGACTGGGAGACGGACCCGCCCACTTCGTCGGAGAGGCTTCCCTGCACCTTCCGCTCCACACTCCCGCGGACCTCGTCGGCGACCCCGCCGAGCTGACGGGCTACCGTGCCGGTGACCTCCTCGGAGACGTTTCCGCCCACGCGGACTGTGCGGTCTCCCGTGACCTCGAGGGCATCGTTCCCGCTAACCTCCACGGCGCGCTTCCCGAGACGCTGGCGGAACAGCTCCTTGACCTCGCGCATCAGCGTAGAGTGGTAGTACTCCACGACGGGGCCGTTGTGGGACCGCACCACGCCTCCGTGCACGTAGGACTGCACGTTGCCGGCCTTGTCCACCCAGAAGCGGTAGCGGTTGTTGATGATGAGCCGGGCGACGATGTCGCCCGTAGTGCCGTGGAACAGTCGCTGGTCATCCTCGTCAGCGATGCGCCCTAGGCCCAGCTGGATGATGGGGTCGTCCTGGGCGAACTCCTTGAGCTGCAGGTTGAACTCGACCGGAGTCCGCGCCGTCCCGTGTGACTGGTCCTCGAGGCGCGCGCCATACTCCCAGGACCCGGCCGCACCGTAGAGCTCGTACCGCTGACAGAAGTGCTGCAGCAGTCCCTTGAGCGGGAAGTACCAGGAGCGGCATGCCTGGTCGGCACCGAGCTCGAGCATGCCGCCCTTGCGCAGGATGACGTGCGGACTCCCGCCAGGGCCCATCATCCCCTGGTCCCCCTCGCCGAGCACCGGACGGTTCATGCGGTAGTCCGTGGGGTCCTCGTATGCGTCCCCTTCGTCCATCTGGGTAGGGAGCGCGGCGCCGCCCAGCACGAACACCTTCCCCTCCTGCGAAGGCTTGCAGACCCAGACCGGAGAGTTGGTCTCCGGCATCTTGAACTCGCCCTGCCCTTCGGCCCCCACGAACCCGGGCATCACGGGGACGTCCTCGTAGTGCTCTCCCTTCCCGCAGTTGACCGTGCAGGTCCACTTCACCTTGTTGACCGAGATGATGGTGCCCGCCAGTACCCTCACACCGCCGTAGGCGGTCCAGGCAGGCGGGAACCCGGGCTTGGGGGCACTCAATACTCACCTCTCCAGGGCTCACCGGGCTTGACGGCCTTCTGCTTCTGCCCGAACTCGGCAGCGTAGGCCGCCCCGGGTACCGGATGGAAGCCGTGGATGTTGGACCGCCAGCCCTCGCGGGCCGCCTCGGTCAGCGTGCGCGAGAGGTCGGTGTAGTTCAGGCGCGCCATCCAGTCTTCCTGCATCTCGTGGGGCAGGACGTTGACTCCCTTGAGGTAGGGCGTATGCTTGACCGGCTTCGTGCCGGGCTTCCGGTTGTACGCCTGCACGGCACTGTAGGGCTGCGCATCGCCCGGAACCCACTCCGGGTGGTCTCCCGCATCGTCGATGTGCGTGACGTTCGTGAGCGACTTGACGACGACCTCGAGGTTGCGTCGCTTCACCGGAGCCACCGTACCCATGACGTCGGCGAGCTCGTCGGTGAGGTGGTCTTGCACAGCCTCGAGGCCCCGCAGGGACAGCAGGTTGCGCGGGTCCACCACGCCATCCGTCAGCGGAGCGCCCTTGCGCACAGGCTGCCCGCGCTTCACCGCCCTGGCCTGAGCCGCCGGGAGGTAGTGGCGCGTCCGGCCGACGGTCACGTACTCGCCGCCCTGCGGCGCGCGCTCGACCTTGGTGACCGTCCCCGACTCCAGGGCCAGCGGCGCTGCGTCCGGCAGGTTCTTGGGGAGCCGCAAGATTTCGGTGAGCCGGTGGAAGGCGTTGACGCTCTTCGAGCCGCGCCCCTTGGCCAAGCCTCCCGTGTGGAAGACGTTGAGGGAGAGCTGCGTCGCGGGCTCTCCGATGGCCTGCCCAGCGAGCACCCCCACGTTGGTCCCCACATCGTGGTGGTGTCCGTTCACGCTCAGCCCCATGCACTTCTGGCAGATGCCGTGCGACGACTTGCACCGCAGGGGGGACCTCACCTTGAGGGAGCGCTGTCGGCGCTTCCGCGCATCAGCCACCACCTTCGGCGTGATGAGCGTCCCCTGCACCGTGTACCTGTCCAGGATGTCCGAGTCATCGACGGACATGAAGATGCCCTCGGTCGTCCCGCAGTCTCGCTCCGTGACGAGCTGGTTCATGGTGGAGTTCATCACCTGCTTGGAGATGTACCCGGGGTCCTTCACGCCCTGCACCTTCTGGATGGTGCCCTTCCGCGCACCGTGCAGCGTGGTCCAGTAGGACGCCACGTCCATGCCCTCGGAGTACGACCGCGGGATGAGGCTCGGCACCACCCGGTTCTTCGCGTCCATCACCAACACGGGACTGCTGATGATCTGCTTGAGCTGCGAGGGCTTGCCGCGCGCCCCGGACTCCACCATGCGGGAGATGTTGGTGGGGTTCTGGGCCAGGTGCTCGGTGTTGAGGCGGTCGAGGGAGTCATCGAGGTCCTGGAAGATCTTGACGACCCGCTCGTCCTTCCGCTGCTTGCTCCCGGGACCCTGCCGGATGCGGTCCGCCTGGGCCTCGGCCGCCTGCATCATGGAGTCCCGCTCCTTCCGGTTGATGACCTCGAAGTCGTCGAGGCCGATGGAGAACCCTACGTCGAAGGTGTGCTCGTTGCCGATGTCCTTGAAGGCGTTGGCCACCTTGCCGTAGTGGTCAGGGTTCTTCTTGGCGATGGCCGTCAGCACCTTCTTGGTGGTCCCCTTGTCGTAGACCCGCATCTGGGAGACAGGCTTCTTCCCGGTCTCCCGCAGCTCCGGCGGCAGGTGCCGCTCGATGTCCAGCCGGCCCACCGTAGTCTCGTGCCCAGCCACGTGGATGATGTCCGTCCGGTCGATACGTCCCCGACGCCAGGCCGCCCGCGCGTCTTCTCCCGTCTTGAACGTGTGCCGCGTGCGCTTCCCGGGCTTCGACGCCAGGTAGAGGCCGAGCAACGCTTCGTGCCCGGGCGTGTGCATCACGGCACCCGTGCTCGAGCTGAACAAGTTCTTGGACGGGTACATGCCATGCGCTTCCTTCACCGCCTTCGAGGTGAGGGGCAGGTACACGCTCATGGCGTCGCCGTCGAAGTCAGCGTTGTAGCCCGAGACGACGAGGGGGTGGATTTCGATGGCGCTGCCCTTCACCAGCCTGGGCTTGAAGGCCATCACGTTGAACATGTGCAGAGCGGGGTCGCGCTTCAGTAGAATGGGGCGCTCCTGCACCGCACGCTCCAACGCCTTCTCGGCCGCGGGACCGCGGGCCTTGACCTCGTTGATGGCGTCGAGCATCTTCCAGCCCGCCCGGGCGAGGTCGCGCTCGATGAAGGGCTGGTACAGCGACCAGGCCACCTTCTCGGGCACCCCGAGCTCGTCGAGGTCCATGCCCGGCTCCGGGATGATGATGGACCGGGCCGAGAAGTCCTGGCGGCGCTTCATCACGCGCTTCTGGAAGTAGCCCTCCTTGGGCTGATCCCCCGAGATGATCTTGAGCACTCCCTGGTAGTCGCGCGGGCCCGGCGCAGCCGCGGCGCCGACACCCATCAGGGCCTTGACGCCATCGTACAGCTCGGAGCGCACCGTCTCCATGTGGGCTGCGGGCAGGCCTGCCCGCTTGTTGCTCCGGAGCACGTCGTTGGAGGCCGCGATGCCCTTGTAGAGGTAGTTCAAGTCGTTGGACGAGAGGGAGCCGTCGTCCTTGACCGTTACGGGGCGCATGATCGGCGGGACGACGGGCACGGACTCCATCATGTAGACCGTGGGGTCGAGGTTGTTGGCCTCCAGGGCCTTGAGGATGCGCAGCTGCTTGTGCAGCTTGCTCCGCGTGGCTCCCTTCGCAGTCGCGAGCTTCGCAGTGATGGCTTCCCGCTGCTCCGCGACGTTGACGTCCTCCAGCAGGGCCTTGATGGCCTCCCCGCCCCGCTTGCCCTTGACCTCCACCCGTCCCGCGACGATGTCCGCGTAGCGCTTGCGGGTGATGTTGAGGAGCTTCTTGACCGCGTCCTCGAAGAGCGGGTTCGGCATGGGCTCGGCGAGCTTGAAGTGTGCCCACTTGTCCCCGAGCATGCCGCCCGTGATGTCCTCGTCGAACAGCCCGCCCTTGAGCGGACGCAAGTCCTTGCCGCGCACCACCAGCCCGGGATCCTTGAGCTCCCCGGCCGACATCGACTTCACCTGCTCCTCGGTGAACGGGACCAAGGTCAGGCTGTTCCCGTGCTTCCGTGCGTCGACGCGCATGGCGTTCAGGTAGGAGAGGAACTTCTCGTAGGCGAAGGGCACCTTCGGGGGCGGTAGCGGCGTCCCTTCTCGCAGGGCATCCCACAGCTCGTGGTTGCGGGACGACTTGTAGGCGAACATCTCGTGGAGGTTCTCCCGGGCTCCGTGCGCCAGCATGGAGTACATCCCGAGCTCCCCCAGAGCCTGCCCCCCGTGGGGAGCGCCCCCGGCCGGCGCGTGGTTGATGTCGTAGGGCGCGCCGGGACCGCCGGCACGGGCAGAGACCTTCTTGCCCACCTGGTGCTTCAGCTTGACGATGTACTGGTTGCCCGCCAGGATGCGGTTGGGGAAGGGCTTCCCCGTCCGAGGGTCGATGAGCTCGTCGCGGTCCTGCAGACCCTCGGCGGCCAGGTCCTCCTTGACCATCGCCAGGTAGTCCTTCTCGGCCTCGAAGTTGCGCACGCCGTAGGGCTTCCCGCGCTTCTCGGCCACCTTACCCGCCGCGGTCTCCAGGATCTGCCCGAGGTTGATGCGCCCGGGCACGCCCAGGGGGTTCAGCGCGATCTCGACGTGCTCCTTCTCGCCGTTCTCTCCCTCCTTCCAGGGCATCTCGGACACCGGGATGATGCGCGTGATGACGCCCTTGTTGCCGTGCCGCCCGACGACCTTGTCGCCGATCTGGGCGGGCTCTCGGGTCTTGACGTAGACCGTGACGTCCTTGCCCTTGCGCACGACCTCGGTGACCTCGCCCTGGTAGGGCTTGTCCCACACGACGGAGCGGTCCCGGTACTTGTCAGGCCGCCCTCGGCGGAACTCCCGGATCTGCTTGCGTGCCTTGGTCATGGGGGGCTTCCGCAGCACCATGATGAGCGGGTCACCCTCGTTGAGGATGGTGCCGGGCTTCACGATGCCGTCCTCCCCCACACCGCTCAGCTGCCCCTTGCCGAAGACGTAGGGGTACTCTGCCAGGAAGGTCTTCCGGCTGAGGATCGTGTCGGCATCCCGCGCTGTGGACTTCTTGTAGAGGTGGCGCGACGCCAGCTTCCTCGCAGCGGCCTCCGAGATGACGATGCCGTCCTCGAAGTTGTACCCCATGAAGGGGATGTAGGCGGTCCGCAGGTTGGTTCCGAGCGCCAGCGTCCCGTCCTTGGTGAAGGTGGAGTCCGCGAGGAGCTGCCCCTTCTCGACCTGGTCACCCTTCTTGACCTGGACGTCCATGTCGTAGAGGGAGGTCCCGTTCAGCGGGAAGTTGCGGTAGATCTGGACCTCGTGGTCCTTGTCCCCGTCGTTGATGATCACCGCGTCCTTCTTCACCGTCTTGACGACCCCGGCTACGGGGGCCCGGCGAGAGGCGTACAGGCCAAGAGCCTGTTCGAAGGTACCCCCGCGGTCCATCTCGACCTGCACCAGGGGAGCCTCCCGGTGCTCCAGGGGCACGGCCTGTTCTTGCTGCTTGGCCGCGGTCATGGCGCGGTTGCCCTGGTTGTTCTGCAGGAAGGGCACCAGGTTGGACGCTACGCCGAACAGGCTGCGTGGGCTGGGGAGTACGTAGTCGACCTCGCTCGCAGGGACCGTGACGACCTCTCCACCACGAGTAGCCTTGACCTTGGCGTGACGGGCTACCAGCTTCTTCCCCTTCCGCTCGTACTGATCGGGGAAGGCCACCGTCTGGTCGAGCACGTCCGCGGGCTGCATGCGCCGCGTCCTCCCCGTCCGGGCGTCCACCAGCAGCGTCTCGAGCTCGTTGCCGACCTTCTTCACACCGAGCGGCAGCGAGAGGGTCACTCCCGTCTTGTCGCTCTCCGGGGTGTGGATGGGGTCGAGGAAGCCGAGGTGCGACGGGCTGATGAGCTTGGACTCCTCGGACACCACGTGCGCCGACTTGTAGCCTCCCTGCTCGCCCATGATGGTGGTCTTGAGCTGGCCGGCGAGCATCTCCAAGGGGTTGGTCTGCTCGGGGTTCACCGTCAGGTCAGAGGTGAAGTAGCCCTGCACTGCCCGGTCGAACGGATCGGCCTTCACCACGCGGCGTACGTTGCGCGTGCGCCCGCTGGCCAGAGCGTTGGCCAGCTTCCGGCGAATGCTCGGCGCCGCACGCTTCAAGCGGCCGTCGATGAAGTCGTCGATGGTGTGAACGGACTGGAACTCCAGCGAAGTCTTCGGGTCATCCTCCCGGCGCCCCTTCGACATGTCGAGGAGGTTCTCGGTCGCGCGCAGGAGGACCTCGTTGTCGACAGTCTCGAACTCGGCGCCCAGCGTCTTCTTGGTCGTGTCCGCCCGCAGCCGGGTCTTACCGAGCAGCTCGCGGAACAGCCCAGCGTGCCTCATGGGATCCGCGGGCTGCTTCTTGTTCACCGCCTTGTAGAAGCGGGAGTAGACCTGCTCGGCCGAGGCCCGCTCTCGATTCTTCTGCACGATGGCAGCTCCCCAGCGCTGCTCGAGTTCCCGGTCGGAGACCCCGGCACCCTTCAACAGGTGGTACAGCGGGATGTTGGAGTTGCCGTGCTGCAGGTAGTAGACCGCCTCCTCGGGATCGAACCGCACCTTGAAGGTACGCCCGTTGGCGAACTGGTCCCTGTTGGCCAGGTTGAACTCGGCCAACAGCGCGCCGTTGCTCGCCGTGCGGTGGTACACGCCGGACTTCTGCCGGAACTGGGTGAGCGCCTGGTACTCCCGCCCCTTGACGATGTAGCCGAACCTGTCCGTGGTCTTGGGCAGGTGCATCAGCAGGACGCGCTTGCGGTCGATCTCCTGGCCCTCGCGCTCGAGCACAGCATCCCCGTACACGGGCACCGCCCAGGTCTTCCCCTCCTGCAGAGCTACCCGCTGCGAGCGCAGGTCATGCGTGTCGAGGTTGTCGTCGACCTCCACGTTCTTGAGGACGACGCGGCCGCCGCGCCCCTCCACGGGGAAGAGCTCCATCAGGGTGGACGAGACCTTGCTCTTGAGGTCAGCGAACTGTTCGTCAGGGCTCAGGTACGGCATGAGGGGCTCCTACGGAAGCGCTCACATTCTCGCATAAGGACTATGACGCCAACTACCACGACTTGGAGGTAACCCGCGTGCACGGTCCCCGTACCCACACTGATGAGCTCTGGGATGACCTGGAGTTCGGCCTGAACCCCTACGACGACGAAGACGACTACGACGACCCTGACTTCGACGTCGATGACGAAGAGGACACCGACTGATGCTGTTCACCGCCTTCTGTACCTGCGCCATCGCCTGGGGAGCTCTCCTGGGCGTCAGCGACTCGTAGCTCAGATCACCGCGTTCTGGCGACGTGGGGGCCTCTGCTCTGGCAGCGGCTCCTGCGTCGCCGCCCTCACCTCGCTCATCTTTTGCAGGATGAGCTTGTGCAGGGAGGGGCTCTGGCGAGCCATGTCCTGGAGGACCCGGGACTGCTCGTGCTGCTCCAGGCCGAGCAGGCGCTTGGCCCAAGCATCGGCCAGCTCGATGACGTTGACGTTGCTGACGTGCTGCTGGGCAGGCGGTCGACCGGGAGCCTGGGGCTGGCCTGCTGCCAGTGCGGGATCCTGCCCGGGTGCCGGGGGCTGGCTCCCCATCACCTGCGTCTGCTCCCGCTGCAGGCTCTCCTGATGCTTCCGCATCATCTCCTCGGCGCGGATCTGGAACTTGGTGGCGACCTGCTGGGACTCGCCCTGTGCCTCCGCCTGGGCCAGCTGGTCCTGCCGCTGCACATCGTGCGCGCGTCGCTGCTCCTGCTCGATGAGGCGCAGCTCCTCGAGGGAGTCCTTGTCGAAGTCGGCCAACAAGCTCTTGTCCGACAGCTTCTTCATCTGGTTGAGCGACAGCAGCAGCTGCTTCATCTGCATGTCGTCGGCCATCTTGAAGGACTTCATCCGGGCCGAGACTGGCTGCCAGTTCATGAACCGGGAGACGCTCGGGATCAGGAAGTGCTGGATGAAGTGGTGCAGCATGTCCCGGTACATCAGGAAGTGGTTCTCCAGCATGCGCATGGAGACGCTCGAACCTGACCAGGTCAAGCCCCCGAAGGCGAACTCCTGAGGAACCCCCATGCCCACGACGATGTGCTCGGACCAGGCTCGGATCTCCTGCACAGGCATCAAGCTGCGCCCCGTGCCGCCCACACGCTGGTACCCCACGGGGAGCGGCAGGATCGGCTTGTGGTTGGGGTCCATGCGCCACTTGACCAGCTCGGTCTCGATGCGCCGCTTCCAGTCGGAGAGGTTGACGTGCAGGTAGGGGTTGGCGTGGGCGTCGGCCGTGCTGGGGAACAGGATGTCCAGCGGGACCAGGTGCTCGAGCATGATGGCTTCGTTCGCCTTCTTGAGCACCTGCAGGTAGAAGCTGTCCTTGAGCGCAGGCAGGATGGGCGGGTAGCCCCAACCGGAGTCGTTCCCGCTGACGGAGGGTGTCGGCGCTCGGAAGTGGAAGACGTTGCCCGCCACGAGCTGCACAGGGCGCCGGTGACGCGCCGCCCGGATGAAGGTGTGCGGCATCTCCTCGAGGTAGGGCTTGTGCTTGTTCACGATCTTGGCCCGGATGCGCTCGGGGATCGTGTAGGCGTACTCGGATGCCTGGGTGATGGGGTTGAACTCGATGGAGATCGACGAGGGGTCCCAGCGGATGATCTTGATGCCTCTGTAAGAGAGGTACCACTCATCCTTGACCTCGGCCGGCGCCGTGGTGCCGCACTTCGGGCAGTTGAGCTCGTAGCTGAAGTTGCGGAACGTCCACTCCTGCTGGTACTTCAGCCGCTTGATGCGCTCGCGGAAGCCGCAAGAGCGGCACCCGAGGTACTTGTGGAAGGGGTAGAGCAGGCTGACGATGCAGTTGCCGTAGGTGTGGTAGTCCAGTCCACCCTCGAACATGAACCGCTGGATGTTCAGCACCCGGAAGAGCAAGTCCTCCCAGCGCTCCTTGTTCTTGCCGAACCCCTCCATGGGCTCGTCTTCGATGATGAGCCGCGTGATGGGGTACGACGCCATCTTGCGGGTCGTCGAGCTGATGAGCGGGTTGGCGACGGCATGGTAGCGGCACCACTTGAAGAGGTGCTTGACCGTGGTGGGCAGCTCCATGTGAGCCGCATCCCACCAGGCCGAGGGGTACTTGAAGCTGTTGTTCCTCCCATCCAGTGAACCGAAGGCGTAGCTGCTGCTGCCGCTCATGCGGTACCCGGAGGATGGACCGAAGCCGCTACCCGACATAGGCTTAGCTCAGGACCTTGGCGCCCACAGCACCCGCACCGACCGCTCCCAGGCCGACGCCCGCAGCAGCGGTACCGGGGTTCCGCGCGGCGAAGTTCATGGCGTTGGCTCCGAAGACCCGCGCCCGCGTCTTGAAGCTGGCCTTCTTGCCGGCCTTCCAGTAGCCACGCTTGCCCTGCTTCACGCCCTTCCGCAGGCCGCGGATGCCAGCGGTAGCCGCCCCGCTGCCCGTGGGCGCCGCCTTGGAGATGATGCGGTGGCCCGCCGACTTCAGCCCCTTCTTGATGGGGGTGAACCAGCCGGCGGCGATCTTCTCGAGCTCTTCCTCGAACGCCATGAGGATGATCTGTTCCCTGACGGTGTCGTACTGGCTCATCGTAGCTCCTGGAGGATCTGCGGAAGTTGGCGCAACTGCGCCTGCACCTGCTGATTGTACTCCGCTCGTGCCTTCCTGACCTCTATGACGTGGTTGGCCTGCACCTCGGCCGCTGTCGAAGGCGTCGTGATGTAGCGGTTCCCAACACGCTGTAGCACGGCAGCCACCTGACCTACGTCCCGAAGGATGCCCTTGGTGCTATCGTGGTCCGCCAAGGTCGCCTGTGCAAGGTCGAGAGGCTCCTCGAGGTACCACACGCCGTCGTAGAGCAGCGCACTGACGATGTACTGCAGCACCTCGGCCGAGTAGGCACGCGAGGCGTCCAAGACGCGCGCCACGTCCAACGCGATCGCGATCTCGTGCGCATCGGGGGGCTGAGCGTGGCTGAAGACCGCGCCGTGTCCGAGGATGGCCGCCGTCACGTTCTCGAACACTCCCCAGTCGTGCCAGAACGAGGGCTGCCGGTGCATCAGACGCACCGCCTGGATGCGCTCCTGCGTCATCGCACCCACGGGGACGCCTCCACGCTCTTCCAACTCGAGGAAGAGCGCCTCGGAGTCCCAGTCGATGTACTCGGGGCCGAGCAACTGCAGAAGCAGCGTTGTGAGGGGCTGCACGTGAAGCCCCATCCCGTCCTCGAACGGTCTCGCGGGCTGGAAGAGGGGCTTCACGTGCCCTCCTACTGCAAGTCGGTGACGCTGGAGGCCATGTTGGCCAGGATCTGCCGCTGCGGGAGCGGCATGGACGTGAAGATGGCGACCGGGTTCTTGCAGAAGGCGTTGGCGAGCTTCTCTCCGAAGCGCTCGACCAGCACCTTGCGCCCGTACTCCGCCAGCGAGCGGAGCTCATCCTCGGACACGGAGAGGATGCCCGCCTCGTAGCGCGCCTTGTCGGCAGCGGTCTTCACCGTCCACCCGAAGGTGGAGTAGTAGGGATCCGCGATGCCCTGGTCCCACAGACGATCCAGCCCGTGGCTCTCATCGAAGGTCTGCAGCGCCGCGGCGAACTCGTCGGGCGGGAGCGCGGTGCGCTGGGCCGCGACCTTGGTCAACTCGGCGCGCACCTTGGGCGTGGCCCCGATGTCCACCAGGTACGCGGCGCGGGCGGTGAGGTGTCCCTGCAGCCCGGGGGAGTAGTCGTTGCCCGCGTACTGCGCGACCGCCCCCTCCACTGGGAGCCCTGCACGCTCGGCCACACTGGCGACCTTGGTGGCGAACTCGCGTCGCTGGCCGGGGGCAAAGCCCCGCAGGTGCCTGTCCAGGTAGGTCATAGCGGTGCGGGCGTCCTGCGCGCTGGCCAGGGGGTATCGCTTCTCGTCCTCGAGGGCGTAGACGACGTCGTCCTCGGGAAGAGCCTCGGCCTCCTTGATGATCTCGCGACGCTGACCCGTGATGTCGACCAGGTTGGTCGTGGGGGGTCCGTCGTGCCTCGAGGCTGCCTCCACCAAGCTCTGCGGGGGGTCGATCTGGAAGTGATTGCAGGCGAGCAGGAGGTTGGCCGCCGCGACCTTCTCCGCCTCTTCCGGCAGCACGTCATGGGTGGCGTGGAAGTAGAGCGCCGACAACCAGGTGTTCCCCACGTCGTTGGTGGGGAAACGCCTCAGCGTGCCCTGCTGATCGCTCATCACCAAGGCGTACTGGTTGTTGTGCGCGCTCTCCGCCAGGACCGCAGCAGTCTTGACCAGCGGCGGGAGGTCCGAGGGGTCAGGAACGAAGCCTTGGAGGATCCGACCTTCTCGGTCGTCGTAGAAGTCGATCACCTGGGTCCGAAGGTCCATGGGTACTCTCTCGGCTGGGGGCACAGGATGCCGAATATCGCGCATAAGGAGACTGGTCGCATCAACACCATTAGCACAGGAGGAGCCCCCGTTGCCACCGAACGACAGGCTCTACCAGCAGCTCCGCCGGGGTAACACGGCGGCGCAGCCCCCTCCGCAAGAGCAGTTCTCCTTCCAGGGAAGCTCCAGCAGTCCTTTTCGTCCCCCGCGAGCTGCTCCCGCCGCTCCCACACCAGCACCCGTGCAGGCTCCCGTGAGAACTACCACCCAGACCCTCCGCCAGCCTACCGTCCGCACCAACGTCGCCCCCGCCCCGCCGCCGGCCGCCACGCCGCCCCGTCAAGCCGACGGTGACCGCCCCTCCGCCTACGCTCCCGTCGCCGCCCAGAAGCCGGGGGAAGTGCGCAAGTGGAAACGCCCCTCGTTCTGGGACATCATGAAGGACCTCGGCCTACGCATGGTCGAAGCCGGGGTGCAGGCGATCGCCGCCGAGGTCGCCTACTTCTTCACACGTCGGCGCTTCGGCTCCAAGTACCACCAGGGCACGTCATGATGTCCCTGGGGAAGCTACTGGCGGCAGCCAAGGCCCCGTGGATAGCCCAGCATGAAGTAGCGGCCGGGGTCGGCGTGTCCCCGGAGCACATTCGCCGCATCTTCCTCGGAACGTCCTACCCGTCGGGGGAGCTGCTGGAGTACTTGCTCAACGCCCTCGAGGTTCCGCCCGACAGGCGCTTGGTCGCCTGGCGCCTCCTCGCCGAGCACCAGCTCGACCCCGAGGTGCGTGCCCACGTCACCCTCTCTCCACACCCAGATGTTCTGCTCAGAGACATCGCAGCCCTGGCTGCCGTCGAAGCCGAGAACGTCCTGCGCCTGCAGCTGGACGCCCGGGAGCGCAAGGCGCTACGGGAGGCCCTCGAGCAGAAGCTGACCGCCGCAGTGAGTCGCCCATGAAGTACCGCCGCATGGACCCGCGCAAGGGCTACCGAGGGGACTACCTCTGGCTGCCCCTGGAGCACGTACCCAACCGAGCGGGTATCCAAGCCTCCCTGACCTTCCCGCTCTCCGACAAGGCGCCTGTGTGTGCCTGGGGAACCACCAGCACGCACCTCGTGGTGCCTCGTGCATTCATCCCGCCCAGCGATGAGGACCAGTACGACTTCGAGATCGTGGATATCCGGCCCAAGAGGTTCCCCCAGGTGGAGATCGGCCCCCTGACCTACGATCTCCGCGGGCCCATTCAGCGCATGGGCTACGCCTCGATGGTGGACGAGGGGGACGGTGTGCTCGCCTTGCTGCCAGGCAAGGGCAAGACGGTCGTCGCCATTCACGCCATGGCCGCGCTCGGCATGCCTGCGCTCGTGGTCGTTCATACCAAGGACCTGCTCTACCAGTGGATCACTCGCCTGACGGAGCACGCATCCTTGGAGCGCGAGGACATCGGCATCGTCCAGGGGACGACCATGGACTGGGAGAAGCCTGTCACCCTGGCCATGATTCAGACCCTCGCAGCCAAGTACGATGACCTCCCCGTCGAGATGCGGAACCACTTCGGGATCGCGGTCTACGACGAGGTGCACCACCTGGGAGCGCCCTGGTTCAACACGACGGCTCCCCTCTGCGGAGGTGTTCGTTGGGGACTGTCCGGGACGCCGCTGCGGGCCGATGGCCTCGACCGGCTCTACATGGCGCACATCGGCGGGGTGCTGTTCGAGAGCATGCAAGCAGACATCGTACCGGAAGTCTTCTTCGTGAAGACGGACATCAACCCTACGAAGGAAGACCTGGCGTCGATGTCTACGTCCTCTGGGGCGAACCTGGCCAAGCTCTACAACTGGTTGGCCGACTGCGACGAGCGCAACGACATCATCTGCAACATGCTCTGGGGCGCTGTGCAGGACGGGCGCAAGCCCCTCGTGCTCTCGGAGCGGGTCAACCACCTGAAGTTCATGGCGTCCTTCCAGTGGCCCACCCCACACGGGCTCATCTACGGCGGCGTGAAGGGAGAGGCCCGGGAAGAGATCCTGCAGAGCTACGACCTCGTCTTCGCTACGACACCGCTGGCCAAGGAAGGTCTCGACCGCAAGGACCTCGACACCATCTTCATCTGCATGCCCTTCGTAGACGAAGGACGCCTCCGCCAGATCATCGGGCGCATCCAGCGCAAATGCGCCGGGAAGAAGCCGCCTGTCGTCGTGGTCATCTACGACAACTTGATCCCATCCGCGCGAAACATGTGCAACAAGCTCATGCACCACCTCGCCGGCTTCCAGTACCCCTACGCTGTTCAGGAGAGACCCGCAGTATGACCATGCCCACCCAGGAGAAGCAAGACCTCCTCATGGCCCTCTGGGAAGAGTACGCTGCCTGCGAGCTGTGCGCACTGGCCCACCCGGAAGGCCGCGACCGACGTCACATGGTCTTCGGCAGCGGCAACCCCGATGCGAAGGTCGTCATCATCGACGAGGCTCCCGACGAGCACGAGGACGCCTCGGGCAAGATCTTCAGCGGGAACGACGGTGCCCTGCTCGACAGCTACCTCGCCGGCGTGCACTCCAGCCGAGCGGAGGTGTTCCTGCTCAAGGCCGTAGGCTGCCGCGCCACCCGCGCAGAGGACGACGGCTACCTGCGGCACAGGCCCGCGGCCAAGGAAGAGGTGCAGGCCTGCCAGGCACGGCTGCACCGGGTCATCGAGATCATCGACCCCTACGTCCTCCTGGTGCTCGGGAACACGGCCATCAAGGCGCTCCTCAAGGTGCGCCCCAGCGTCACCTCCATGGCGCGCAACCCGACGGTACCCACCTACGACGCCTACACGCAGGGCCAATGCACGCTCGTGAAGCGCACGGCCTACGTGAGCTTCCCCATGCAGTACCTGCTGCGCCCCGAGAACGCTGCCATGGAGCACGGGAGCGACCGCCACCACGCCTTCCGTACCTGGCTCAAGGCGTTCCAGACCGCCGACATGTACCACCACATCTACACCGGGGCCACCCTGCCCACCCGAGGAGAGTGACGTGCCGGACACCACTTCCATCGAACACGACCTACAGGCCCTCGCCAAGCTGCACCGCAGACGGCGCGACATCGAGGAGTACCTGGAGGACAACGCCAGAGCGGCGAAGGTGCGCGAGCTCCGCGATCACATCTCCCTGCTCGAGGGCCAGATCGCTCAAGAGCAGCTCCTTCTGCGCGAGCAGGAACTGGACACCTACCAGGACCTCGACACCGTGACCGAAGAGATCGCAGCCACCGAAGAGCGCATCAAGGAGAACATCCGCGCCCTCCCGGACACCGACCTGGCCGCAGGCCTCCGCCTCGAGGCTGACAACACCCCGTGGCAGGTCACCTCGTCGCGCATCCAGGTGGACAGCTCCTACTCGGACGGCCTGCTCGTCCAGTGCCCCGAGCTGCGCACGCTCGAGGTGGACGGCGACCCCGTAGTGCGCCAGGTCATCGACGCCGACCTGGTGGACCGCCTCGTGGCCCAGGGCGACCTGACGGAAGACGTCGTCGCCCCCTTCAAGCGCACCTCGCGCCGCAAGCACCCTCAGATCCGTATCAAGGAGCTCTCCGATGAGTGACTCTCCGTTCCGCCGCCCGCCCGACTCGGGCAAGCGCGGCTCCGTGGCCACGGCCCGGCGCCCGGGCTCCCCTCCTCACCAGATCGCTCGCCCGACCGAGGCGCCTCCGCTCGACCCGCGAAAGGCGCTCCCCCCGCACCCTGCCAGCGTCGGCATCTCCATCGCTATCGGCACCTCGACCGAGTTCTCCCGAGAGAAGGTCGAGGTCACGGCCTGGTGCACGGTCCCTTGCGGGATTACCGAGCCAGAGAAGCGCGCGGCCCTTCAAGACTGCGTGGACTTCGTCAAGTCGGAGCTGCACGCTCGGCGCGACGAGATCGTCGCCGAGTTCTTCCCGGACATCGCTTCCAGCGGAGGCTGACATGGCCCAGATTCCCCCCAACAACGACATCGCGCACGTCGTGGTGGGCGAGCTTCGCGTTCGCTTCATCGGCGGGCTCAACCCCCTCGCCAAGATGTCCTTCATGGACCCAAACGGCAACACCGTCTCCTTCCTCACCTACGGGGCATGGAGCGAGCGGTCCCTGCAGATCCTGCACGCCCTCAAGGAGTCCATCGAGGACGACGTGGCCGCACACCTGACGCGGCACACCCCGCCGCCGGCCCACCGGCCCCTCGACGACGACCCCTTCGATGAACCGCCGCAGCCCAGCGGGGGGCTCTCCTTTGCGGGATAGGGTTGACGGTCTCCTCCCAGCCCTCTAGAGTCAGCGAGCTGCGCACTCACTTCACCTGAAGCAGCGGACCCCCTGCGGCGCAGAGCAGGGAGGGTCCAGTACGCGGAGGAGGCATGAACCTCGATCTGGCGCTGGTCGCAGCAGTGCTGGAAAGTAGAGACTTGGCGGAGGCGCTGAAAGCGGGGGCGCATCCCTCGCTGCTCGGCGACGAAGCCAAGCTGTTCTGGGACGTGATCACCGAGCACTACGAGAACCACCACGAAGTGCCGTCCGTCCCCTACTTCCAGGGACTCTGCCCCACCTACCAGCACCACACCCCGTCCGACGGCCTCTCGGCCATCATCGCTGAGCTCCAGACCTACAAGCTCGGCTCCGAGATCGACGACGCTCTGCACCGCACGGCAGAGGTCAACGTAGGCGATCCCTGGGCAGCCAAGAAGTTCCTGGTGGACGCTGCCGATCGGATCAACCTACTCAACCAACGGGGACGCACGGACCTCGTGGTCGGGTCCGATCCGGACGCCATCTTCAAGAAGCTCGAGCGTCTCCAGACCGGGCAAGGCCTCCTGGGCTACCCCTGGCCCTGGGACCTGTTCAACAACAACTCGGCCGGGCTCTGTCCTGGCAACCTCATCTACATCTACGGGAGACACAAGACCCGGAAGACCTTCCTCCTGCTGTTCCTCGCCCTGTTCTATGAGGCTCTCGGCCTCCGTGTGCTCTTCTTCACGCGGGAGATGACCGCCGAAGAGCTGGAGTGGCGTGTCATCGCTATCCGAGGGCAGTTCGACTACGGGCGCCTGCTCAAGGGAGACGTCTCGCCCGCTGGGATGCAGCGCATAGAGCAGCTCCTCCGCGACCTCCGGACGCGAGGCAAGCTCATCTTCACCGATGTCGAAGGTGGGCTGAGCGGGTTCAAGGGCAAGGTCGAGGACGTCAAGCCGCACATCATCATCCACGACTACTGGAAGGCGATGGCCGACGATGCGATGGCCGAGAAGTCCAACGCACGCGAGCACGTCTACGTGGCGCGCACCATCGACATGCTCAAGGCCTACCTGATCTCCAAGGCGAAGCTGCCGGCTATCATCTGCGGGCACGCCAACCGGGAAGGGGACAAGACCCGTGGGCGCAGCTCGGTGGAGCACGCCTGGTCGGACCACATCGCCCGCAAGGTGGACCTCGCGCTGCGCATCATCTGCAACAAGCAACAGGACCTCCTCGCCCTCATCCCCAACGCCGCTCGTGGCATGAACGAGGAGATCTCCCTCACCATCAGCGCTCGCCTGTGTGACGGCTTCGGCCAGGCCGTAGCCGACAACACCTCGTGGGTCGAAGAGTACAACGCCAACGAAACGTCTGCCGAGCAGAGCAAGAAGCGCACAGGGGCCGCCCCCGCTGGGGACATTCCCACGAAGGTGGACCTGAGCAGCTTCAAGCCCCCTCGCCGGCCGACTGGAGGATAGCCGAAGCCGATGCTCTCGGACAAGATCAGGAGGCTGGCAGAGCGCTACTTGCGCAACGTGCGCCCTTCTGGTGAAGGGAACCTGCGTGCAGAGTGCCCGTTCCACAAGTCCAAGTCAGCCTCGCGCTCGCTCTACGTCACCAAGGAAGGGAGCTGGACCTGCTTCTCCTGCCACGCGGGCGGGTCCGTCTACCACCTCCTCTACAAGCTGGGCCTCTCCGGAGAGCGCGTACAGCAGGAGATCGGGGAGCTGCGGCTCCCGCCTCCCCTGCCCGAACTGGCCCAGCGGAAGCTGGAGGGGAAGCAGGGGTGGGAGTGGCACGTCCTGCCCGAGTACGTGCTCGGCGCCTACAACCAGTGCCCCCTCAAGATGCTCGACCTGGGCTTCTCCGAAGACATCCTCCAAGAGATGTTCATCGGGTATGACGCGAGCCGCGACCGCATCACCTTCCCCATCCGAGACTATCTCGGGAGGCTCGTGGGTATCAGCGGACGCGCCTACGACGACTGGGTAGAGCCTCGCTACTACGTCTACGAGAAGGAGTTCCACGATATCGTTCCCGGCTACACGGGGGCCAACCGCAAGCACCTGTACGCCTTCGACCGCATCTACGCCGCGCGCTTCTTCGCAGATGAGGGAGCGCGGCCGCCGCTGGTCATCGTCGAGGGCTACAAGGGATGCCTGTGGTGCATAGAGCACGGCTTCCCGCACACCGTAGCCCTGCAGGGCTCCACGCTGACCAAGCAGCAGGAGCGCCTCATCACACGGCTCCGGGGACCCTACTACGTCCTCTTGGATCACGAGCCTGGAAAGGGCGTCTACTTCCCCGACCCGGACAAAAACCGGCGGTGTTCTGCGATAAGGATTGCACAGCGCCTATCGCGAAGTGGGCGTGCCTACGTCTGCCTCTACCCGGACGGTTCCCCCGAAGGAACGAGCCCGGATGACCTTGACACCACTCACCTCTCAGCTGCCGTGACAAACGCCAAGACCATCGGTCAGCTGGCCACCCTACCAGGCGTTGCCTGGACACGACGAAGTCGAAGAAGGAGTACCCCATGAGCTGGAGTGCATTCCGCAATGCCCGCCGCCAGGCGGAGCAGCTCGCGCCGACCACGGCCTACGATCCGTGGGAGGCCGAGATCTACAAGATCGCTGCGGGCGAGCGTGGCATGGTGCGCGTGCTCGCGCCGGCCAACGATGAGCTGCTCGTGCTCAAGCGTCACTGGCTGCCCGGCGCCGGGCCCCGTACCTGCACCAGCGAGTGGCCCGGGTTCGAGGGTCACTGCGTCTACTGCCACTACCTCCACCAGGCCCAGCAGGCCCGGAACGCCGGAGGTAGCCTCACGGAACAGCAGCAGAAGGACATCGACAAGCTGTACCCGCGCCTGGTCTACGCCATCGAGGTCATCGACCTGCGCTTCTACCACCGGGTCAAGGGCTCCGACGGCAAGATCGCCTTCGAGCGCTGCATGTCCGACGAGATCCTGCCCCAGCGCAACCGCTGCCGCTTCTGCAACAGCCACGACCCCTCCGTCGCCGAGCGCTTCATGGGCGGGCACAAGGTCTGGGAGATGGGCAAGACCCACTTCCAGCAGCTGTACGCGGTCAACGACATCCTCGGGCAGACCTGCCTGCACTACGACCAGGCCACGGGCCAGGTCTGCGGTCAGGACGTGTTCCCCGTCGAGTTCGTCTGCCCCCACTGCCAGATGCACGCCTGGTTCGAGGAGCATCACCTGCAGACCGAACCCCCCGAGAAGATCCTGGAGTTCATCGAGCAGGAGCACGAGTGCCCCAAGTGCGGGAAGCGCGGCTACCCCAAGGAGATCCAGATGTGCGCCAGCGAGGCGCATGACCCCGTCCCGGCTACCGTGTTCGACAAGACCCTCGAGGTCAACTGCGCGGGCGAGGTCAAGACCGACCGTTCGGGCCGTCAGCGGAAGTACACCACGCTGAACTTCGACCGCAGCCAGCCCTTCTCCAACATCCACAACGACCTGCAGGGCTACGGGCTGGACGACGCCGAGCTCAAGGCGCTGCTCCAGCACTGGGACCTGCACCACCGCTTCCGTCCCGAGCGCGTGGACCGCTCCAAGTTCAGCTCCGACGCCGAGTACGTGGCGGCCGTGCTGGACGTGCAGGCCAAGCAGCTCAAGCGCCCCAACCCCTACCAGGCCCAGACCCAGACCCGCTCCGCCCCCTGGGGCGGTGGCGGAGGCCAGCGGCAGTTCCGCCGGCCCCAGTAGATAGATGGGCTGGCATGAGCGGTCAGACGCCCTGCGGTGCTTGAGGCACCGCTTGGCCCTGGCCCACATGCACACCCTCGTACAACTCGAGCTCGGTGACGTGGCACAGGCGAGGAGGTCCTACGAGGCCTACCTCCGCCTGTGCCACACCCTCGCCGTGCGTCCCAAGAGGAGGCTGAGTGTTCTTTTTGAGCAAGGAGTCAACCCGCCAGATGGGTGACAACGTCGTGCTGCTGCAGCTCGACGACGGGCGGGTGTACCTGGGCAACACGCAGTGGTGCCTACTCCTCCCGCACAGCGGCTTGCTGCCCGCCCACGCCAGGGACATCCTGGCCCAGGCGGGCGATGCCCCGGTTGACTGGCGCGTCATCTACGCCAGCAGCATCACTCCTGACAGGTTCCTTCCCCCCTACTGCCGCAAGTTCGTCCCCGTGATGGCCGAGGGCTACAACGTCCCCACCATCACCGCCGCGACTGCAGGCCTACCCCGCTACGACGTGCTCACCCGCCGAGACATGCACGCTTCGATGACCGAAGCGTACGTCGCGGGCAAGATGACGACGGTGTACGACTCCGAGCAGGAGCGCGACACCCCCGTTCCCCTGCGCGACAAGGAGCTCTACTACGTCTACAACGACGGCGAGATCTACGCGAGCATCAGCGCTCCGGTGTTCCGCCACCTGCATGCGGCGGGTGTCCAGGTATTCGTGCCCTCCCCCGAAGCGATCTACGACAGCGAGCCCCCGCTCGACGCCCCACCTCCCCTCGTGCTGTTCCACCCGGAGCACCAGGTCATGGGGTACCTCCACCCCGAACGGGACCGCAACGCGAAGGCGCACAGCGGCACCACGTCGGCAGACGGGAGGCCCCTGTGGGTGCACGCCTCCCGCGCCTGCTGGGCAGGTGAGATGCTGTCCTGGGAGCGCCTGCTGTCCTGCCTGGAGACCTACGATCCCCTGCGCTTCGACCAGGACAACCCGTGGAAGCTGCGCCTGGAGAACGGGCAGATCTCCTGGGAGATGAAGGTCGCCGTCTCGTCGCTACGCTGGCACGGCATCTCCGACGCAGACATCGTGCAGGAGATAGAGGCGCGCGCGCCCGAGGCCTACCGGGAGAACCACCGCCGGCTGCTCGAGAATGTCGCTGCCCGCGTAGACGACATCCAGCACCGCCGAGAGCCTCCCGCGGACTGGTGGGTCAAGAACATGCAGCGTAACGCCAGGCTGTACTGCACCGCCCTCGAGACCCTATCTGCCCTGCTCGGCGAGGACCTCCCCATGGGAGATCTCCCGGCCCTCGTACAACTCACCGATCAGCTCGAAGGAGTCGCCTGATGGAGTTCGTGACCGCGGCGCCGCCGCCCGTCTATGTGGACACCCCCGAAGCTGTGGAGGAGAGTGTACGGCGCTGCATGGACGCTACCCTGCTGGGTGCCGACACCGAGACCCTGCAGATCCTCAGCACCACCATCTACACCAACATGACGGACCAGGCCCTGTACACGGGCCTGAGTCCGGACGAGTACACCCGCTACCTGGTGCCGTACCGCTACCTGCGCCACTTCGCCCCCGTGCTGGAGAACGAGCACAGCGTCAAGGCGATGCACAACATGAAGTACGACTTCCACCGCTTCGCCAACGCAGGCATCGCGGTGGGGGGCCACACCTTCGACACGCTCATGGGGGACTTCCTCTACGACGAGGACACGCGGGAGAACCGCCACAGCCTCGACCAGTGCTCGTGGGACTACTTCGGCATCCCGATGGGCAAGTACAAGGAGCTGTTCGGCAAGGCCGACCCTCGCGAGGTCCAGCCTGGGCACGCCCTCTGGGCCAAGTTCCTCGACTATGCGTCCCTGGACCCGTGGGTGACCCGCAAGCTGGCCGAGCACCACATGGAGAAGCTGGGCCAGGTGCGCCTGTGGCCTGACCTCGACACCACCCTGCTCAGCCACTACTGGGACACCGAAGAACCGCAGCTGCTGTGCCTCTTCGACATGGAACGGCGCGGTATCCGCGTGGACCGGGATGGGCTCGAGCACATGGGAGTCTCTCTCCAGCGGGAGATGGACGATGTCGCCTTCGAGCTCAACTGCATGGTCGGGAAGCCTTTCAACCCGAACAGCACCAAGCAGGTGCGCGAACTGCTGTTCCGCGACCTCGGCCTGACGCCGCGAAGCAAGACCCCCGGAGGGGACCCGAGCTGTGACGAGAAGACGCTGAAGTACTTCGTGGGCCAGGGAGTCAAGGAGTGCGAGCTCATCCTGCAGTACCGAAAGGCGTCGAAGCTCAAGGGCACCTACGCCGAGGGCCTGGCGAAGTGGATTCAGGCCGACGGGCGCATCCACACTACGTACTCCGCTACGAAGCTCACGGGCCGTCTCGGCTCGTCCGACCCCAACCTCCAGAACGTCCCTCGCCCGGACAACGACCCCCACGGCATCCGCTCCGTCTTCGTGCCTGACGACCCGAGCCAGTTGCTCATCGTCGCAGACTATGCCCAGCTGGAGATGCGCATCCTCGCGTGCTTCGCGAACGACCCGACCATGATCCGTGCCATCAACGAAGGCCTGGACATGCACTCGTTCACGGCGGCGATGATGATGGGCATCGAATACGACGAGTTCGTCGCGCTCAAGGCCATCGGGGACGCCATCGCGCTCCAGATGCGTCAGGGAGCCAAGAACGTCGGCTTCGGTATCGTCTACGGGATCACCTCGGTGGGCCTGGCTGTCCAGCTCACGCAGAAGCTGGGTCGCGTAGTGTCTCGGGAAGAGGCCCAGGGCTACATCGACCAGTACCTCGCCATCTACCCCGGGGTGCAGACCTACATGGACTCGATGATCGAGCACGCGCGCAAGAAGGGGTACGTGCAGACCATCTGTGGCCGCCTGCGGCGGCTGTCCAAAGCGAAGGCCAAGAACTGGCGCCTGCGAGGGCACGCAGAGAACCAGGCCATCAACGCGCCCATCCAGGGCAGCGCTGCGGACATCGTGAAGAAAGCGATGATCCGCCTCAACAACGACGCCTACCTCGTGCACGAGCTCGGTACGACCCTGCGCCTGCAGGTGCACGACGAGCTCGTCTTCTGCGGCCCGCGGGAAACCCACGCCGAGGCCATGGAGTACGTCCAGTACGTGATGGAGCGTCCCTTCGATCAACCCCTCCCCGTTCCCCTGCCGGCAGAGCCTGCCGCTGTGGAGAACTGGGGAGCCGCCAAGGGCTAAGGCCCACCAGGAGTCCGCCATGACCATCGAGAAGCACGGTGTCGTCCAGACCGACATGGAGAAGAAGGCCCACGCCGCGGCCGAAGCCCAGGCCAAGCAGCTGTCCCGCCCCGAGAAGGGCGAAGTCCGCGAGCGCAAGCAGCCCGTGCGTGAGGAGAAGAAGTAGTGGCTGCCGCCCAGCAAGAGCAGAAGGTGTCGGGAGCCGCGCAGGCCCTGGGGCGCACCAAGAAGGAGCGCCTCAAGGCCATCGACCAGCTGGTGAAGCTCGCTTCGACCTCGTTCGGGAAAGGCTCCTTGATGACCCTCCGGGGGAAGCACGGGATCACCCTGAACGTCGACGCGATCTCCACCGGCTCCCTCGGGCTGGACCGCGCCACGGGGATCGGAGGTATCCCTCGCGGGCGCATCACCGAGATCTACGGCCCCGAGGCTGGAGGCAAGACCACCCTGGCCTTGCATTGCATCGCCAACTGCCAGGCCAACGGAGGCGTCGCCGCCTTCGTGGATGCCGAGCACGCGTTGGACCCCAAGTACGCCGAGAAGCTGGGAGTGGACCTCGAGGAGCTTCTCATCTCCCAGCCCGACTGCGGAGAGCAGGCGCTCGAGATCGTCGACACCCTGGTACGCTCCGGCTCCGTAGACCTCATCGTCGTGGACTCCGTGGCCGCCCTGGTCCCTCGCGCCGAGCTCGAGGGAGACGTCGGAGACCACCACCCGGGCTCCCAGGCGCGCCTGATGTCCCAGTCCCTGCGCAAGATCACGGGCTTCGTGGGCAAGACGCAGACGGCCGTCGTGTTCATCAACCAGATCCGGCACAAGATCGGTGTCTCCTACGGGAGTCCCGAGACGACCAGCGGCGGGAATGCCCTGAAGTTCTACGCTTCCATGCGCTTCGACATCCGACGCATCGGGTCCCTGCGGGCGACTTCGGCCAACGGCGCCCCTGTCATCGGCAACCGCGTGCGCATCAAGATCGCCAAGAACAAGCTCGCGCCCCCGTTCCTGCAGGTGGAGGTCAACATCGTCTTCGGTGAGGGCGTCGACTGGCGTTCGGAGATCCTCGACTTCGGCGTGTCCGTCGGGATCTTCAACAAGAGCGGCTCCTGGTACTCCATGAGCAAGGCCTTCGACGAAGCCGAGACCCGCATGGGGCAAGGGCGCAACAGCGCCATCGCCTTCCTGAAGGACAACCCCAAGGTCACCCAGCGTGCCCGGGAGATGCTCACAGCATGAGCGACTGGCGCCAGAGCCGCTGCCTACTGTGCGGCCGCGAGGGACCCGTCCGGGTCAAGCGCGTCCTGAAGAACAGGACCGCCAACATCCTGGACGGGATCGACCACGCCGACGACTGCCCACGCAAGAAGCGGGCACAACCCAAGCACCTCAAGAAGCAGGCCTGGCGCTCTACCGAGAAGGGAGCTGCCGCCCTGGTTGGAGGCCGAGAGACCCTGCGCTCTGGCGCCGAGAACATGGACGGCGACGTCCGGACGCTCGGCGCGTGGCGCGTCGAGAACAAGAGTACTCGCAGCGACCGCTACCGGCTGAAGGGCTCCACCTGGACTGACTTCGTCCAAGGAGCCCTCGCCGCCGGCGAGGAACCCCTCCTGCGTGTCGTGTTCACCCAGCACCCCCACATCACCATCGTCCTCGCCCGAGCTGCAGCTTTGGAGGGGCACCTACCCGACCGCGGGGCCCTCCCGCTCACCCGCGGGGGTGTGACCTTCGCACGACACGACTACCCCGAGCCCTTGGAGATCCCCTTGGAACCCCGGGCCGTGGTCATGTCGGAAGCCGCCTTCAGGAGATTCCATGCAGACAGTGGACGCAGTAGCAGCCGTTGAGCAGGTGCTGAGCCGCATCGGCAGCTACCCCCAAGAGGTAGAGGTCGCTGACGTCGTCAAGACGCCGTGCAGCTGGCGCCTCTACCTACAGCTCATCGGGGAAGAACCCGACCGCCTCGAGGATCCCGCCAAGGTCCTGCTGCGGCTCTACGAGTACAAGTTCGGGGAGCACGTGCAGCGCTACCTGGCCGCGTGCTTCCCCACCCGCTTCTCTCGCGCAGCTCCTACGCTGTACTCCGGGGTACAAGTACAGCACCTGGGCTACCTCGACGGACTTCCCGTGATGCTCTCCCACGAGTCCACCCGGGTGTTCCCCCAGTTCCCTGCGCGCTCCAAGCTCATCGCAGCGGCCCGCGCCCACATGCTCGGCGCGGAGGCAGTCATCGTCATCCTGGTGGACCGCAACACGCAGAAGTGGTCAGCCTGGACGCTCACGGACATCGACGAGGCCGGGAAAGCTGTGGCGAAGGTACCTGCCTACCTGGCGAGCCTCTGGCGCGGTGAGGGCTTCCCCGGCGGGACAGCGTCCGACAACGACTGCGCGGCCTGCCCCTACGCCACCAAGTGTGATGCAGACCGCTTCGGCCCTCCCGACCCTTGGCCGAGCAACGGCATCCGGGCGGTGCCCACCACCGACATCATCATCGAGCTCGACAGGTACCTGTTCAGCCTGAACTTCAAGGACTCGGGGCGGGCTACGCACTGCATCCATCCGTCCGAGCTCTCCATGACGCCCTGCGACCGCCGCATCGCCTATGGCCTCATGGGCATCCGTCAGATGGGGCAGATCTCGTCGCACCTGCGCCGCATCTTCAACGCCGGGCACGCGCTCCACGACATCGTGCAGATGGCCCTGGCCATCGCCAAGGGAGACGCCTTCCAGGAGGAAGTGCGTGTCCAGCACGAGCAACTCAAGATCACCGGGCACTGTGACGGGCAGGAAGACGTGCTCGGCTACGAGATCAAGAGTGCGGGGGGCAGCAGCTACAAGAAGTTCACCAAGGCGAAGCGCGAGCATGTTGACCAGGCCAACATCTACTGCGCCTTGCTCGGCTTGGAGCGCGTCCTCTACCTCTACGTCAACAAGGAAGAGGGCGTCATGAAGCAGTTCGTGACGCCGCACAACCGGGTGTCCTGGAAGAAGACAGCCACCCGCTGCGCCCACATCATCAAGACGGTCCAACAGGGCCTGCTCCCCCCGCAGATCGACATCAAGTCCAAGTGCGGGGAGTGCCCCTACATGTGGACCTGCAAGCCCGCTGCGTACAAGCGGCAGAGGAGGTTCTGATGTCCCACACAGGCGGTGCCGCGTTCCCCGTCCCGAGCAACGTCCGCATCGACGAGCTCATCGACATCTACGACAACATCATCGACGATGTCGACCGCAGCTTGGCCGAACGTGCGATCAGCGACAGGCTCCCCATCCCCGCGCTCCCGACTGGCCTCGAGGGCCACATCGAGTTCGCTGAGAACGGGGACCCCATCGTGCCCGCCGACGTCACCGAGCTCGACCTGGTCACACTGGGCAAGCTCTTCGGCTACGCCAGCGGCTGGACCAACTACCTGTCCGCCGAGTACATGCGCTCCAAGGCCATGCACCTGGTCCAGTCCCGAACTGTCCGGGTGCTTCAGAGTGCGCTGAAGATCTACTACAAGGAGGACTGCGGCATCGCAGCGGCCATGCTGGACGCCAAGATCGACATGGATGAGCGCTTCGTCTCCGCCGACGCTGGCCTGCTGCGCATGGAGGTCTACATGCGCAAGACGCAGGAGCGGTTCGAGCAGATGAAGCGCTCCCTCAACCTCATCTCCCGTGAGCAGACCAGGAAGGCCCAGGACGTCGAGAACCAGGATCGGCAGGAGCGCACCGCGCCGGTCGTCAACCCCCAGCGCTGGCGTAGGCCCCGCTGATGTACTGCTTCCAGTTCCCCGCCCTCCCCGTGTCCGTCAACAAGCTCTACACCGTGGCCCGGGGACGCAAGATCCTCACCACGGCAGGTAGGAACTGGAGGCAGGCCTTCCTCGCCGCCCAAGGAGGGATGTCCACCAAGGACTTCCTCGCTATCCGAGTAGAGCGGGAGCAGGCCTACACCCTCGAGGTCTGGTTCTACATCGCCCCCGAAGACCTCTACAACCTCTCCTGGGGCGTGAAGGCGAAGACCAAGCACCCCTACAAGAACGTCGACGTGTCCAACCTCATCAAGCTGGTAGAGGACTGCATCGCCAAGCTGGTGGGCCTGAGCGACCGGAATAACTTCGACGTTCTCCTGCATAAGCGGGAAGCCTACTCACAAGGACCACGCGTGGTCGCTTACCTCTACCCTTCCGCGCTGGAGGACGACCCCCATGAAGCAGGAGCGGCTGGTTAGGCTCGTACTCGACATGCACTCCCAGCTCGAGCGCATGGAGAGCCGGATCGCCGAGCTGGAAGAGCTGTTCCCCGAGGAAGGACCCATGGCCCGGAAGCGAAAGAAGAAGGCGGACGAAATCTGCCTCGACTTCACCCTCGTCAACGATATGAGCACCACGGAGATCGCCCAGTTGTGCCAGATGCAAGGGCACGCGTCGGCCAGCAGGCAGCTCCCCCGAGAAGACCTCATCGCTCTCCTACTGGGAGAGCCCATCGAGACCCCCGACCCACTCGAAGTAGTGCGCGAGCGCACCTACGAGTTCACCCACGGCAACACCCAGATCATGCCTTCCGCCAGCACCTGCGGCTTCGAGTGCTTCCAGTGCCCGCACAACCGCGTCGTTGAGTGCTACACCGCCAACCACCGCAAGGTGACCCCACAGTAGAGGACGCAGAAGATGAGTATCGACATCAACACCCCCACCGCCGACGCCGCCAAGCGGCGCCCGAACATCCTCGCTCTCGCCCAGCTGGTGTTCGGCATCGGCAACGGCCTGGCCGCGGCCAAGTCCGTCACCCAGTTCAGGAACGCCGACCTCGCCTCCCTCATCGACGCCGAGCGTGAGGGCATCTTCTCCTACAAGGCCTGCATCGTGGAAGGCGACAACGGGCTCCAGTGGCCCAAGTCCGACGCCGTCATGGAGGCGCTGGCCGCCGCCCGGAACGACCTGGCCGACGAGAGCATCATGACCGAGCTGGGGCTCGACGTCTCGCTCTTCCCCCAGGTGTTCCCCCAGGCCGACGGCGCTGCCCCGCAGCAGGGCCAGGCCCCGCAGCAGCAGGAGCAGCAGGTTCAGCAGCAGCAGGTCCAGCCGCCTCCGCAGGCCCAGCAGCAGGCCGCCGCGGCCCCGAACTACGACGAGCTGCTCGGGAAGCGCTTCCCCAGCATCATCCGCCATGTGGGCGACTGGGACGTTCCCGCGCTCCAGAGCCTCCTGCAGGTCGAGAAGGCCGGGCGCAACCGCGCCAAGCTGGTCGAGGGCTTGGAGGCGCTCATCGGAGACGCGGCCCAGGTCCCGCAGCAGGTCCAGCAGCAGCAGCAGCAGCAGGTCCCCGAGGATGAGGTCATCATCCCGCACACCGAGCACCCCTCCCCGCAGGTCCAGCAGCAGCCGGTCCAGCAGGTCCAGGTGGGCATCGACGGAGAGGCCCTCGCGGGTGCCCTCGAGGAGCTGGAGGGGCGCCTGACCGAGGCCATGCAGGGCCAGGTCGAGGAGCTCCGGAGCATGTTCGGCGACCTGCACGACCTCAACACCACGGCACGCAGCACGCTCGCTCGCGGCTTCGTCAGCCTCTACGGCATGCAGGAGATCGTGCTCGAGCAGATCGCCACGCTCATGATGTTCGTCGATGAGCACGCCGAGCCCGCCGAGGTGCCGAACGACATCAAGAACGACATGCGCGCGGTCGCGAACCTCATCGGCGACGCCGGGGCGGACGAGGCCGCGCCCGCCGAGAACACCGAGCCCTCCCCCGTGCAGGTGGCGGCGCATCAGGCGCAGCTCGTCCAGCAGCCCGCGGACCCGAAGCCGGAGGCCCCGCGGCAGCAGGTCCAGCAGCCGGCCGCCAGCGGCTCCGCTGACGTCGAGATCCCCGACGAGATCACCGCGGACTGGCTCCGCACGCTCTCCCTGCAGGAGCTGCAGCGCGTGGCCGATCACGTCGGTGTCCCGGACCCCTACGCCCACATGTACGAGAAGGGCCTGATCCGGAAGATCCTCCGCCAGGCCGCGGCTCTCAACCAGTAGCGCGGGTACTGCCTCCTCCCGCAACCCCGGAGGGGTCGCCCCGAGAAAGGGCGACCCCTCCACCTGCTTAGGGTCGCCTTTCGCCTACATGCGGCCCAGTACGAGGTCCCGGGGGAGCATCAGGGCCAAGCAGATGAGCCGCTTCATGTCCTCCGACTGAGCGGCGTACAGCTGCTCGAACTCGGAGAGGTCCCGCATCGTCTGCATCTCGACCACGTCTGCGGCCTCGGCATGCTGCCTGCGCTCCTGCGCCACCTCACTGGGGGGCTTGCGGACGATCACGCCATCCACCACCGCCGCCTCTCGCGGCTTGAGCTTCAGCGCACTTCCGATGACTGCTTCGCCCTGCCGGGGAGTGATCGGGCGCGACCCTCGCAGCAGCACCTGCTCACTCTTCACGTTCACCACGTAGTAGAACATCGCGACCTCAGTAGAAGACGATGAGGGTGTAGTCTCCGCCCTGCAGGTTGACCCCTACCGGAGCGGTCACCAGCCAGTCCCCCGAGATCTGGAGATTGCCCGCAGGGTCCCAGGAGACGACGCTCCGCCGGTTGGCGTTGTCGGCGAGCTGCATCTCCACCGCGTAGTGGAACCCGGTGACCGTGTCCTCGAGGAGCAGCAGGCACCCCTTGATGCCCGCCAAGCCCGTTGCGATGATCGTAGCGCCGCCGGCGTTCATGGACCCCGCGAACTCGGCCCAGCGGAGCTCGTCTCCTGCTCCCCAGCCGAGGCCTCCCGTCTTGTGGAAGCGGGCCTGGCTGTCCGCGTCGCCGTCGTTCGCCACGCTCAGCGAAGCGGCCCCGCCGATGCCGAAGACCCAGTAGGATCCCGTACCGTCTGGGATGCGCAACCCCGCGCACTCGATGGTGCCATCAGCGCAGAGCTTGATGAGGTCCTCGACTCCGCCCTCGGTTCCGACCTCGATCACAGGGTTCGCTCCCGAACCCGTCAGCACGACAGGCTCGTCGTCCGCCGTCGTATCGACCTTCTTGGAGCTACCATGGTCGTAGACCTCTTGGAGGTCCTGGTACTGGGCGGGCCCGGCAGGCCCCTGTGCGCCTGCCAGGTTGTAGGCCGTGATGCTCTCGCCCGCACCGGGCTCCTCCCCGTTCGCGAACCGGATCCACGAAGAAAGGGTCCCGAGAGGTCCGACCTCGTTGTAGTGAGTCCCGGCGACCTGGCCCAGTCCACCGACCTCCACGCGCAGCTGCTCGGCCCCGGTCAAGTAGACGACAGGCGCCCGAATCACCCGGAAGGGCTCCCCGGTCGAGGGCCCGTTCGCGGAGCCGTCGATGGTGAGGGTGTTGTCGTCGTCGACGGAGATGACCTCGACGTGCTCCTGGTACGCGCGCAGAGCGACGTAGTCGCCCTCGGCCACAGCGGCCAGGAAGCCACCCGTGGCGCTGCTGAAGGTGTTGCCGTCAGCCGAGATGACGCCGTCACTGCCAGCGATCACCGTGTCCCCGAGAGCGTAGTAGGTAGCCGGCCAGGCGCGCCCGTCCGACTCGAAGTCGGTGCGCTCGACGTCCGACGGCTGCGTGGTTCCGAGGCGCCGCTGGTCTCCTGAGTTGAACACCGTGCCGTCCCGGAAGTGCAGCCGCCCGTCAGCCGCGCGCACGCAGAGCACGAGCCCCGTGTCCGACTGGAGCATGGTGGTGTTGTCCATCTCCCGGAGCACCACGCTGAGCGTGGGATCCTCGGCCTCCCGGTCGAGCTGGATGACCGCAGCGAAGCCGTCCGAAGCCAGGCCCGGCTGGCTCCCCGCCGGGATGGTGTGCTCCCCCAAGGTGCCTACGCGCACCTTGATGGGCGCGTCCCACTCCACGATGCCCGTCGAGGCGTCCCAGGTGAACACCCCGCCATCGGTGATGAAGAGGTTCCTGTCCTGCCGCGTGTTCTGCGTGCTCTCCGCCGATGCGGTCTGCTCGCGCTTCAGTCCACCACCGGTCATGTCTACCTCCAGTCCCCGAACGCGTGGAAGCTCTCGGCATACCCGACGAGCCAGTAGCCGAGCTGGGCACTGACCTGAGCGTTGAGGATCGTCCGCACCTTCCGCTCAGCTCCGATGGTGGTCTTGATGTCGTAGGTGACGTACTCCCCAGCATCCCCGCCCTGGTAGACGTAGGTGTAGTCCGTCCCCTCCGAGCCGTCGTAGCCGAGCCGAAGGCTCCCCGAGCTGTACAGCAGGAGGGAGATGCGCAGCGCAACAGCGGGCACGTGACTCCCGCCGTCGGGGAGCGCCGCGCCGATGTCGTTCAGCGCACTCCCGCCGGCGATGTCCACGGACGTCCCGGTGCTGACCGGGTCTTCGAGCGTGACCCAGCCGCCCTGCTTCACCCCCCGCTTGAACTCACTGCCCGAGGTCACGTAGACGCTGGTGAGGCACCGCAGAGCGTAGTCCCCGGGCGGCGATGGGTGCAGCCCTCCGAGGCCTGGGGCCGTCGGCGAGACGAAGCCCGCCAGCGCGCCGGCGCCCTCGTCGTAGCCCACGTAGATGAAGTTCCAGTCGTCGGTCAACACAGCTTCGCCGGCCACGACGTCGGAGACTTCGACCGAGAGGGCGGCGGTTGCCTGGTAGACCGTTCCGTCGAGGTGAACCGCACCGATCCCGAGGTGGACTGCATCCGCCGTGAACAGGATCACGTCGAAGCCCCACACAGGGGACGTCGTCGAGCTCACGCCCAGCGACGCGAGCAGGCCCTCGTAGGTCACCAGGGGGTTGTCCGCGCTGGGCGGGAAGGTACCCAGGGGAGAGTCCCCGGCATCGAGGATGGCATCCTCGAGGTCTGCATCGACCCCGGTCAGGTCCGCCAGGGACGTGATGAGGTTGTTGATGGTGAACGTGGTCTCGCCGTCGACGACCTCGATCCCCGGCCCGCTGACGATATCGATGTTGCCCGTGCGCTGGTCTCCGCCATCCACGGAGAGGCTGTTCACGCCAGCGGTGACCGACGCGGAGATGATGATCGAGTTCGTCGCCAACTCGTAGGTCATCGTGATGTTGGTGCCTTCCTTCAGCTTGACGGCACCCTCCAAGGGACCGTCACCCGGCTCGGGCTCCAAGCCGATGGACTCGACCGGGCTGGGCCCTTCACCGTGCAGCCCGACGAAGACCTCCAGCCAGTCGTCCGTGCTGGGCCACGTGAAGAGCGCGCGCGTAGCAGGAAGGCGAGCGCCCGGGGCGTGGTAGATGGGCTCTGCCACGGCCTGCAGGTCAGCGATCCAGATGATCTTGGACCCCGTGCCGTCTCCGTCGTCGTACTCGACGTAGTGGTCCTCGTCGGTGTACGTCCCCACCAGCGCCCCCGTGAAGGGGTAGACCCCGCCTGCCCAGTAGCAGTTCAGCGCCCCGCGAGCCTTCGCACCGTTCCTGTAGACCATCAGCTCCTTGGAGCCAACCCGATAGGCCCGGTTGCTGTAGGCCCCTCCCTCGGTCAGGTCCGTGACCTGAGCGTCATCCCCCGCAGAGAAGTAGGCCCACTGGAGCCCGGAACGCACGCCGCCGAGCAGCACCGCTTCGCCGTCGGACAGGGCCGTCCCGTCCGCCAGGTACACGCGGCCGTCTGTCGCGTCGCGCAGGGCGATGACGAAGACATCCTCCTGCCCGTCCCCGTCGGGGACAGACCCGTCTGCGACGACCGTAGGGGCTCCGAGATCGATGCTCCCTCCCCCGGGCGCCCTGTTCAGAGTCACGTAGGCCACGTCACCCGCAGTCAGGGTCACGCTCCCGGCCGGGATGTAGTTGTCCCCGCTCTTGTGGGGGAAGGCGATGTGCAGCTGGCCGTCCCAAGCGAGCTCCCCAGTACCCTCGTCCCAGGAGACCGTACCTCCGCCGTGCAGCCTCAGCTTGAGGTCATCCCGTTCCCGGGCGCGCATGGCCGTGACCTCGGTCTGCTGCGCATACTGGGTGTCCCGGAAGCCGTTGACCGAGAGGGAGTAGCCCGAGCGCACCCTACGGCCGTCCCACAGGATGAGGTCGTCGCCGTCCCGGTAGGCCACAGGGTGGTAGTCCAGGCGGTCCTTGTCCCCCGAGAGCGTGGCCATGAACGCCGCCATGCTGTTCGCCACGCCCACGGATGCCACGTTGGCGTCCGTCGTACGGTCAAAGACGACGTAGGCCACCTTCCCGGAAGCGTCGATGGTGAGAGGACTCGACCCCACGGGGAGGCGATTCCAGGCGGCGCCGCCGAGCTCGTGGGGGAAGTAGAAGTAGATGTGGGCCGACCACGTCAGCTGGTTGGTGGCATGGCTCCAGGCGATGACACCCCCGCCCGTGATGAACAGCCCCTTGGTCCCCTGGACCGTATCCAGCAGCGCGTCGAGCCCGTAGGCCAGGCGCTCCAGCGACCTGTTGACGCCCGTGCCGGATGCCTCGGAGCCCGAGACGAGCTGCTCGAGGTACTGGACGAACTCGAGGTCCGCCGTCATCTCGGCATGGGTACTGAGCTTGTCGGAGATGCTCATGCGCTACACCCGGATCTGCCAGCGCACCTGCATCGTGAACTCCGAGGTCTTCGTGAACGGCGTGATGGTCTTCCGCGCCCAGAAGTCGGCAGGTGTCGAACCAGAGCGCAAGCACATCTCGGAGATCTCCGTGTTGGCCTCGCTCTCGTCGTAGTTGAAGATGAAGGTGACGTAGGGGTTGGCGGTGTCGTACTCCACCTCGGCCAGTGCCTTCAGGGTACTCGGTGAGATGGCGGACTGCAGGTCGGTGTCCGCTGCGGTCTCGGCGGCGGTGCCGTCGCCCAGCTCACAGTACTGCACCGTGACGTCATCGTTGGTGCTCAGACTCCCGGCCTGGGCCGCGGGAACGATGAGGCGCCGGACGATGTCCCTCCCCGAGTAGGGGGGCGTCGCCGGGAAGGACACGAACCCCGTCACCACGTTGCGTCCGCGCAGCACGCGGGCCACCTGCCCCGCCAACGGGCCGTCTGCGTACCGCAGAACGACCTCAACGTGACCGCTGGGCTTCAGCGTATCCACGAACGCCTGGCCAGCCTTGACCAGAGACCGCAGCCAGAACCTGGCCTTAACGATGAGGGCGAACATCAGGCTTCTCCGGGGTCGTTGCGTGCTTCACCTTATCATCCGCGTACGCCGCGGCGACAGGCTTCCCGTCCTTCTTCAACAACACCTGCACGGTGTCCCGCGGTCGGAGGCGGTCGACCAGGGGCTTCAGGAAGCTCATGGGGACTCCTCGGGCACCTGGTAGGTGGCAGTCCCTCCAGCCGTCCCGTACCACCCTGTGAGGTCCCCGAGCCCCGTCACGACGTCGGACCACGCGCCCCGGTTGATGGCCTTGGTCCCGAGAGCGTCGGCGCCCGGGTAGTCGTCCACCAGCGTGAGGCTTCCGGCCGCGACGCTCTGCACCTCGACCACCGGCCCGCTCCCGGGGACCGCTTGCACGCAGTCACCAGGGGCCACGACGCCTACGAGGTTGTCCGTCGTCGCCACCGTGGCGCTGCCGGCGAGGAAGTCCAGCGTCCCGGCGAGCACATCGTCTGCCAAGAAGATGAGCACCTCGGTGTGCGTCGCGGGCGCGGGGGAGGCCAGCGTAGCGGACTCGGGGTCGTCCACGAAGGACACGCGCACCCACTCCCCGTCCGGGAAGACGACGTACTTGTCCACCACGGCTCCACTGCCGATCTCTGCCAGCCAGTCCGACAGCTCTCCGTGGAGCCAGGTCTCCCCGACGCCGCAGCTGGCTCTCCCGGTCAGCATGGTCTCCGCGATGCCGGGGGAAGTTCCCAGCACCACCGTGAGGCGCTCCTCCGGATGCAGCTCGTGGTACTGGTCGAAGTAGACCTTGCGGTAGTCAGGATCCCCGAGAGCGGCCAGGTAGTCCCCGGTGTCTCCCGAGAAGGCCGCGGTGAGCGTGAGGGTCTCATCGTCGAGCACGGCGAGCACGCGGCACCAGGTAGCGAGCTCGCCGGTCACCGGGTCCTCGAACAGCAGGTAGGTGTCCGTCACAGCGCCGGGGCCTCCGATCTCGGAGAGGAAGGCCGTACCCGTGCCCAGAACCACCGCGCTGGCATCCGTGAGCGTGAGCACTCCCGAGAGGCGCTCACGCTGCCCAGCAGGGCCGTACAGTCCGAGCGTCAGCACCTTGGTACGGTGCACGGCACTCCCCCGCATGGCCGCACTCGTGGCCTCCCAGTCAACCTCCCCCTGGTCGAACCTCCAGTCGGCCTCGTCGCCTTCCCACTCAGCGTCGTCGTAGGCCACCAGGGGACCGGAGCACAGCGTGTCCACCAAGGTGTACGCGATGGCCACCGTCATGCTGTCGTCGATATCGATGGTGTCCGCGACCTCCTTGTAGCCCACGAAGAGGGCAGACTTCCACGTAGGCCGGAGCCGCTCGACGAAGCTGGCGGCCTGCGTGAGGTCGGCGGTGTTGAACGCATCGAGGTTCACCAGCACACAGAAGGTGTGGTACTTCTCGATCTCCGAGAGCCCCAGGGGAAGGAACCACTCGGGGTGACTCAGCCAGTCCCGGATCTCCACGCCAAGGGAGAGCGGCTGGTAGGCATCCACCTCGTCCCCGACTACGAGGTCGGTCCCCACAGCCAGCGGGTACAGGTACCCCTTCCCGCCGATCACGATCTGCCCGTACTGCCCCGAGTAGCTCGGGTTGACCGCCTCGACTGCGCCCGCGCTCGCCGCAATGGGGAGCCCGAGCATGATCTGCACTCCTGTCCGAAGCGCCGCGGGGGTGGGGCCCTTGTAGTAGGCGTAGAAGAGGCCGCGCACCTTGGCCAGGTAGTCCTCGGACGACGCCTCCGACAAGCCGACGGCGACGCCGAAGTTGTTCTCGATGAAGGCCTCGTCGTAGCGAGCGTACGGCGCCCACCAGGCGGCCGTGGGCGGCTCCTGGAAGAGGAACACCGAGTCCTGGATGGTGAAGTCCGTGCCCTCGTAGAGCATCGCCGTCGGGGCGCCCACCTTGTCCTGCAGCAACGGCACGGAGACAACCGTGTTGGCGTCGACCGGGTCGAAGTAGCTCAGTCCAGTCACGGCGCCGCGCACTCGCCGGCGATTCGCCACAGCCACGGTCCCTATGAAGCCCGCCGCGCGGTGCCTCAAGTCGAACGCGCACGTACCGAACCTGTCCACGGTGAACCCCGGGTCAGCCGCCACTGCCGGTAGCGTCATGGCCAACGCCGCCACCTGGTGCGCTCCGCGCACTTCGTAGCTCAGTCCAGTAGCGCTGGCGGGGAGCAGGCCGGTGGTGACGGTCAGGGTGGTCTCCGTCACCGTCAGGATCTCGTAGCTCGTACCGGCGTAGACCAGGTAGTCCCCGGGCACGACCCCCTCCGACACGAACTCGGCCGTGTCATCGGCGAACTCCGACGAGTAGATCTCGTTCTCGTCCCCGGTGTACCCGCTCACCCCGGAGACCTTCACCGCCTCTACCTCGAGCACTTCGAGGGTCAGGGCGCCATCGGCTGCCCGGTAGGCGACCACGAAGTCGTACTCGACCTCGGTCGACAGCACGGCAGCGGCCTTCCGGTAGGTCAACCCGCCGGCGGGATCCAGGTGCACGAGGACCGGGTACGGGGCATCCTCGCTGGACGAGTCCCCGACGACGCCCGCCAGGATCATCCCTGCCATGCCCGTCGCCGTCGAGCTGCCGTAGCCGCACAGCGCCGTCCCGTGCCGCTCCACCGCGTCGAACCGCATGCGCGCAGTCCACGCCAGCGAGGCCGCCTCGGTGACTTCTCCCCGCAGCTCCAGCCAAGCTCCATCGGACAACGCCGCACGGTTCGTCCAGACGCTTGCGAGCTCACTGCTCCCGTAGGCGAACATGTCCGGCGTCCCCGCTTCGAGGAAGCCCGGGTCCTCCGTGAACGCCACGTCCTGCATGAACTCGTACTTCAGCCACATCCGCTGCGAGTAGACCGGAACGTCTCGCAGGCTCTTGGAGTAGTCCACCTCCCAGAGGTGCAGCAGGTCCGCCGCTTGCACGCGAAGCATGGCGTCCCACACGGCCTCGAACACCTCGTGATCGGCCATGACCGTGCGGTAGTAGCTCCCCAAGAGGTTCCAGAGGAAGCTGGTGTCGATGGCCGTCCCGTAGACGGGATCGTACTGCTGCTCGATGACCGAGAGCGAGGCTGCTTCGAACACCCCGCCAAACGATCCTCCCAGAACGTACGCCATCAGCTCACCTCCGCGTCAGGCGGGCCTTGGGGGTTGCGGAAAGCCGCCAGGGCGTTGACTGTTCCCCCGAGGTCGTCGGTCGCGAAGTAGCGGAACGCCTGGTGGATGCTCACGTCGATCTCGGTCACGCAAGAGGCCGCCTCGTCCGTGGCGGCCACCAGCACGTGCCCGGTCTCCGGGTCGACTGCCAGGGCGACCACTTCGTTGATCACTCCCTCCAAGACCGGGTAGGTGACCGCCACGCTGCCCTCGGAAGCGGCGTAGCGCAGCTCGGCGGCAGTCTGCGTGTCGAAGGACGCATCCGGGGCGAAGAACACACCGAGGTCGGTGCCCACGTAGTAGTCCGTGCCTCGCGGGACGATGCAGTGTACCGCGGTGACCAAGCTGTGCAGCGGCACCCCGTTGGCCGACGCCCCGAAGGGGTCCAGCAAGCCCGGGCCCGTGTACCAGTCCTCGGTGCTCTCTCGCGCCACCCGCGTCGTGCCGTTCGCGTAGTAGAGCACGCCGCCATCGCGCACCAGCACGGCAGACACCGGGCGGAAGATGGTGTAGTCGTCCTCCAGCGCAGTCACGGAGAGCTCCGGTACCACCTCGAGGTGCTGGTCGGTCACCTCGACCACCCGGTGGGAGCTCCCTGGCAGCGCGAGCACGTCTCCCGGGCGCACTCCATCGCTCTCCCACGTGCGCGGATCGTCCGTGAAGTAGGGCGTCACCGCGTCGCCGTCAGCGTCGTCCAGCGCGCGCCCGCCGGAGGCTGCGTAGTCTTGCGAGAACGTCGCGTGGGTCTTGGCTGTTGGTACCCCCAGAGCGCCTTCGTAGAGCACGAGCGCTGCGAGCCCCGTCGGGGTCCCCAGCGCCGCGACAACGGAGTCCCCCACAGGAGCCACGGCACAGCAAGAGGTCACGTCGTCAGCCAGGTCAGCGGACGCCGCCAGCGGGGCGTACTCGAGGTACTCATCGGCGTTGCGCAGCGAGAGTCCGACGTAGGGCGCCCCGTCGTCCTTGTACCGCGAGCGCATGGAGTCCCCTTGCGCGTGCACCGTCCCCCTATCCTGGCGGAAGTCTGCGACGCGCAGTCCCGCACTGGTGGCTACTACCAGGTAACCCTCGCAGAACCTGGCCTGGTAGATCTCGGTGGCAGGCCCGCCCAGGAAGTTGCCGTAGGCGCCGCCAGCCGGTCCGAGCAGCAGGACGAAGCGCATCCACACGTCGAGGCTGTCGGCGTCGAGCAGCACCACCTCCACGTCGGTCGTCACCACGAGGATGCGGTCAGGGAAGGAGTCGAGATCCCCCCGGTGCAGCGACGGGGCGCCTTCGCCCTCCTGCGCCCACAGCGCCTTGTACGGTACCTCCAGCGGCCGTAGAGCTCCTTGGAAGTACCAGTAGCCGTTCGCTGCGTAGCCCGTGTAGCCCGCTGACGGGTTGGCGAACTCGGACGAGCTGACATCCACGAACTGCAGGTCCCTGATGTTATCGTTCAGGAGCCGCTGGATGCCGTTCCTGTCCAGTGCGGTGGTGCTGAGCTCAGACATGTTCACCTGCAACGCGAAGACCTGCCGAAGTAGCGCCGTGGAGCCTCCCGAAGAGCTGGACTTCCTGCGGTTCAACTTCTGCGGCGACCATCTGGACTACCTCTCCTTCGTCCTGGAGCAGCTCCGCGCCAGCGGGGACGTGGACCCAGCCTACCTCGAACACGAAGTATCTGCGGCCGCGAGGAAACTAGCATATCCCATCCCCGGAGTACCCACCCTTCGGGTCATCCAAGGAGGCCGCCGTGACGACCCAGAAGCCGAGAGCGCTCCCCCCGAGCCTGGCCGCGGAGCTCCTGAAAGACCATCAGCCTCTGCAGAGCCTGCTGGAGCCCGAACGCTGCCCTGACTGCCAGCGCCTCATGGCCCCGGAGGTCAACGCGAGCGGCCGCATCGTCTACCGCTGCCCTACCTGCCCTACTCCGCCGTGATGGTCGTCCTCTCGGCATCGTAGACCAGGTGCTGGATGCGCGTGGTGCTCACCGTGTCGTCGACCACCTCGGCAGTCCACCTGCGCTGGGCATCCTGTCCCAAGGCCACCAGGGTGAGCGGAGACCGCACCCGCGTGGCGCTTCCCTTCAGCTCATCTACCAGGTCAGCTACCTCGAGGCCGTCGTCGGGCGCGACCGCGTTGATGGTCTCCTCCAGGAGGTCTCCCGCCGCTTCCTCGGTGATGCCACCTACCAGGAAGTCGCCGGCGACGTAGAGCGGGCGGTAGTGCTTGATGAGGATGTCCTCTCCGACGCAGCGCTCGTCCTCGCTCTCGACGAAGTCCTGCAGCGAACTCAAGCCCGACGCGTACCTGTAGTAGAGCTGCACCGCCGGCGCGGTCAGCGGATCCTCGAGATCCACGTCGTCGTTGACCCAGCGAGTCAGCCGCAGGTAGGCCTTCTCTCGTGTGCTGAACGCATCGGATGCGCTCAGGTTGTGGACGGTCCACCCCTCGGCCTTGAACGCTGTCACCGCGAGCTCGGTGTCCGCGGCCAGGTTGCCCGCGGCCCCGTTGAGCAGCGCCTCGACCAGCACGTCCATGTAGTAGAGCCCCGTGTCCTCGTCCTGCTGCATGTCGGCCTCGAGCACCCCCTTGAGTGCCGAGAACGTCGCCGACGGCTTGGCCGCCGCAGGCTCGACCCTCGTGGTCACGTGCGTCTCCCCCGCCACCTCGGTCAGGCTCAAGGCCTCCCACACCGTGCCGTCGAAGAGGAAGCGCCAGCCGCCGGAGAACTCCGCGGTGTAGTCATCCTCGAGGATGAGCGTGAGCGTGCCTCCCACATCCGCGATGCGCGCAGTGTAGGTGGGGCCCGTCAACCGCACAGGGCGGAACGTCCTCGTCTGGTAGGTGAAGCGAGTCGTCAGCCAGTCCGCCCAGGCGTTGACCGCTTCCCGGAAGAACACGCGCACCAAGCCCGCAGCCTTCGCCGCCGGCCCACCGCCGGTGAACCCCGCCGGCGTCGTCACCAGCACCACGTCGCAGCAGGGAATGTAGGTCCCCGTGGCCTCCAGGGTGAGGGGGTCGAGATGCTGCACCGAGACTGGGGCCACCAGCGGGAGTTGCAGGTTCCCCTCGCAGATGTTGTCGCTCTTGACCACGGGCTCGCCGAGCTCATCGAGTAGCTGCCCCAGGTCGGGATCCCCCGGCGTCGGCTGGACCGGGTTGTCGTCGTCATCCAGCACAGCCTCGCCCGAGCTGTCGAGAGCCACGAGGTCGAACAGCGGGATGTCGATGTACCCCTCATACTGCCGCACGACCTCGTAGGTCTGCTCGTACATCGAGCCGTCGAGCGACCCGTCGATCTCGAGCTCGCCTTCGCTCACCACGTCGATGTCATAGAGATCAGCTCCGAGGCGCAGCTTGTCCCCGGCAGCCACCCCCTTGGTGGCGAAGTGCCCGTGGTCATCCCGCCAGATGCTCGTAGCTCCCCCTGCCTGGGTGTACCCGTGCGTCCCCGCAGCCACGCGCACGCCCCAGTCGGTGATGTCCGCGATCTCCAGCGTTCCCGTGTCGGGGGCCGGCTGGTACGCGTACACGTCGGTCATGCCTCCGATGTGGATGTGGGCACCGGCGCCCACGGACGGAAGGCTGTCGCCGACGATGCCGCCGGGAAGACCGGACACCATCGCAGGTCCCCAGACGATGTCGCGCTCCATCTCGTCTTCGCCCTTGCCGATGACCTGAAACGGCGCGTAGGCGCTGTAGCTCTCGTCCAGGACGAAGCCGATGCCCTGCAGCGTGGCCAGCGTACGCTGCGTCACCGAGGTCTGCGCCCGTTCGACCCCCTCCGCCTTGGTCTCGTCGTCAGCCACCACAGCGAACGACGACGTGTTGCTCACCCGCGCGACTCCCGCCAAGCCGCTCACACCGATGATCGCCCCGGCCCCCACGCTGTAGTCCGATCCCCGCGCCTCCGCCGTGACGGTCACGTCGGCGTAGTAGAGGCTCCCGGCTTGCTGGAAGCTCATCTGGGTAGCGCTGATGCTCTGCGTCGCGCTGGGGTAGAAGTTCAACCCCCCGCCCGTGTAGAACCGCATCAGCGTGGAGAAGGTGGCCGACTGCGGGGAGTAGAACCAGACACGCACGGTGCCCGTCGCGACTCCGCCCTCTCCCAGAGCAGTGAAGTAGTTGCCCAACAGGGCATCGACCTCGGCGCGCGTCGCCGCCTCGTAGTCGTTGAGGCTCAGCCCGACCTTGATCCCAGCGATCTCGCGCCGCAGCGGCTCCTGGATGATGGACATGATCCGGATGACCAGGTCCCGGAAGTCCGAGTAGTCAGACGTATCGATGGTGTCGTCGTATTCCTCCACCACCTGCTGGATGAGCGCCTCGGCATCCACCGACAGCGGGTCGTCCCCGAGGCGGGCCAGCAGCGGCGTGATGACCTGGGAGTGGAAGGAGGACCCCGTGCCGGTGTCGATGGTGTCGTCGTAGATGGCGACGAGTTCCTGCAGAAGGGTCTCGACGTTGGTAGCCATGTGTGCCTCAGAGGGTCAGGGGGATGTCGACCGAGCGGCCCGCGAACGACAGCAGGCGGAGGTACGCAACGACCTCCATGCTCACCGGGTTGAACGCCACGCCGCGGAGCGAGAGCCCCATCAGCCGCTCGTCAGCCGGGATGCGCCGGCCGGTCTGGGCTGCCACGAACTGCTCCTGCGTGCTGGCCACCGCCTGCGCCACCGTGGCCGCGATCGCCGGCTTGTCGTCGGGCGAGAGGCTCGCTCCCAGCATGGAGGTCAGGCCCCCGCCCGAGGCCAGGCTGAACCTGTTCGACCCCGGCGCCGAGATGAGCACCTTCAGCACCTGCTGCGCCAGCTTCAAGAGCCCGGTCACCTTCCGCACGTGAGACGTGGGGCCGAACACGATGCGCGTGTTGCGCGCACGCGTCCATGAGCTCGAGAGGACGTAGATGACCATGTCGGCCGTCCCGATCGAGTCAAAGGCCGCGCCGGGGTAGACCAGCATCAAGCTGTCGTTGACCACCGTGAAGGTGTCCACGTAGTAGCCGTTGACCTCGAGGCGCTGTGCGGAGCGGAAGCCCTCCCCCACAACCCGCAGCGCCCGGGGGGACGCTCCAGCTACCTCGGTGATCGATTCCACCGCGAGCGAGTCCACGAAGGAGATGGTCTGGATGTCGTAGCTCACGAAACCTCCGCGCTCTCGAACTCCTCCGGGTGGTCCCGGATGTACTCCAGAGCTGCACGCATCTCAGCCAGGCGAGCACTCATCCGAGCAGACCGTGAGCCCGTCTTGGCCAACCAGGGTAGCGTAGCATCCTGGTCAGTCACAGCGGAGCTGGTAACCTCCCCCGTGAGCTCGTAGACCGCCCGGTTGCGCATCTCGTCCACGCTGGTGCTGTGTGCGGTGGCCGTGCGGTCCTCCCCTGACAAGAACTCCGCCCCGGAGGACAGGCTCGAGCGGATATCGATCTCCTGCGAGGTTCCGGAAGACGGGGAATAGGCCGTCGCGGACGTAGCGCTGCTCTCCGTGCCGTCCTGGGTGCTCGCGCCCACCTCCTGGACCGCGGTACGCGCAGCGCTCGCGTAGCTGGTGTCGTTCTCGGTCAGCGCGGCGAACGCCTCCATGTCCCCGCTGCGCAGCAAGTCGGCTGCGCGGTCCATGCCCTGGTCGCTGAGCAACGTGAGCACGTTTTCCACGGCGGGGCACCTCGGCGTGGTGTAGCCTCCCAGCACGCCGGTGAGCTGGGTGAGCTGAGCCTCTAGCCGCGAGCACTCGTAGAGCGCGCACGACACGCTCGACCGCTCGAGCACCCACGTGATGACCGGGTACTCCCCGAGCTCGGGGGCCACCTCGAGGCGCGTCGCTGAGGCTACCTCGGTGACGTAGGTCTCGGTCGGCGTGGGTGTCCCGTCCACACTCAGCACCGCGGTGAGCACATCGCCCGCGCGAGCCCCCGCGGCCATGAAGTCCGCTGCGGGGGCGTCGAAGTACGGAGACACCCCGTCGGCGTCCCCGTCCGGCGTCACGGTTCCAGCGTCGCCGACGGTGACCTCGGTCCGATCAACCCCCCAGTCGGTCAGCACCTCAGCCAGATGAAGCCGCAGCTGGGCGAGCTCGGTATCCAGCGAGAGCGCCTCATACGCGTGCACCAACAGCAGGTAGCGCCCGTAGCTCTGCGCACCTCCACGCACCGTGATGAGCGTGCGCCCTGCGTAGTTCGCCGGGACCTGGGGGGTCACCGGCATCCCGGTGCCCGTCGGAGCGCTGGCCACCGTGTAGGCGGTCCCATCCCCCCAGATGGTCAAGAGGTCTCCTGCGGCCACCTCGGCGCCGACTGCAGGCACACGCACCATCTCGGCCGTCCCCTCGGCCAGGGCCAGCACACGGTAGGGGATCTCGCGGCGTCCGGACGGCACCTCTCGGTCGAGCAACAGCTCGTCTCCGTCGACCGCCTCCACGACCGCACGCCACGGGCGACCCAGCATCAGCTGCAGCTCACAGCCCACGAGATCATCCGTGAGCACGCTGGAGGTGTCCACCAACTTGCGCGTGGTCAACCCGGCACCGCGGGGCACCACCAGGTAGGGTACGTCCACTCCGACGTAGAGGGGCAACGGCGGATCGACGCGTAGGGAAGTGCCGTTGATGACCTCTCGGATCTGGCTTCGCTTCCCGCGCACCACCAGGTCCATCCCCGACGTGACCGAGGTGCCCACCAGGTAGTCGACCCCGCCCAGGTCTGCCGGTACGGGGGCGCCGAGAAGCACTTCGTCAGCGGCGACCACCTCGGCGATGGTGGAGACCGCTTCGTTGTTCGCCCCGGGGTTCAGGATCACGACGTCCCCAGGAGCGTGCGCGCCGAAGGGGCTGTTGACACTGTCGCGCAGCGTCCGCGTCGTGCTGCCCAGGCAGAGCGTCCATGCCCCGGGAGCGGTGGGCGCCGCTCGCCCAGCCACGTGCAGCGTCTCCGTGTCGGCGACGCGCGCCACGGCGTACTCGGCAGCCCCGACCAGCAGGCGCGTGGTGAGCCACCGGCCGTCGGCATCTTCCATGAGAGCAGCGATACCCGCGGCCTGCAGGTCCTCATCGGTCTGCACGAACTGCTGGGTCAAGCCATCCGCTTCGTAGACGAGCCAGTCCACGGCGTCGAAGCCGGTCACCGGAAAGTCCTCGCTGATCGTGACGACACGCCCGGCCACCGACGCGATGGCGTAGACCCCGTCCAGCGCACCGCCAGTGCCAAAGATCTCGAGCACATAGGTCGCGTCCGCAGCCAGGGCCTCCGCGGTGGTGAACTCGTCCGCGTCGAGGGGCACGCACCACTCGGCCGCGGCCAGCGCCCCCGGGAACGTCCCCGTGATGCGCAAGCTCGTCGAGCTCAGCAGATCGGAGACGGTGTAGTCGGTCCCAGCCACCGTGATGGTGTGCCCGGGGGCAACCCCCGCAGCGATGAGCCCGGCTCCAGGAGCCACGAAGACATCGCCCGCCTGGTGAACCTGCCAGGAGATGCCGCTCGCGGTACCGGAGAACGTCTCCGCGATGGTCAGCTCGGTCTCGGACAACACTGCGCTGACCGTGTAGTCTCCTGGGTCTCCATCATCGAGATGGAGCACGTCACCCGGAGAAACGCCATCGGTGACGAAGGCCGCGGTCGCGTCGGTGAACAGCGTGTCGTCTGCTCCGGAGTCAATCTCCCCGGCACTCCCCGCGCAGAACTCGGCCAGCACCTGACCGTCACTGCCGCGCGTCCGCAGATTGCTTCCATCCGCGCCGCCTGTCTCGGAGCGCACGAAGGCCCCCGCGGTGCCGGAGAGCAGCGCCGACGTCCCGGTGGCCCCTCCCGAGTAGGACGCCATGAAACTGCCCGCCTCAGCAGCGAAGCGCGCACCGGGCACATCCTCGGTAACCACGTAGCGCCCATCGCTGAGGCCCGTAGGGATCTCGGGGGCGACCTCCAGCGCCGTTTCGGTCACCTGCGTGATGCGGTAGCTCGCTCCCGTCACCACCACCGTGAGGTAGTGCCCTGCAACGATGCCCGCTGCCACGAAATCAGCGGAGGCATCCTGATACGTGGGCGTGGTCAGGTCCCCGTCGCCGTCGTCGACAGGAACGCCGCTATCCGCCGCCGCCAGGGGGAGGATATCCAGCGAACCCGTCCCCTCGTCCACGATGCACGGGGGCTTGGTGAGAGCTGTCCCCTCGATGAGCCGGTAGTCGGGCTCCGTGGAGCCGTCGGCTGCGATCTCCCGCGTCACCGTGCCCGCAATGCTCGGGGGACTCCCTGCGATGCGCAGCGCAGCCACAGCTGCAGCTACGTCTACCAGGAGGCTCTCGACATCCAGGGCACCGCCGGCCGATGCCTGCGCGATCTGTGCCTCGAGCTCTACGATGCGTTGGGTGACGTCATCGAGCAGCGCCGCCACCGCGGCCGTGGCCAGGTCCTGCTCGACGAAGTCGTCGTAGACCGCAAAGGTACTCGCGCACTCAGCCAGAGAAGCCACCCAGGCTGCATCGAGCAGCTCGGCCTGCTCGCGCAGCGCGCGCGCCACCAGCGCCCGGTTGCGCGCATTGGGGTGCACTTCCTCCTGCAAGAACCCCATGAGATCGTCCTGCAGCGCTGCGTATGCGGTGGCACCTACGGAGCCCTGCCGCCGGATGCTCCCCTTCACCTGCAACACCCGGAACCGAGCTGCGCGGAGTCGCTGCGTACTCGCGATCCCGCGGGGAGCTTCGGGGGTGACGGCGCGCAGGTGGTCGCTGTCCTGCAGTGTGGTCAGGATGGCCTGGGTCTCCTCGACCTGCTCAACCAGCCGCTGTACCGCCAAGTGCACCAGGTAGAACACCGCCTCGGCATCGAGCGCCAGGGCGACGTTGAGCACCTGACGCACCCGCGCGAACACCGCCGCCTTGTCGATGTCCCCCGTGTCCGGGTCCGCGGCGTAGTTCACCGTGGTGGGGAGGTACTGCTCGACAGCGGCGCGGAGCTGGTCAGAGGTGATGGTCATGCAGGGATTCTATCCTGCGATCCTCACCCCGTAGAGCCGACGAACCGGATCTTGGCCAGGGGGATCGCGCCGGGGGTGGGGTAGGAGGACGAGCGCGCCCTGTGCGTGTAGACGTAGAACCCCTGCTTGTCCCGCCCCACCGAAGGGGTGTCGCCCTCCGGGACCTTCGCCTGCGCCAGGCGCGCCTTCCACGCAACGCGGTCCTTCGGGGAGACCGAGAGACGCTCCGCCTTGGCGTACTTCTCGAGCGCTGCTGCGAAGCTGGGGAGCATCAGGACACCTCGACGGTGATCGCGTCAGGGTAGGTGATGTCCGGCAGGTCGAGCCTCCCGAGTACTTCGCCGTCGAGGTCCTGGTACTGCGTGAGCTCGTCGGTATCGACGGCAGTGATGCTCACCGTCGCAGAGCCGGCCGCCAGCGCACTGAACGCACCCGCCCCGAGGTCTGCCAGCACGTCGGAGTCACTGACCTCGTAGGTAGCCTGGACCGACACATCGACCTCGGTTCCGTCCGAGAACGTGGCCACGGCCGCCAGCGAGAGCGAGGCTCCCACCGAAGCCAGCACGGGGCTCGTATCCTCGAAAGCCACGCTGACGATGTAGGGGAAGACCAGGGCCACCAGGTCAACGCTGGAAGCGTCGGGCACCGTGACCTCGCGCACCAGGTCGAGCACCCTGTTGGGGAGCTCGATGCGCACGGTGGCTTCGCGGTACAGGTCGAACTGCACCAGCCCGTTGCCGTCCGAAACGACCTCCTGCTCCTCGTTCAGGATGAGCGTGTCCGTCCCCACGACGATGGGGTTGTACACGTGGCGCACGGTCAGCGCTTCCCCGGGCAGGGCGTTGCCGTGAATGTCCCGGAGGTAGCCGGACACGCGGCACAGCGCCGGGTTGTCGGCCGTCGTAGTCCCGAGCCGGGTGACCGTGAGGGTGATCGAGTTGGCCATGGGCTACCTCGCTGCGCCCTGCAGGCGCTGCTGCCAGTACGCCTCCGGGATGACCGCATCATGCCGCCGTCCTCGAGGACGGAAGGACAGGGCCGGGTTGTCGATGCCGAGGTGCTGCAAGATCTGGCCCTCGTGCCGCGTCGGCGCCGGCAGGAACAGCTTCTCCCCGTCCTGCTTGGCGATCATGAAGCGCGGGCCGCCGAAGAGGGAACGCGCGCGCGCCTTCTTGGCCGCTCCGAGGAACCCCTCGAACTGCGCCTTCTCGGCTTGCATGAGCGCGTCGATGGCTTGCTGGCGGCGGTGGGCCTCCGTGATGCGCTCCTGGACCTCCAACAGCCGCATGGCTCCCGGACGCTCTGCCGCGGGCCCGCGCTGAGCTGCCCGCAGATCCCCGAGATGCCGCTGCCCCGAAGCCACGTCCCTCTTGGCACCGCGCTCCAGCGAACGCAGCGACGTGAGGTACTTGTTGACCAGGTACGGCGCGTCGGCCTTCTCCTTCCGGGCGGTGGAGCGTCGCATGAGGGCTGCCAGGCCACCCGTAGCACCGCCGCCCACCAGACCCCCGATGAGGGCCCCCTTGAGCGCCCGGTCGAGCAGCTGGCTGCGCTCGTCCTGCGTGAACTTGCGCGTGTAGAGCGAGCCGTCGGGAAGGCGCAGGGTCTTCGGCTCATCGGGCTTGTAGGTGATGGCCCCCGCGCCTGCGCCGACACCGCCGCCGAGGATGGCCCCGACCAGCGCCTCCACGGCGCGCGCCACGACCGGGTGCGCCGCAGTCTTCTCGAGGTGCTGTAGGTAGGGCCTCATACGATCTCCACCCACACGATGTTGGACACCAGGTACTCCCCCGGGTTGCTGGGATCCGGCTTGCGTACCTGCAGGGACACGGGCCCTCCAGCAGCCTCGGGCACGGAGGCCACCACGGCCGTGCCGCCCTCCGCCAGCGCCGAGGCTGCCACGACCTCCCCGTCGAACAGCACATCCACGTCGGCCAGGGTGTCCCCCAGGCACGTGCCGAGCAGGGTGACGCTGCCGCCGGCGAGCGGGGATTCCGGCACCGCGCTGAGCACCACGGGGTCTACCGTCGGGTCAGCCACTACCAGGATCTCCGTGGGGTTCACCTCGGTGCAGTCGTAGCCATCCACGTAGACCCGCACGTAGTACGAGCCAGTGGGCAGCCCGAAGGCTACCTGCCCAGCTGCGTTGGTCGTACCTCGAGCTACGAGGCGGGTCCCGCCGCTCGAGTAGATCTTGACCGTCGCTCCCGAAACCGGACTCCCGCCGTCGTCCTCGACGGTGACGGTGTACGTCCCTTCCGCACCAGCTTGCACCGTACCGACCAGGTCCACACCCTCGTGGGCGGCCTGCACCGCCAGGTGATGCGTATCGGTCCCGGCGACGGACAGATAGAGCAAGCCCTCGCCCACAGGCGTGAGCGCCAGCTCGTAGTACCCGGGGAAGTTCTCACTGTCGACCTCGATGAGGATGAGTGCCAGCGTAGCTTCCGCATCCGCCACCCAGGAAGCCTCCGAGGCGGCGTAGATGGTGAAGTCCTCCAGCGCCAGGCCCGTGGTCCCCAACGAATCGCGCAGGGGTACCCGCAGCTGTCGACCTACGACTCCTTGGTAGACATCAGGCATGACTCAGCTCCCGCTCGGGTTCTTCCAGCAGGCACGCCCGAGGCGGGGATCCTCGACAGCGTAGATGAAGCCGTCCTGCACCGCGGTGTGTCCCGAGCCGTTGCCCGTGAGCGTCTGCTCGAACCACAGGCTGGCCGCAGCCTGCGCTCCGAAGTCCTCGAGAGCATCAGCGGCGTCCGCGGGCCAGTACATGCCGACGCGGTTGCGCACAGCGTCGCACTCCTTCCAGCCCGTCGTACCGAGCGCGCCCCAGTCGCACACGACCTGCTGCGACGCCTTGGTGGCAGTGTCAGCCGGGTCGAAGGTGAGGACCTGGTACAGCTCGGAGGCCGTGGCCGAGCCGCTGTTGGTGTCCAGCGCGTAGCGCCACGCGGCCGAGATGATGTGCGCCCCAGGAGGCGGCGTGTGCTGCTTGGCGACCAGCGCCACCGACCCACTGCCGTAGAAGGAGAGCAGGTTCTCGCGATCCCCGACGTCGATGTGCTTGTAGACGTTGGAGTAGTCACTCGCGATCTTCGGCGCACCGTGGACGTCCAGCGGGTAGATCGTAGGGACGTAGATGGGGTAGCGGTACAGCTGCTCCAGGGGGAGGCCTCCCGAGCCGTAGCCCATCGCGGAGCCGAAGGGCGCGGGACTGAGGAGCCCGGTGAGCACCTGCCCCTCGGCCTCCTGCACCACGACCTCGAGGGACAAGCCCCACACCACGATGGTGGCGTCCCCGGTCATGTCCCCCTGGCTGTCCGGCGAGACGGGCATGGCGATGATCCAGACGTCGTCCTCGGGGAAGAGCCCTGCCTCGTTGGGCACGTCGAAGAATGCCTCGAAGTAGTGGGTGGCCCCGTCCCCGACCTGGGTCTCGGTGTAGACCTCGACGTCACCCAAGGCGGCGTCGTCGGTGAAGGTACCGTTCAGGAGGAACACCCGAATCGCCTGCTGCGAGCGCACCCCCGCACCGCCGAACGTGATCGAGTCGTCCACGCCGTCGAAGGTCCAGGAGTCGAACGCGCGGAAGAACAACTCCTCCCCCGAGTCGTAGGTGTTCGCGGCATCCGCGGCGTCGAGCTCGGTCGTGACCCGGATGACGTGCATGCAGTCCTCCTGCATGCTGTAGTCGGTGTTGCTGACCCAGGCGCCGGCCCCGGCTTCGTCGACAACCGCGCCCTTGAGCCAGATGGAGATGCCCGTCAGGTCGTCCGGGTTGCCTCCCGTCGGGATGCGGTAGCACCCGGAGACGCGGATGCGCCGCCCCCTGAGGGTGGCTCCCCGCGGCACGAGCTGGACGACGCCCTTCTGCCACTGGGCCGTCTGCTCGATCTCGATGCCGCTGTCGCAGTTGGCCCCCGCACGGAACGGGTTGTACTGCTGGGAGGCCGGATTCGGCTGACCGAGGCTCCCACAGTTCTCCCCGCCCCAGTCGTACCACCCAGGAGCATACTGGAAGGTGTCCGAGAACGCCGTGGGGAGAGCCATGGTGCCCGACGCCCCGCGCTTGGTGATGATGTGCTCGAACACAGGGTTGATGAGCAGGTTGGGCCCTACCAACACGGGCAGGTCCGACGCCTTGGACTGGCGCACCAGGGTAGGGTTCGGGCTGGTCATCCGGTTCTCCTCACCACAGCGAAGGCGTCCGAGGCGGCGCCGAACACAGTCAGCAGGTTGGCCACGGACTGAGAGGGCACGATGATCTCACGCGTCAAGCGGGACTTCACGAAGGATACCCGGATCCGCGTTCCCCGGACCACATCGAACTCGACGTGTCCCGCGGCATCGGTCGTGTAGAGGGCCTCGTTGTCCACCACCGCCAGTGCTGTGGAGTCGGTAGGCTTGTGCAGGTTGGTGACCCTGATGCGGAAGTCTGCCAGCGGCTGCCCGTTCTGCTGCATGAGGTCAGCGTAGAAGCGGCAGAGCTGCGGGTTCGACGGAGGGGTCACCACGGTAGCCTCGGCTTCGATGACTTCGACACCGCCGCCCGTCTCCACGACAAGCTGCATCTCCGAGTCGAAGCTCACCCCGGGCGAGAAGCACCGCAAGGCGTAGGTCCCTTCGTCAAGGAAGAAGGTACGCTCCCCGTCAACATCCGTGCGCCCGAAGGTGACGAACACCGTCTCGTCCTCGTTGAAGACGTTGACCAGGACGTCGGCCAGCGGAGTGTCGTCGTGGACCGTGTCCACGATGCGCACAGTCACGCTCTCAGTACCGGAGCCGCCGGACACCATGATGTCGAAGATGTCGTCCACGTCGTGCTCGCGCACTTCGATGACCGAACGGTAGCGCGCCTCGTTGAACGTGCAGTAGGCCGTGATGACCCAGACCCCTGACGCAGGCAGCCCGGCTGCCACCGAGAGCACGTAGTCCCCCGAGGACCCCACCTCGGTCAGTGCGCACTCAACCCCGGCGGCGACGGCCCCGTTCTGGTAGACCGTCAGCTCGAAGTCGTCCGCCGTGAGGCCAGAGACGGGGGTGTACCCGTCAAGGTCGAACACCGTGAAGACCTCGACGAGGGCTTCTTCGACCTTGGCGTGGCGCGTGCTCATGCCTTCCCCGGGGGAGTCTTGCGGACCGTCAGGCGGCCCGAAGGGGTGAGGGACACGTAGCGCAGCTCATCGCCGCACCACATCTCCAGCCACGAGGCTCCCGGCTCTCCCACCTCGAGGACGGGCACCTTGGCCTTCTTCCGGGTGATCCCGAGCACAGGCTTGCCCAGCACACGGAAGGTGAGGACTTCGCCCTCCATGCACATCTCACCCGCGTGCGTGTTGGTCTCGTCGTACGCGCGGAACACCCCGCCACGGCGGGCCGTGAACCCGCGCAGCAGCGCGATGAAGTAGCGCAGAGCCAAGCCCTTCTTCACGCCCGAGATGCGCTTGGGGACGAGCCCGTGCTCACCTCGATCCACGAATTCGAAGATATCAGCGATGGGGGCATCTACGTCTTGCATGGAGCAACTATACCGCCTTCGATGCTCCCAGTCAGCCCGGGGGGAGCGCTCCCGCGAAGGTCCCGTAACGCGAGAAGCCCCGCGGCTGCAGCCGCGGGGCTTCGAGAGAGGCAGCGACGCGAAGCCGCTAGTTCTCGAGGATGAACTGCAGCTGCACCTGCATGGTGGTGGCGCTGGTGGCGATGCCCACCTGGTAGACCACGCTGTCCGCGGCGGTGGGAGCGGTCTGGGTCAGCCCGCCCGCGGTGCCGAGGTACACCGGGGTGCCGATGGTCCAGGCCCAGGCGCCGTTGGTGATGGCCTCGCCGTCACGGACCCACACGCGGCCGGAGGCGGCGTCTGCGATGGACGCAGCGGCCAGGCCCAGCACCCGCGCGGAGGCCGCGGCGCTGTTGTCGGCCTTGATGATCTCGCCGCCCGTGGTGGTCGCGGCCACCACGGTGTACTGGGCGATCTCGCCGCCGGTGTTGTTGGTGTAGGCGGTGGTGGCGGAGGGCAGGTCACGCACCTCGATGCCGTTGAGCGTCCGCGTCTGCGCATCGAAGGTGACGTTGCCCTTGTGCTCCAGGGCGCTGTTCACGTTGATGCCGTCGGCGCCGCTCAGCTCCACGGTACCGGAGGTCGCCGTGGACAGGGTCAGGTTCGCGCCCGTCACGGTGACGGAGGAGGCGCTGGTGCCGTCGAGGGTGAAGGACTGCACGTTGACGTCGAGGACGCCGGCGGTGATGTCGAGCTCGTTGCTGCCGCTCACGGAGAGGTTGATGCCGTTGGCTCCGGTCAGGGTGACGGTGCCTCCATCGGCCCCGATGCTGACGTTGCCGCCGCCGCCCACCGTGTTCAGGCTGATGGAGTTGCCGCCGGTCACGTCCAGGTCGAACCCGCCGCTGGCGTTCACGTCCATCAGGCCCGCCGACCCGAGGGTCAGGGTACCACTGGACACGGTGTTGATGCCGAAGTCCTGGCCCGTGATGGTGATGCCGCCCCCAGCGATGGCCGAGGCCACGCTGAAGATGCCCGTCGTCTGGGTCAGCCCAGCGGTGACCTGGAGCGCTGCCTCGACCTTGACCACGGAGGTGGAGGCGTTGCCCAGCTTGACCGCGCCGTTGGTGCCGCCGTTGACCTTGGCGCCCGCGTTCAGGATCAGGTCACCACCGTTGAAGTCACCGGAGGCCACGGGGTTGGCCGCACCGGCCGCCAGGGTGAACGACTTGCCGGCGGACTCGCCACCGGAGCCCATCACCATGAGGGAGCGGTTGGCATTGGAGGCGAGCTGGACGGTGTCCGCTCCTCCGATCGCGCTGACGAACGCCACCGGCACGGAAGCGCCGCCCAGCAGGAGGGTGTTCGCACCCGTGGCGTTGCTGCAGACGATGAAGTTGCCGCCGCTGCCCTGCACCTTGAAGGCGGTCGCGCTGTTGACCGACATGTCCCAGAGCACGTCGGTGTTGTCCACGGTCACGGTCGAGCCGTCGTTGTAGGCATCGTCCAGGGAGAAGCTGATGGAGCCGACGTTGATGGAGCCGTTGCTGGTGAGCTGGATCTCCTGCCCGGTGTCCGTGCCGTTGCTGTCACGGTAGAACAGCTCGGTGAGGCCTCCGATCTCCTTGGAGTAGACCAGGCCCGTGTTGGCGACGTGAGACGGGGCGCTGCTCTGCTCCGTGAGGCGCAGGAGGCCCGAGGAGACGTAGCCGTCCGTGCTGGCGACCACGTTGCCGGCCACCGTCAGGGTGCCGGAGGTCAGGGTCATCAGGTCGAGGTCACCCGAGACGCCGATCTGGTTGTCGGTGATGTAGACGTCCTCGGCGATGACGCTGTCGCCGCTGGCGTCCAGGACCAGGTTGCCGCCGTTGGCGATGAGGTTCAGCACGTTGGTGGCGCTGATGTAGCCGTCGGTGCCGTCGGAGGACACGGCCATGTCGGGCGCCCCACCGATGTTGCCGAAGGCGATGCCCAGGTTGTCGGCGAGCGCGATGCCGCTGGTGTTCGAGAACACCCAGGCGTCTCCCGTGACGACCATGGCGCTGCTGGCGCTGGTGCTGGTCAGCACGGTGTCGCCGAAGGTGACGGCCTTGTCATCGCCCGTGGTGAGGGTGCCGCCGATGCCGACGTTGCCGGTGGCCGCGGCCACGGTGAACTTGTCGGTGTTGACATCGAAGTCGCCCGCGACGCCCACGGTGCCGGAGAAGGCCGCGACGCCCAGCGAGTTGACGGAGAACAGCGCCACACCGGGGGTGGAGTCGAAGACCTTGAAGGCGTAGGTACCCGCATCGTCGCCCAGGGTGACCTGCACGGAGTGATCCGAGGTCAGGTTCAGGCCCGTGCCGGCGTCGTAGCCCACGCTGGCTTCCTGCCCGGAGCCCATCTTGATGGCCGTGGCGCCGGTGGCGATGAAGATGTCCTTCCACTCGGCCGTGGCGGAGCCGAGGCTGCGGGTGCCCGCGCCGTCGGGGGTGATGTTGGAGTCGACGATGCCCACGAAGGTGATGGTGTCCGCAGCGTCATCGCCGAGGTCCACGTCGCCGCGGAAGGTGGTGCCGCCGACGATGGTGTGGGTGCCCTCGACCTGGATGGCGCCCTGGAAGGTGATGGTCTTGCCGCTCACGCCCAGCGAAGCGGAACCGTCCTTCTTGAACTGGAAGGCCCCGTTGCTGATGTCGAGCATGACCTGCGAGTCGGACTCGCCGGTCTTGGGGATGATGGACATGTAGGTGGCGCCGCCGGAGGCGTCGGAGCCGCCGACCTGGAAGCCGGTGTCGAGGCGGGCGGTCTCGAGGGCCGGGTTCACGACCTTGGGGCGACCGGCGTTGAGACGAACCAGGGTGACCTGAGTCATGTGAGTCTCCTGAGAGTGAGGTCAGTGCAGGGGCACTGGGAAGAGAAGAGGGGCTTGTGGGTGCGGAAGCGCGCTAAGACACGCGCTCGTACAGCAACTTGCTGCTGTCGGTCGGGCTCTTCTTCAGCTCCAGCGACTGCACCGCCGTCTCCCAGGAGTCGGGGATCTCGAAGATCTCCCCGGGCTCCACCTGGAGTTCGAAGCGGTTGTCTTCTTCGCCGCCATTGAAGGCGTTCTTCAGACCACGGATGGTGATCAGGCCGCCAGCAGGGGTGTCAACCCCCTGCTCGTGGCCGACGTACTTGAACTGGGCCATGAGGTCCTCGTTCTAGAGGGTGCCCTCCAGGAACTTGATGGCCCCGTCGATCTCGGCGATCTGGGTGTCCAGGCCGTTCAGCTCATCGGAGTGCGCCTGGCGCTTCTCGTCGAAGCGCTTCTGGAGCCCGGTGGCGTACGCCTGGAAGTCCTCGATCTTCTCCTTCTTCTCGGCCTCGATCTCGGCCTTGCGCGCGTGGAGGCGCTCGAGGTCGGGATTGGTCGGGGTGTCCGCCTTGGGGGCGGCGGCATCGGCATCGGCGCCCTGCTGCCGGATGGCGGCCAGCTCGGCTTCCAGTTCTGCTTCGCGCTTCGACATGGTGGGGACGTTCCTGTAGGTGAGGTTGGTGGGGGAGGGGTGCGTAGGTGAAGATAGTAGCGCCTTGCCGCTTACACATCAACTGCAGAATACTCGCCGGGCCACACCAGCAGGGTAGTTGCACTGCTGGCCCTCCCGATCACCTGCGTGGTTCCGCCGTCTGCGAGGTCCGGGGCCTCTTCCGAGATCGTGCCGGGATCGCCCTCGGCCACGAAGTAGGCCGCGCCGGGCGTCAGGTCACTGTACCCTGCAACGGGCTGCTCCCGACTCACGTAGACCCGGGCTCCCCTGACGCGAGCCACGACGCCGATGGCAGGCATCCGTGCGGGCTCCCCCGCGTCTGCCTTGATGACCGCGCCCGGCGCGGCCGCGGCCAAGGCGACGGGCATGCCTACAGCGATCCCAGCCTCACCCGCGTCATAGGGGTACAGTCCCGAGAGCCCGGAAGCGATCATCTGCATCACGCCCCCCAGATGTCTGCCACGATGGCCTCGGCCTCAGCCAGTGCCGCCTCCTGGGCATCCTCGGCGCAGCGCTCCATCGGGGTGGTGGTCGACGTGAGCAGCTCCGCCATCGCCGTGATGTCGGCCTGCAGCTTCTCATCGGCTGCGTTGACCAACTCGAGCGCGGTGTCTACCGACGTCATACGCCACGCTCCTGCAGCTTGCGGTCGATCTTGCGACGGATGCGGCTGACCTTCGGCTGGGAGATCCCCATCATGGCGGCGATCTGACCTGCACGCATCTTCGGCTTGCCGTTCGCGCCGATGGAGTACTCGAACACGGTGCGCTCGTCCGGCGTGAGGTCCTGCCAGATGTAGCGAAGCACCTCACGCTCAGCGCTGGACTCCATCTCGGGGAGCAGGTCAGGCTCGAGGTTGAGGGACGCGATGAGGTCCGGGCGGTCCTCTGACCGCATCCGGCGCACCTCCGCCACCGACCACTTCGGCCCCAGTGCCTCTGCCATGGTCTGCGCGTCCGGCGGGTACCCCAGCTTCTCCGTGAGCTCGTCCTCGACAGCCTTGAACCGCCCGATGCCGTAGGCTCGCTGGTCAGGGATCTTGCCCAGGTTCTGGTGCTTCACGACGAAGGAGCGAACCTTGCGCAGGTTCCAGTCCACGTGCGTGCGGAGAGAGGCGCCTCGGTTCGGGTCGTAGGTGTTGATGGCACGCAGCGCGAGCTCGTTGGCAGCCCCGAGCACGGCCCCGGGAGGTACGGGTGCCGTGGAGAACTCACGCGCCTTGCGCTGGATGACTGGCTGCAGCGAGTCCAGAACCGGAGTCAGCGTAGCGTCGGACGGAGCCTGCTTCCAGCTCTGCCAGAGCTGGAGCTCATCATCCGCCTTCTTGGTGCGCCGCCTCCGGACCATCAGTACCCCGCATAGCCGCCGTAGGCCCTCGTGCGCCGCCGATGATCGATGTACTTCTTCCCGGCCACGCCGCCCGCGACGACCGCGCCGGTACCGGCCACACCGCCGCCCACCATGCGCAGGGTCTTCGTCCGCTTGGCCTTCCGCTCGTTCTTGATGGCCTTCCGCGTGGCCTTCTCGACCTCACCCGCGGTGGGCGTCGTGCCGAAGAACCGGGGGCGCGTCGTCCCCGCCCACTTGCCCTCCTGGGCACGGCGCTTGACCTCCTGCTGCACCTCGGCCAGCTCCTTGTCGTAGGCGCGGCGTTGGAACTTCGCGCTCTGCTTGGCCTGGTGGGCCGCGCGATGAGACGAGGTGAACGGGACGAAGCGCCCGAGGCCGAGCGCCTTGACCTCACCGCGAGTCTGCTGCTTGAGCGCAGCCTTGTTGCCGAGCAGCGCCTGCTGCACCACGTGCAGCCCCTCGTTGGAGGCGTGCCGGAACCTGGCGATCTTCTCCAGCTCATCCTCGAAGACGTCGATGATGCGCGCGAAGTCGTACATCTCAGGCTCCGCGAAGCTGACGCGACAGGGACTGCTGCTGGGGGCGGGAGCGGAGGTAGCTGAGGATGCGCCGTCGGCGATCTTCGTCTTCGCGGCGCTCCTTGTGCTGCGACAGTGCGTAGCCGCCCGCGAGCGCGCTGCCCGCGACCGCGGTGCCGCCAGCGACGGCCTGCCAAGGGCGGAGTCCCTTGCCCTTGTCCTTCTTGGGCTTCTTGGGCTTGGCGGAGTCAGCCGCTCCCACGGGGGCGGCCTGGGCTGGCTCGGGCGCCGGCTTGGCCGGCGCCGGCTTGGCCGGCTCAGGCTTCGGAGCGGAACGCGGGCGCACCGGGGCAGACCGCACAGGCGGCGTGGCCACGGGGCCTCCCTGCGCCACCCGCTCTGCGAGACGGACACCGGGAGAGCGCATGTCGGGCTTCGGCTGCCTGGCCGCCCGCTCGAGCACCTGCTGGCGGTACGCCCGGATACGCATCCGAGCGAACTCCGGACGGGCCTGGGGGATGCGCGCCGCGATCTTCTCGAGCTCGCCGTCGAAGGCCCCGAGAACCCTCGCACCCGCGTTGCCTGCTTGGGCCACCAGCTCGAGCGCGGCCGACGTGAAGTGTCCGTAGATGCTGTCCATGTGGGAACCTCTCTGTCTTCATCGTTGTACCCCGAGACCCGAGGCACGTGCCAACTATGCTGCGATCTGGGCGAGCTCCTGCCAAAAACTCCTGACCGCAGCCTCGGTCAGCGCGGGGAGCGCAGTGCTCTGCTTCTCCTTGCCGCCGTCACCCATGCGCTTGCGCGCCTCGCGCAGACGGCGGCGCGTCTCCTGCTCGATCTCTCGCCCCTTCTGGTACTGCAGGGCCGCGCCCCCGCCTCCGACGCCGGCCGCCATGCCCATGGCGGCCACGCCACTGGCGAAGGCCCGCTCACCCTTCTTCCGGGCGGCGCTGACGATGCCGCTGCCTCCGAGAAGGAGCTTGCCCATCTCGTCGCGCTTCTCCTTGGGCACGCCCTTGTACTTGCCTGCGAGCTGCTCGACCACGTGCTTCCGGGCAGGCGAGTCCCCCTTCTTGGCACTGCGCAGCTCGCGCATGAGCGCCTTGGTGGGCTTCATGTGCTTGCGATGCGCGTAGACGTCGCTCAGCCGCAGGTTGCCGATCATCTTCCGAGTACGCGCGATCTCGCGCTCCGACAAGCCTGCCAGGCCCTTCTTCTCCGCCCGGCGTGCCGTCCGCAGAGCCTTGCCGCCCTGCACCAGGTTCTTGAGCGGTGCCTGGGCGCCGCGAACCGCCCCCTTGGCAGCTCCGCGGAGACGCTGCTTGAAGCTCGCCCCGCCGCCGGCGCCCTTGGCCGCCCCGATGACGCCGGACACGACCGAGGGGACCACCACGCCGCCGCCGATACTGCCGCCGACCGCTGCGGCCAGCGTCTTGGTGCGGTGCTTCCTCCGCGAAGTGCGTGCACGCTCCGCGTCAGCAGCCAAGCGCGTAGTCCACACACCAAACGGGTCTACGCCCGCTGCGACATCCTTGGCGATGGTCATCCGTCTCTCCCAGCCTTCTCGGCTCTGCGACGAAGGGAGTGTGCCACGGCGAAGGGGAAGACCACGGGAGCCGCGTAGGTCCCGAAGGCTGGCACGAGGCGCTTGAGCGCCTTCAGGGTCGCCTGCCGAGGGGACGCCCCGGCACGGCTCAAGTACTTGAGCGCCTTCCCGCTGGCCACCGCCTCCTCTGCCAGGTTCGGTCCACTCAGGAGCGCCGTGGCGATGCCGACGCCCTGCACGAACTTGGCGCGGCTCTCGAAGTCCTTCTTGGTCGCGAAGGAGCCGTCACCGATCCCTGCCATGGCGATGATGGGGAGGGCGATGGCGGGCAGGCGAGCATAGCGCGCCACGACGGACGCCATGGGGTGCTGGAGCGTCTTCTGCCGGAGGGAGCCCGCCGTGGCGTGGCCGAGCTCGTGCGCGAGCACGTCTGGGAACGCCTTCTCCGGGGCGAGGATGAACTTGCGCTTCCCCGTGCCGTAGGCAGCCAGCAGCTTGCGCGCCTCGGAGTTGTTCGCCCCTCGAGCGACCTCGAGGAGCTCCCGAGTCGCCTTGTCCGTCGCCTCTTCCTCCAGGCGCATGTAGGCCCCGGGCCGCATGGACGTGCCCCAGAAGGGGTGTCCGGAGTTCATCCGCTCGATCCCTCGCTCAGCGATCATGCGGTCCAGGGCCTCGGACATGACCAGGCTCTTCTCCCCGGGGGCCATGGTGTGCGTCATGCCGTGCCACACCAGCTCCGGCGCCACCAGGATGGTAGAGAGCGCAGCTGCGTGAGCCACGTTGGGGGTGCGCGCCACCCCGGTAGCCTCCCCCCGCTTCTTGGGCGGCGGGAGCTCCGTGGCCCCCCGCCGGGCGAGGTCGTCGTGCAGGGCGTAGTACACCGCTCGTCGAGTGGGGGTTGCCTCGGGGTCCCCGCGCTTGTGCGTGTGGGCGAACTGCTGCGCCACCTCTTCCGGCGACTTGTCCGCGGCCCAGGCCCGTACCTGCTCGTAGGTGTGCCCCGGTCCAGGGGGTGCCTCCACCGCGGCCTGCTTCTCCTTGCCCTTCTTCATGTACGCACGGGCCAGGCGGGAGAGCACCACAGCGGACAGCGCACCCGCGGCCGCGCGCCCTGCCATGGCCGCCGGAATCGCTCTCTTGGTCCCGACCAGGCGCTCGGCCTTGGGGAGCTGCCTGCGGAACTTGGGGTTGACGATCCCGTAGGCCTTGTCGAAGCCGCCCTTGCCCGCGCCCACTGCCGCGCCAGTCACCGCGGGGATGAGCAGGCCCTTGTTCTTCTTGCCCTTGCGGTCGTCGCGCACGCTGTTGGCCACAGACCGCGCCGTGAGGGCGCCCGCCAGGCTCCCGGTGATCATCCGCGAGCTGGCCAGGTTCTTGACCTTCTGCAGGGCCTGCTTCGACGAGAGCCCGCCGAGCCGCTGGACGCCACCTTCGATGGCCCCCTTGCCGCCCGAGAAGGCTACGCCGGATCCCAGGATCTTGGCGTAGCCCTTCTTCCTGTCGGCATCCGACTGCGCGTTGCTCAGGTCCTTGATGCCGCTGAGAAAGATCGGCGTCGTCAGCAAGCCGGGTCCGAGCCGGCCTGCTGCGCGGCCGAGCCCCACGGACCACGGGGCGACCTTCGGGCCGAGCTTGGCCACGTTCTGCTTGCCCAGCACGCGGTTCTCGACCGCCTTGTCGACCCACCCGCGAGGGTAGTCGGTCGCGGCCTGCACCGCGGCGAAGGGGGCGGCTGCCCCCACAGCTGCTGCGTACCCGGAGCGCCGCCTCTTGCTCTCGGAGGCGGCGATCTTGGTCAGCTCAGCCGCGAAGCTCGGAAGGACGCAGTCCAAGACCTACCTCCGCAGAGGCAGGGCTAGGCCTCCGACACGACGTTGTTGCGGTTCAGGACGTAGGCGCCGGTGACGCCGGTGTCCTCGGTGAACACGGCCTGGAGCACGTGAGCCCAGCCGGTGACCCCGGCATGCTCATCGCTGGCCTCGAGGGCGCTCTGGATCTCGTAGGAGGAGAGCTGGTCCAGCCCGCCGGTGTAGGCCGCGGCCGTGCCGGAGAGCACCGGGACCAGGAGCGGGGTGCCCGCGTCGTCCTCGTCCACGTCGCCCGCGTCGTCGGAGTTGGTGACGATGAGGGTGACGGTGACGTCCTCCCCCGCACCGAGCTCGAAGGCCTCCACCGGCGAACCGTCGGACCAGATGGGGGTGCCGACGTCGGCCAGGAGATCGGCATCGTCCAGGATGGCCAGGGCGGCCATCAGGCGGCCGTTGAGCTTGCAGCGCAGGGCGCCCGTGGTGGTGACGTTGAGCGTGGTGGCGCTGATGGAGGCGCCGTCCGCGATGGCGCTGCAGCCCTCGAGGATCTCGTTGCACTTCCAGATGTCGTTCACGATGCGCTGCATCAGGGAGACGATGGTCTTGGGGTACCAGCCCTTCTTCTTGGGGCTCCAGGAGAGAAGGTTCTGGACGGGGCTCTTGCCGAGCTGGGACATGGGGGACTCCTCTGAGTGGATAGCCTCCGGACCTCCGGAGGACAGGCTGGTGAGCCTGCACTACCGCTCACGCGGTGACAGGATCGTAGCACTACTCCGCGCAGGAGGCCAGCCGGGCTCGGATGCGCTTGGACTTCTTCCCCTTGCGGAGATTCAGGATGGGGTTCGGCCCCTTGCGCTTCTGCTTGTCCGGGGCATCGCCCGTCTTCGCGGTCTTCTCGTGTCCGGGGGGTGCTTCGTGCTGTCCGGGACTCTCGGCCTCGGCCTGCAGCTGCGCAGCGTCCTCACGCTGGTCATCGGACCTCAGCTTGGTCCCGCACTTCTTGCACTTCACGTCGTCCCGCGTGCACGGGGTCTTGCACTTCGGGCAACGCGTCGGGGCGTAGTCGTCCGTGGGTTCGGTCTCGGCATCCGCTTCGTTCGCCAGCTTGTCCAGCGCAGCGAACACGTCAGCGTGCCCTCCGGTCTCTGCGATCTTCTCCAGCTCGTTGAAGTAGCTGGTCACCAGGGCATCGCTCATGGGCCTCCTCCGAAGAGTCGGTAGAGCGTGCTCTCCCGACTCTTCTGCTCGTGTTCGTGCCGCGCTGAGAGGACAGCACGGAACTGCTCGTTGGCAGCGCGCTTGCGCTCGGCCGTAGCGTAGACCCACTGCCCCACGCTCTTCTCACGCGGCTGCATCGTGATGGTCTTCCAGAAGCCTCGAGGGAGCGTAGACACGTAGCGCTTCACTGCTACCCGACGCTCGCTCTGCGGCCGGTGGGCCTGTCCACCGGCGCGCACCCCGCGGGCCTCGGCCTGGCTGATGCGCTCAGGGTTGTAGTGCCCGTCCACCAGCTGCACCAGCGTCGTGTTGCCGAGAGACAGGCCCTCCGCACCCGCGCCTGTGATGATGATCGCCTTGATCTTCCCGGCCAGGTAGTCGTCGACCGCCTGCTGCCGTGTCTCCTCGGTGATGCCCTTGACGCCCTTCCCAGCGAAGATGCCGAAGGGGATGCCCCGCTTCTCGAGCCCCGCCTTGAGCACGTCAACGCCCCCGTGGACCATGTTGGAGTACATGATGATCTGGGCGTCCGGCGTGCTGTCGATGTGCGCAGCCGCGTCGTCCAAGATCTGCTTGATCTTGGGAGTGGCGTCCGCCGCCTGTCCTGGCGTCATGCTCGGCTGCACCGTGTGGATGCTGTTCGACACCTGGCGAGCACGCATCAGCCGGGTGAACACCGTCATGGCCTCCCGCTGGGAGACCGCCTCGCCGGCGGCGATGCGCGCCTGGAGCTTGGGGTCCACGCCCTTCATCGACATGCGGTAGAGCTTGAGCTGCTCCGCATTCATAGGGACCTCTACGGTCTCCACTTCCTTGGCCGGCTTCTTGTCCGCGTCGAGGTCCTCGATGTAGTGGATGTGCGGACCGATGGTGCGCTTGAGCTCCTCCTGCCGCACGATCTTCTTCGCGTAGACCTTCCCGCCGAACACCCCCTTCTGCCCGGTGGGCACCCGGCGCACGTAGCGCTGCTTGAACTCCTTCCGGGTGTGGTCCTGCCCGGCGACGATGTTCAGCAGGGGTACCACGTCAGAGGGGTCGTTCTGCACGATGGAGGCGGTGAGCGGGATCACTCGGGGGATCCGCGTACGGGCGTGCCGGATGGCCTTGTAGGACGCGCTCTCCATGTTGGTGAGTCGGTGCGCCTCGTCCACGATGAGCGTGTCGGGCTGGTAGGCGTCGATGTAGGCGTCTGGGTTCTGCCGGAAGGCAGCGTAGGACACCACCACGTAGTGCGCATCCTTCGGGATGTCCCCGGGGCGGTTGGCGATGACGCCCTTGGAGGTGGTGAACTTGTTCACGCCCTTGGCCAAGAAGTTCGACCGGAGGCCTGCAGGGGCCACGACGAGGGTGCGCTCCACCTGGCCCTTCTCGCGCAGCTTCTCCACCGCAGCGATGGCCGAGAACGTCTTGCCCGTGCCCGTCCCGTGGGCCGCGATGAGGCCCGAGGGCTTCTTCGTCGGGAGCTTGGTGACCGCCTTGGTGAAGTCGGCCTGGTGCTTCATCGGGGCGGCAGAGGGCTTGAGTCCGCCCCCACGCCGTACCCAGGTACGTCCTGCCTGGGCGTTCCCCTGGGCGTCGTGCCCCTGGTGCCCGGGCGGGAGCGTGCGCCAGTGACCGTTCGGCCCCTTGGTAGCGCTCGGGGGCTTGGGGAGCTTCGGGGTCTTCGGCCGAGCTGGGGCCTTCGGGACCTCGGGGGCCCGCGGCGTGACGGGCGCCGACTGCGCCAGCTTCTGGAACCACCGAACACTCATCCGCGGATACCTCGCATCACCAGACTATCAAGGTACAGCCGAATCCTCTCCTGCCGCTCCGCAAGATCGTCCTTGAGGCCGTAGGTCGCCGTCTCGTTGATCTCCCGCGTGTACGTGACCTTCTCGGTCTTCGCCTTCTCGACCTCGACCTCCTCGACCGAGATAACGCCGCCGTCCGGGAAGATCTGCTCCTCCATCACCGCGGGAGTGTGCTTCACCTCCGACACGTTCTCGTAGCGCGTCGTGGTGTACTGGTCGTAGCTGTGATCCGAGGCGTCGACATCGACCGCGATGGAGTGGAACCCTTCGACCTCGCCGGACTGCGACAAGATCATCTGCTCCATCTCACTAGTGGCGCCCTGCGTGGTAGGCAGCCCGATGACCTCCACCATGTTGGCCTTGGGCCGGTGCGTCAGCGACCTGGTGAACGCGTTGATGTCGAGCTTCGCGCGTACGGCAGACCTGTAGAGCACCTGCAGCGCCACGACGGACGCCGCCAGCGGCGAGTCCTCGGTGTCCAGGAGGAACTGCAGGTCGGTGAGGATCGTCTGCTCGATCTCCTCGGTGAGGTCGTCCGTAGTGACAGCGTCCACCAGGCTGTCGCACCCGAAGATGGGCTGGTAGACCTCCTGCCCGATGCGCCCCACGTCGTAACGGTCATCGAGGAACCCGTCAGCTCCCCGAGAGGTGAGCTCCTCGAGGGTGCGCTTCTCGGCGTCGAAGTCAGCGGTTTCATCGTGGTTACGGCACCCCTGCATCGTCACGTGGGTCCAGCCTCCCTGTTGGGTGATGCTGTGCACGAGCGTCTGCATGTGCCCGATGATGTGGCGCCCAGCCGTGCCTACCCGGCCGGTCTCCGTGACAACTACCCCGGGGTACCCCACCACCAGGTCGGGGGTGAAGGGCAGCGCCACGTTGGCCGTCCGCGGCGCGAAGCGCTGCTTCCAGAAGAGGTAGTCGGCCAGGTGGGCGAGGTACTCCCGCCGCGGGCCCTTGGCGACGTAGGCCTGAAGGTCGTGCTGCCAGTGCTCGATAGGAGCAATTCCGATCCACTTCTCGTGCGGGAGGAGCGTGCTGGCCATGCGCTCGTTGAAGCCCCCCTTGTCGTACATCTGCACGTCGAAGGCAGCGAAGTCCGGAGCGTAGAAACGCTCCGTGAGCCACTTGTTGGTCCCGGTGAACAGCAGGCTGGTGCGCATGAACAGCCTGGTGGGCTCCTGCAAGAAGTTGCGCTGGTAGGCCAGGCTGTTGATCTGGTGGGGCAGGATGACGTTGCAGGCAGGCGGAGCGAGGAACCAGGCATCCGGCTTGATGAGCTGGTAGTTCAACGTCGCGCCCGGGCGGGTGTACCTTGGGAGGATCTCCTTGAGCAGGTGCGCGTCCTGCTCCACGCTCATGGTCATGCCGCGCGAGGTCCCTTCCGGGTCGAACTTCGGGCATGGCACGGCCGTGTAGGTGTGGAAGACCGTCCCCAGCATGAGCTGGATGAGCTGCCGCGCCGTGACATAGCCTCCAGCACCCCCGACCTGGCCCTTGATGAACTTCTCGAAGTAGTCGAGCTTCATCAGCTTCGCCGCGGTCTTGTCCTCGGGGAGCCCTACGAGCATATCCCCGAGACGCAGCCGGTTGAACGCCTTGGCGTAGAAGAGGTTGGACGCGAAGAACATCTCACGCAGCATCCGCTGGATGCCGACGTAGAGGTTGGAGTACTCCTCGTCGACCTCGGCATAGTACGGGGCGTAGTCACTCGCGCTCTCGCCATCCTCGGTGACCGAGGTGGTCTTCACCGCCCCCTGCGACAGCACGTGCTGCTCATCGGAGCTCAGTTCAGCCGTCGCCAGCGAGTTGTACTCGTCCACCGAGATGGTCTTCCCCGACATGGTGTGACGGTAGCCTGCGAGCTTGGTCTCGGTCTTGCCCGTCTTCACCTTGGACTGCGACAACCACACGAACAGGTTGGAGTGCGCATCCTTGGTGACGACATCGAAGTGCTTGAGGCGGTCCAGCCGCACGCCCATGAAGGCGTTCTCGAACAGCTCGACGCCGGCGTTGCGGAAGTTGATGTAGTGCTGCCGGATGGAGTCCCAGTAGGTAGACGGATCCACGCAGGAGAGCACGCAGGCGCGCTGCTGGTTCTGCTGCTGGATGGCCAGGCCTGTCACCTCCCCGAGGAACAGCAACTTCCAGCGCCGGGGGTCTTCGACCCCGAGCTTGGTGAGCGCCACGGTGCCCGAGGTCCTCTCGTAGTCGTAGGTCTCGTAGTAGAACAGGGTGACCAGCGTGCGCGGCAGGATGTCGTGCACGGCGTTGGTGGCCACGATCTGGACCTCAGCTGTCGCCGGCGCGCCGTCGGAGAAGGTGCACCGAGCTCCGATGACAGGGACCTCCACCCCATCGAGGAACAGCCGCAGATTCAGCCTGGAGGCGATGGTACCCATGGGCGCTCCCTACATCGCTGCCATGTGAGTGCCCGCCCCTGTGCCGAGCGCATTCCCCATGGCGACCGAGGCGTCGCCGTAGCCCGCCAGTGCTCCGACATCCGCATCCGAGCTGACCAGCGACGTCCCGAGCTGAGTGGTGCCGCCGAAGACGCTGTTCTGGTAGATCTCGATCTCGCCCGTCAGCTCGTTGACCACGTAGTACGGCTCGGCGGCGATCTCGCGCAAGTACTCGGGGTAGTAGTCCGTCCGACCTTCGAGGGTCCGCGCATGCTCCGCGCCCTTCACCGGGTCGTTGGCATCCGAGAGGTCGTGGTAGTCCGTCACGACCATCTGGAAGTTGAAGGGGCACAACATGGGCTGGTTCTCTGCGTGGTCCACTCCCGTTCCCAGAACGTAGCCCCCGATCAGCACGTCATCGAAGCCGATGAAGACCCGCGCGCGGTTCTCCACGCACTTGGTTCCTCGCAAGAACTGGTCGTAGTTCGCCAGCCACTCGTTCTTCCAGTTGAAGTCCCGGGTGTTGAAGAGCATCCCCTGCACTGCGAGGAACTCGGGCTTCTCCCCGTAGAGGAACACGAAGTGGTCCCCGAAGGTCTCCACGATCTGGGCCTTCTCCTTCCGCTGGATGGTGACCCGCTGGAGGATGAAGTTGTGGTTGGAGGTGGAGCGCCCCCGAGGGTCCTCCGCATCGGTCACGATGGGGGCCGACGAGTCCAAGAGGCTGATGGGGGTGATGCTGCTGCCTCCCTCGCTGGAGGCGCGGTAGACCGAGATGAAGGCGAACCTGTCTTCCTTGGGGATGAGCCCCCAGAGGGGACGCCGCACATTCGCCTGGGAGAAGCCCGTCTGCTCCGAGCTCATGTCCGCCACAGCATCCGCGAAGGGATCCTTCTCCAGCAAGAGGACAGCCACTACGCCTCCGATTCCGGGTTGACCAGCAAGTCCTTGAGGGCACGAGGAACCAGGGCGGTCCCGTCAGCCTTCCCAGTATAGCGGGCGCCGGCAGCTCCCCGCACCAGCGCGAGAGCCAGGCGCTCGGGCGCGAGGCGGTCGAGCACCGTCGCGGTGACGATGCCGTCGGTCGTGACGATGCGCTGCCGTGCGGTCTCCGTTGCTTCTGCCATGCTTGCCTACTTCGGGCTGGCGCCCTTGAACTCGAGGTCCGAGAGATCGAGCCCATCGATGTTGGCTTCCTTCATCGCGCTGACGAAGCGCTCCACGGTGGTCACGAAGCGCGTGTTGGCCTCCACGTAGGCGGTAGTCAGTCCCTGCCCGGTAGCGCCCTCCACACCGGCCACCTCAGCGCCGCCGGAGCCCCACAACTCGGGGTTCTCCAGGCGCATCTCCTTGATGAGGGACATGACCTCGTCGGCCCGAGCGCCGGAGCCGGACTTGGTCTTGAGCAGGCGCTCCAGCGCCGCGGACTTGTCGTCTCCCGTCATACCGATGCGCTTCTCGAGGAACTCTCCGAGCTCGTACTCGCTCTTCCCGCTCATCAGCCGGTTGATGCCAGTGGACATCGCCCCAGCGCCGTCGCCCAGGAGCGCCTGGAGCGTCTCCTGCTCGCCCGCGTCGATGGTGCCCTGCGTCTTGAGCGCTTCGTCGAAGAGGCCCATGCGGGCCGCAGCGCGCGCCTGACGCGAACCCTCGCTGGGCCCCGTCGGCGAGTTGAGCAGCTTCTTGGCGCGCGCCTCCATCTCGTCAGACAGCCGAAGCTTCCCCATCGCGCCACGGATACGCGAGTTCTCCGCTGAAATCTGCTGCTGGCGACGCTCCTCGAAAGGCAGAGCACCGAAGATGTCGAGCATCCCGCCTTCCTGCCGGGCCTTGGCCACCGCGCGGGAGCGGACATCCGGATCCGAAGTCATCTTCTTGTGGATGTGCTGCAGCTCCCGGAATGCGGGGGACTCTGCCCCAAGCACCTTCTCCAGCTGCTCCAGCTCCTCCACAGCGCCCGCGTTGAACCCGTTCTTGTCCGTGGCCTGCTCGGCCCAGGCACGCATGTACCGGGCCAGGGCTGCTCGGGCCTTCGGGTCGTTCTCCACAGACCCCTTGAGGGCGTCCCCGGCGTCAGACAGGCGATCCCCCGTCCAGATCCCAGTCGCCTCCACGAACTTGCCGAGCAAGCCGCCGCGGTCGATGTTGACGCCGAACAGCTCGGACGTGCCCGCAGTGGTGAGCAAGTCCTTGACCGCAGCGTCTGACCTGTCACGAAGCTCGGACAGGGTCATCGCCCCTGCGCTGATCGGCGTGCTGTCTCCGGAGACCAGCTTGCGCAGGTCCGTGCCACGCCGGCGGTCTTCCTCGGCCAACCCGCGCTGCATGACCCCCAACACACGCAGCCTCTCGTCCTTCGACGCCGCGAAGGACGCCATGGACGCATCCTCCCCCAACACCCCGATCTCCCTCGCCATGAGGAACGCATTCTGCTCCTCGTTGGACAGGTTGCCCCGACCCCACCTGTCGTCGGAGCGCTCGAGGTCCCCCACGTCGTCGAGGTCACCGCGCATGGACAGGTCCCGCAGCTTCGCCTGCTGCTTCTGAGAGAGCCGCAACACGGCCGACGCGGACGGAGCCGATCCGGGCTTGAAGCCTGTCTCCAGCACCGACTGCGCCCGCTCCATGTCCTGCGTGCGGATAGCCACTCCCTTCCCGAGCTGGATGACGTCCTTCCCCTTCGCTGATAGCCCGCGGCCGAGGTGCTCCCCGATCAGGTAGGGCCGGTACAGAGAGCGCGCGCGGTCACGCTCGGACGGCATGAGCCAGCCGCCTTCCCGCCCCGACACCTCTCCCGTGAGCGAGACGATGCGCCCGCTCCGGGCATACTCGCGAGCTGAGCGAAGATGCTCGGCCCCGCCGGCCACGTACTCCCGGCGCCCGGTAATGCCCTCCATGAGGTTCTGGTACCCCTGCCCGTAGGACGCGTAGGCAGCGGCTCCCCAGTCCCGCGAGCTGTCCCACATCCCGCCGAGGCCCGTACGGTCCATGAGGCGGTCCCAGCGCGACCCGACGGAGTAGTGGCGGCGGATGTCCTCGTAGGCGCGCTTCTGGTCCGCAGCGAACTCCTGCTGTCGCCGCTCGGCGAGCGCCTGGGGCATGGCCATGGTCTGCTGCATGAGCATCTTGGCCTCTTCGCGCCCCAGCCCCATCGTACCGAGCATGCCGATGACGCCTCGCTCGGAGACACCGCCGTAGAGCTGCCGCTGCTGGGAGGCCGCCATGGAGACCATCGCCATGCCGGCGTAGGGCATGAAGTCTTCCCTGGCCTCCCGACTGCCGGCAGCGCGCAGGACTCCCAGACCGCGGCCTGCGGCGCCGGTCACCAGGGACTCGGTGGTGACGTTGGGGTTGAGAATGCCTCCCAGCCCCTGAGCCCCCCGCCCGTAGGCGTTGGCGATCATCACGCGGCCCCTGGAGGTGCGCAGGAAGTCCATCTGCTTCGCCGCCAGGCGAGCTCCGACGGACTCGACCCCACCCATCTCCATGACCTCGTTCTCGTCCATCATCCCGTGGCGGACAGCGTAGGAGACCGCCTCGGTGGACTGCTGGAACGCCTCGGAGCCGAAGCGCCCGCGCATGCCGCGGCTGCGGGCATACTGCGAGCCCGCACGGCCGAGTGCGTTGTAAGTCGAGGTCGAGATCCCCGTAGAGGCCGAGCGAGCCTGCATGCGAGCGGCCTGCCCCTGGATGTCGCCCGCGGAGTAGAAGCCCTGCTGCCGGAGCTCGCCCATGACACCGACGGCGTCGTCGAGCGAGGTCTGGAGCGTCTTGGCCACGTCCTTGACCACATCGAGCATGTCGCGGAAGCGCGTCTTGAACTCATCCACCGACTTGGTGGTCTGGAACAGCTTCATGCTGTTCATCTCTTTCGCGATGGCGCTGACATCATCGACGCCTACGCCGAGCTCGTCGGACATCCCGCGCAACATG